CTTAATGTTTCAGTTGATTTTACTTTAGAACCTAGGGCTTTGATACTTTCAATGTCTGCTTCACCTGTTTCTAGGATCTGACGATTCATCTCATTAAAAGCTACCTCATCCCCACCACGAAGTTTAATTAACTCTTCAATAGCGCTATCCACCCCGATAGATAGAAGTACACCAAGTTCAGGGAACGATAATGCAGACCCTTTAGAGATACCGGTTGCTTGACCTGTCAGCTCGTCAACTACGTTATTGTTAGCAGGTGTAGACATTTTCTTATCTAGCAACTGAGACTGACGTCGTACAGGCATGTCAACCACCATGTACTCATGAGGTGTCGTATAGGTTTCGCCCGTATCAGTATCAGTCAGTACAATACGTTCAAAGAAGCTATGCCCAAGCGCTTTAGCAATCTTAACATTACGTGTGGTATCTAGCTTAGCTTCGTTGAGGTTAGGTGCGATGATAGGAAGTACAAATCCATCTTTAATCTTCTGCATTAACGCTGCAAAAGCACGATCACTCATTCCCTTAAACATTTCCTCGTATAAGGCTTTATTCTCACCCCCTGGTAAGATCTTATCCATATATTCAAGGATAAATGCTTCTGCTTTTTTACGATTAGCCATAATGTCTTTCTCTTAATGATACGGTAGTTGGTCTCATACCGATGCTTTAAGTAACGGTATGTTTTGGCTAAGAAACTCACTTAAACTACGAGACCATTGACTGCGTTTAACCACCCCAGGTAGTTGAGCAAAGACACACTGCTTCTCATCCATTAGTAGTTCGTAAAGGAACGTTACATCCTCTTCACCCATTTCAATAGCAACAGCACAGCATAATAACGCGCTGGCTTCGCGGTGACCGTTGTCAAAGGCTGAGAAGAAACCCTGGATGCTCAATGCGTCTAATTCGTGTTTTGATATAGTTTCAACACGGCGACACAGTTCTTCGGCTCCTAGTTGATCAAAGGCTAAGTCGCCCTTTCCTAAAAGATATCGCATAAGCGCGATACGACATTGGTCTTCTAGTACATCTCTGTATGTTCTATCACATGTAGAATCTAAAAGCTGCTGCTTGATACGCACATGGTGATGGCAGTATTTGGCTCGCATAACAGAATTTCCTATTCATGCCACGGCGGTAGGTCGTCGTAGATTTGATGATTTAATAATAATTGGTGTTCTATGACAAACGGGACAACGTATTGAACAAAGTCAATAATCCATTGGTCTTGACTTACATTATCGTTAAGGTAGCTTCTTATCTCGACAGTATCTGTATTAGTAACAGTACCTAGATGCATGTGCCAGAAACAATTAAGACGTGTTAGGTGAGTACGGCTTCGCGGATGAGCATCTGTAGGATTATATTGTTGTCGAAAAGCTTCAGCTATAGCTTTGTTTTTTCTGGACAAGTAGTAATAGACTTCATCGTGTAATGCCATATCACTACCCTCTATCAAGTAGGTTGTAACGTAACTGCATGGGTAGATCCTTTATCACGCATCACAATTGAAATTAATTCACCCAAGCTGATAACTTGCACTTCGCTTGGCTTAAAAATATGTTTCATGAAACCAGCATGTTCCCATCCATAATAGGGACATTCGTGGATATCGCTGGCAGGGTTCTTATAACCACTATGCCATGGCCATTCACCGGCACCGGCTCTTAAGAACATGGCTTTGATAATTAGATAGTCGCAGTAACTCTCACACCGTACTGCCTTTTCAAACAGCTCGGGGATAGCGCGGGCGTTAGCTTCTTCTACTACTTTATACGTGTCGTCGTGGTCGAATTTAACACCTAACATAGAAAGGAAATTAATAGCGTTAATACGACCTTCTTCACTTAGGTCAAATATAGTATTCATAGTCGCCTCTAGTATAGTACAATAAACGTATTGTCAGGATTTTGCTTATAGGCATAGTCAAACGCATGCTTAGTACCTTTACTCACCCCATCCCAAAAGAAAAGGCAAATATCAGAAACATCAACCATTGTTTTATTACGCTTAAAGCCTGCTGATTTCCCATACAGATCCCACCGTGCCTTAAATTCAATAAACTTAAGACCATTAATCTCAGCATATTCCCTAGCTAACGTATCAGCTCCCCTAGCCCCACCACTTACTATGGTGAAGGTGTCTTTGAGGACACCTATCTTAACCAAGTAAGCAATGGTTCTACATAAGAGATGATAACTAACGAATCCGCGTGAACCCCCTATGAAGAGGGCTTGTTCTTCAACTTGGTCCATCGTCCTTTGCTCGTATCGTAGTTATAATAGTCTACACCCTTTTCAATAGCCGAGTCGCTAGTGAACGCGCGGTGACCTCGTACTCTAACCGTGTTAGTGGTAACGTCAACAATTTCAAACCAAACAAAAGGTATACCTTGTATGGTTTCATTAGTTGCGTTCTTTTCTAACCACGTTAAAAGTGCTTTAGGTTGTTGAGCGCCTGTTTGAAAATCACCCATCCCGCCTTTAGGTTGACCGGTGCCTGCAAATAGCCAAAAACGTTTCATACCGACTCCTTAGGCAAATTGTTTCTTAAGCGTATTTTCCATACCCTTACTCTTACAGTAGTCGTCCCACCAGTAAGGATAGTACTGCTTGCGAGCTAGAAGACAAAGGTCTATTGTAGAAAGGAAGTACTTGTCTTCATGTTCTTCTAGCTCTTTAGGTAGCCAGTACCCACGCGTATCGCCAAGAATAACATCCCAACTCACACCTAGGTCGTTGATAGCCTTAAAGAGATATTCTGGCTCTAAAACAATATCACCCATCCCTTTCCATAGCTGGCTAATCATGCAAAGTTCGCAGGTAATCTCCAAAGCACGTTTAAGCTTAGGGTCATTATCTATCAGACCACGCACGGTAGTGCGCTGTAGCAAGCGATCTGGATAAATACTCAATGCGTATTTAAGGTCGTTACCATCTAAGCCAAACTTACGCTCTTTGATGTAACGGAATTCACTAAGTCCCATGTGTAGACCGTCACGCTGTGAGGCAATGATCTCAAACGGTAAACCAGTCGCACCACTTTTAGAACGCAATACTTGAATAGTGATTAATTGTAGATCCATATCACCTGGTGTGCGGTCATCGCTGTCACGAGGAAATAGAGGTGTCTTATCTGCTTTATTCTGAAGCGGTGTAGCGCTCATGCAGTTGTAAAGGATGTTAGTTAAGAATGTGAAATTCTCAGGACATCTTTTAAGCTTAGTACCCTGTTTAAGGAACTGTAGTTTCTTCTTAGATGGAGCATATGGGTCATCTAAGATTTCATCACCTAGGTGAGCTGTCATGGTCATGTAAAAACCACTACTAGATACCAGCTTAGGTATCTGAATTACCATTTGACTCTTAGCGGCACCTACGCGAGCTGCCTCCATGTTCATTTTAGAATCACCAATCTGATTCTTATCGTAAATCGCATCAACCGAATCAATGTTCATGTTGGAGATAGAGTCAATCCCTGCCATGGTAGGTCTTAGCATAGTAAGGTGCTTTCCGTCTTTACCGATAAACGGTGTGGTGAGGATAGCTTTCTTATCTTTAACCTTTGCTTTAGCAAACTCTTTAATCTGGTGGAAGTAGTGGTTACCACTCATCCCGTTGTTATCGGTCACTAGAACCGCACCAGTCTCTTCTACATCCCATCCTTTTAATCCAGGATAGAAATTACCTAAGTGTTCAATACGAGCTGGAGTTAACGATGATTCACTATCGTAAACTAGACAGACTGATTGTTGTCCTGCCTTGTTGAACACATCACCATAGCGCTCGGTGGCGCTTAAGTTGAAGTGATTCATGACAGTGGTCTTATATGTGTTGGCACGACCACAGATGCCAAGAAAGTGAGGGTAGCCGCCGTTGAGTATATGCTCGCCATGCTCGCCAACCTGATAACTACCTGACTGGACGTCAAATAGACTGCCAACGTTTAGCATTGGTCTTATTTTTGGTACACTGACAAAGAAGTCACTTGGATTTGCCATAATGGGGCCTTATAGTTAGTAAAGATCATCTCAAATAATGAAAGACATCTGTCGATTTAAACACACACGGCATAAAGCAGGGCATCAATGCCCTGCAATATACCTCTCAAATTCCGCATCACTCACCCGCCTAACCGACGGATCATTTAACTCCATTAATACTACACGGTACACCAGCAACGTGTCTTCCTGCATGAGGTCGCTATTGTAGCCGTACTTAAGCCAATCTGGTACTGAGCGTTCTATGTCATCCATAGATATCTGGTTATGCGTTACTACTTCTTCAGATATCTTTTGGCCTAATGGAGTATCTCTCCATATTGTCTCAGTAAACAAAGCCGGTAAATTAAACGTTTCATCATTAGGTGTCCAATCTAAACAGACACCATAAAGACGACTATAGTTAACTTCTCGATGACTCCTACGAACCAGAAAGGTAAACAATGTGGTAATGTAGAAAAGACGTTTCATCATATCCGGCATGAAGCGTTTGCATAATGCGGTGGATACAGACATACGTCACCTCCTGTTAGATGATACGCGTATTGGAATAGCCGCAGGCCCAAATACCAATATCGTCCTCAGTTTCTAAAATGAATCCATAGTTAAAGGATGTCTTAGATGCTGGCCAAGTTAAGATACTAATGCGTTTAATCTCTTTCGATAGTGCAGCCAACGCATTCCTTGATGGGATATCAATGCCGAATGTTAATGTTACTTCAGTGAATCCTGTCGTAAGGCCCACGCCGTGTTCAACATCTAGGTTAATAGACTTAATGCCGGTAGGAAGCTCTTTACTAAACTCAAAGACTTCACGTTCGGTTTTACCTTTGCCTTTAGTTACACGGCTATAGAATTTGTCAGTAACATCAGTCAAACGCCATTTATCAGGCAGTTCACCATCAATAACTTTCTTCAAACGTTCTTCTAAGTTACTCATTACATCAAGCAAGTAAAAGCTACGACCTACAGGCCTTACTTCACTAGTCAGCGGTTGTTTGTTAAAAGTAAGAATGTTACGCGTCTTAGGTTTACGACTGGTATGAATTGTACCATTGTTAACTAGTTCACCGTAATTCTTAGACGAGAAGATATCGGTTAAGTGTCCAGTGAACATTAACTGCTCGCCTTCTTCCACATAACGGTTCTGGTGATCACGTAACTTCTCTAGCACACTATCAGGTTCTTTTAAATAAAGAACGCTATGACCTGCATCAGATTCAGGCTTGCCGATAATCTCATGATTACCACAATAATAAACATGATGACCAGTTTCGGTTTGATTAATGGTGTTAGTGTTGAAATACCAGAAGTTATGATTAAAGAGTCGGTTATACGGTGGAACTTTATCTTTGCCGTATTTTGCTTTCTCTACACATTCATGAAAAGAGACATGGTGGCCGTTGGTAGATAACATAACGCCTTTAGTTGCGTTCTTATCAGCAATCTCATTGCCTTTGGTACCGACGTGTGCTCTTGTCCATTTAAAAGTAATCTGATTACCTTTACCTGTGAATTCCGCTCGGGCGTTAGCTAATGCTTCCCAATAATCCCGATTCTTAACTGGCTCACCATCGTGACGTAACCAGTTGTTAGCTTCCCATTTCTCATAACGGTCATTGATGCCGTCAACAACATAACGTGAGTCAGAGATAACCAGAAGTTCATTGACATCGTTTTGATTGGCGATATCAACAACTTCTTTTACAGCCGCTAGTTCAGCTACATTGTTAGTTGTTAACTCTTTGATACTACCCCAACCGTCGTAGACATAGTCGCCTATCTCGCCATGGTAGCCCCATCCTGCGTAACCTTTACCGCTGCTATGGCCTCTGCACCCACCGTCGCTATAAAACGTGGCGCTTAAAGATGGTTCTTGTTTACTCATCGGTTACATTCCATTATTACTTTTAATTTAAGTCTCTATAAAAATAAGCCAGGCCTGTAAACCCCTACTTAACTTCACACTGTTGATTAAAACGCTTAACATCGTCTAAGTAAATCTCACGGAGATTGTAAGCATAGTTGTAAAGCTCACGTGTATATTCCCCAAATGCATTAAATGCCTCTTCCTCGTTACTATACGTAGATAAGTCTACGGACTCCGGTAAGGGTTTAATAGCTGGAACAGGAAAAGGTATAAAACGACTACAGGGACCCTCGTGTCTTTTATCTTCCAATGCACGCTCTAGCTGCACGATGTAAAGCTCTAGACGCTCATGGTAGCGCTTCAACGCGTTGAGGTAGCGCTTAGCAGGATGCTCTTGATCAACAGCGTCCCAGTTCCATATAAAGGTATCCATCGTAGGGGGTGGATCTATTGGATCTACGAGTGGATGATTCTGAGGTGGGGTTTCTGGCTGGTTAGAGCTAACACAACTTCCCAACAATATGGTGGTTGCAATGATGATAGGACGAAGCATTAGTCTTTCCCTATTTGATTTAGTTTATCCAAGATACTACGCCTATTGGCTCCCGTTGAGGGTTGAACAATAGGAGGTGGTGTGACCGTAGCGGCGTTAGCCTTACATTGAGCAAGGCGTGTTTCTAAATGAGTGATCGTTGCTTTAAATTGAATAGCGTCGTTAGCATGCTTTTGCAATATAGCATTTTGAGAAGGACTGGGTACTCCGTCCCTTTTCATTTGATCTATCTCTTGGTTTAATGACGTGACCTTTTTATTAAGGGCGTCTATTTCTTTTTCTTTACCCGCAAGATCAAGTTCAATACCACGCGCATCAAAATACAGGATGCCTGTTCCTACTAGCGATACAACCAGTAGAAGCATTAGCATTCGACCCTTAGAGGGATCTTTATGTCCGGACATGTTGGCCTTCTCCCCCTTTAATAATGTGAGTAGAAACGGTAGAAATTGGGGCAGGGCTTTAATAAAAGCAATGAATAGTGTCAATGTGTTGCTCCCTACCTTAGTTGAATACGATGATTAATTTGGAGTCGATTTATAATGAGTACAGTTAAAGGGTTTGTCATTATCAATGATTTGATAAACAATGATAAGAATACCCTCTCCCCGGTTGGTGAAATGTCATCACACGCCCGTTCCTATTCACCAGATAACCGTGAATACAGTTCTAGCACCTATCCTAACTTGCGCATTGCGTTGATGTCTACATTGGACGACAACGGCGAGCAGATGGACGTAGGTAATGAAGTAGGCAATGTCCTATTAAACTTAATCGATTATATCGACACCAAGGCGAGAAATGGTGAACTTACGTCAAACAACGCAGTACTTAACCAATTCATAGGTAACGACTATCCGTCTATTTCCGTTGGTTTGTTTGTATCAGGAGCCATGGTAGCCTCTGATGCAGGTTACTACTATCCCAGTTATATTAACTGGACAGCAAACGGTACGACCTTTACGTTGTGGTTTTCTAATCGTACGTTTATTCGTCAATATGACGAATATGCACTAATACCGATTAAACCAGTTGAGGAGCTTAACGATTTACATCGTCCTTATACTGAGATATCGGATGTGTTGACAGAAGACCTACCACGTATGTTGGGGATGGCTAATGAGATATCCCAAGACGCACCTTATACCGCACTAACGCCATATGAAGTGACGTGGAATGATAAACACTCGTCAACAACGAAAAAGTTAACATGGTACGTCGTTCAATATGGTATAGCAGGTAACAACCCCGATGCCATTGCTGATGCCATTGCAAAATCTATCTTAGAAGATAGCGATTACGATTCAGTAGAATGGTACGATGTATTCCCTACCTTATTTAGGCCGACAGAGTTCATTATCGTCCCTATGTGGCATCGTGTGGCCATTGAAGAGCAAACGGGACTTGCAGGTACCTATTCGCCATCGGTTAACTACCAGGAAGCAATGGGATTGTCTTTACCAGCGTTAGCTAACTATCCACTTGAGCACGTTGATGCTAACTTGACCGTTAGCCATGCTGCTTATAAAACCATTGCTTTCACAGCGGTTGGTGAAATAGGTAACAGTGATGGGATTTTCAAATTTGAAGAAAAGTTCCCAGACTACACCGCCCTATCGGCACAAGAAACAGACTTTAATCGTCTATCGCCTGAAACACAGGATTGGGTTATCCTCTTTCATAGAATGTTAACCGCTGCTGAGACAGTCAATGAATTCACACAGCTAGATACCGACATCTCACGCATTACACGCGATGGGGTAGATTTCCTTATCAGTTCGTATAATGACGTTAACTATCTAGTAGTACAGAAACAAAGTTTCAAGGAGTATTATAATGAGCAGCTTGATCAGAGTTAATGATAAAGGACTCTTCACGCTAGCTAATCCGTTTGTTGCTTTAACCGGCGTGGAATATCAAGTTACTCGTCTTATTACCATCCCGACGCTACTGGCTCAGGGTGTAGATGTATTGCAAGATGTATTTATTGCTAACGGCTTAACCATTGACACGTATAATGATGCAGTTGACAATGATATATTGATAGTCACGCTAACAAGCGCTACGGGGACCAGCATTACGTTACCTGCTAATTACATTACAGGCATGCCTAATGTAAACACAGTGCCTTATACTCGTCGTATTGTTTCAGTTGATTTAGGTTCGTTACCTAGTAGTCAACCGTTAGACGGTGTTAAGTTATTGTTAAAAGAAACAGTATTAGCAACTGTAGGTGTTGACGCGGTAGTAAATGAATACTCTGCATCGACAACCGGGTCAGTTAGCATGGATCAACATCTGGAACTTGAACGTGTTCGTGTAAATAAAAGAGCGGTAGGAGATACGGAGAGACAACGTCGTATTGCTGCTGAGGAAAAAGCACAAGCATATAAAGAAAGGATGTTAGCACTAGAAGCCATTGTTGTACAACAACAAGCAAGGCTAAATGAGCAGGACGCATAAAGACCCTACCTCTACCTTTAGACGGGTAGAGGTAGGTTATGCCGTTAGCCATCAGGAGCATAGACGGTTTTAGCATTGATAGGATTGGAGGCTTTAAAGTCTTTAAAGTCACCGCTCTTACCTTTGATGGTACCCTCGCCAGTGATACCACCACTTACATTTAGCGCACCCCCTATTTTTACATTACCTGTAAATTCAGTATTGGGTGTGGTGTATTTAGTAGACGGGTTATTAACAGTGAGAGGACCTCCTGATTTAATAGAGATAGACCCTTTAACATCTACAGTTTCACTACCCCCTACCGTGGTACTGTAGTTACCACCAATATCAAAGGTCATGTGTCGGCCCACTGTAATAGAGACATCGCGGTCAACCGTAAAGGTCATGTCTTGTGGCGCGTAGCCATTGATGTCTTTCTTATTAAGTTCAAAGAACGTGGTGTCTTTGTTATGGGCTTTGATGTGAGTATTAGCGCTGTCTAGGAATAGATAGTTATCAACATCGTCGGTAAAGGTAAATTTACCGTTCTTAGTATCTAATAGACATTGGTAAGCAAAAGGCTCACCGTTGTTTTTATTAGTAACTAACTCAATCTTAGAATCATGCGTGGAGATAGTAAGGCGATAGCTGTTTTCATCAGTCAGCGCCTCTATGTCTTTAGTGACATCTGGCTCATTCGACCAACGATAGACAACAGTTTCTAAACGTCGCAGTGGATCGTCTCTCCCCATGCTAGTGTAGAAGTATTTATCAGTGTCAGCATATTGCCACAATAACACTTGCTCGCCACGCATAAGGTTAGGGGGCGTTTCACGGTTAGTCTCTAGACTTAACCATGTGGCTTTGATCGTTTTATCTACATCTACTTGTGCTGACCATTCTTTACCAAAACCATCAAGCCCTTTACTAAAGAACGTTGTTTTGTCTTCTTTAACCTCTCCTAATTGAAAAGGAAGTATTTCTATTGGGGTTATTAAGACTTCGGGGTTATCGCGTTCTTTATTCTCAGCAACTATGCCAATAGAGATTACGCGTAATCGAGTTTGTAAGGTCATCATTTACCTCGTGTTAAAGATACCAATCACAACATTAAGACACTAACAGTAATTACCGACTGTCAATTTAAACAGAATAACACTATCTTTTGAGATAGGGAGAACGCCACCATGGGCATGATACACAGACGTTTTATAGCAAAGAACAAACAAGCAAATAAGCTACGTAAAGAACCAAACGCACTTAAGCCCATAGCGCGGGATCAATCTAACGATGTCATTATTTGTCGATGTGAGAAAATCATTGACGGTGACTCGTATGGTCCTTTTACTGCATCGGTGTACGACACTAGCCTAACTAAGGCAGTTAACTATTATAAAGATCAAATGCCTGCGATGCCTGAGCCTAGTGATGAAGGTCTTAGGATGTACCATGGGCTTAGGGTAGGTATGGAAATAAAAGATTTCGGTACATGGTTCCCTAGTCGCCAAGCGGGTGAATTACTAACCCAAGCAGGATTCATTTTTAATATTTATACCATTCATCCAAGTAAAGTACAGTGCGGGAAGTCGCAGGTTGTGTTCCACTTAGATAATGCAACTAAACTTGCAACGATGGATTTTAAATCCATGCTGGGTTTTTATAACGCATGGATAATGAAAAAAGGAAACGTAGCGTGAAGATACAAAAACTTATACTGAGTAAGTATAGACGTTTTGCATTGAGCGAGATACCTTATATCTGTATCGATTTTTCAACTCCCATGCAGCTTCTGCTGGGAACAAACGGTTCAGGTAAATCAAGTCTACTAAGTGAATTAACACCGCTACCTGCCAACCCTAGTGATTTTGATAAAGGTGGGTATAAAGAACTTCACATTCAATTTAAAGGTGAAGACTTTATCCTACGTTCTGAGATTAGCCGTGGTGCTAAACATTCTTTTATAAGAAACGGTGTAGAGTTAAATCCAGGTGGCACGGCTTTGGTACAGAAAGATCTAGTAGAGCGTGAGCTGGGCTATACGTCGTCTCTACATGCGGTCTTGACTGGCAAATTGCGCTTTACTAAAATGGCACCTGCTAAACGACGTGAGTGGATAGCTAATCTAAGTACCACTGACATGAGTTATGCATATAGTCTCTACGACGCGGTGAGAATAGCAGCTAGGGACAACCAGGGTGCGCTTAAACACGTTAAAGAGAAAGTGGCACAGCAACAGGCCAGGTTAGTGTCGTTAGAAGCGTCTACTAACTTACAGGAGCGTGTAGACGAATGTCATAAAGACATCGAAGCATTATTGACAGATAGACGAACCTCTACCCGTAGTCCAGAGTCTGTCAAACAAGATATCCAACAACGTCGTGACAATGTATTGCGTTTGGCAAAACGTGTTCTAAAGACCGACTTACAAACTTGGATTAAAGAGAAGTTTACTTCAGTTGTGGATTTTGATAATCGCATTGTTAAACTTCAACTTGACCACGCAAGTCACACCGCTAAAAGGGATAACTACACAGAAACCCTTAATGACCTACAGACCATGTTAAGTCAAATGAGTGAATTAGGGGCTAATAGTTTAGATGATCTTCTAGAAAAACGTAAAGTGTTAGAAAAGAAGAAAAGCTTAATCGCTTACAATCACCCCTGGGAGGTTCCTAAGCAGGATGCCGCCGCTTTGTATAAAGAAGTTGATTCTGTCTTTGTTCCTTTAAGGGATTGGGTTGTTGATATGCCTAGTCAGATGAAACCGCAGTACGATAAAGCAGCTTATCAGGAAGCAGTACTCTACGTTAAAGAGATGGACCGTGAGCGTTTAAGTCTAAGACGTCGGATAGATGGCTTACAGAGCCGTATACACCACATGGAGCAAGCCAAGGAAATGGAGTGTCCTAAGTGTAACTACATATGGCGTCCAGGTGTTTCTGACAATGAGTTAAAGGAATCTAAGATACAGGTAGAACACTTAACTAATGCTTTGGAAAGTAAAGAAAGAGAAAATGAAACCATTGTTGAGAAGATTAACGCCTATCAGCAATACGTTCGTGATCTTAATCGCCTACAGGCCATCATGGAAAGCTACCCAAGAGCAAATCCATTATGGAGTCAAGTTAAGCGTGATAAGCATTACGATACTTCACCTCTTCAAATTCTCCATACTTACGAGAGCTTTAAAGACTACGTCATGATGTATCGTGACGAACAAATCATTGATTCAGAGATAGCCTTTATCGACGCCTCTATTAAGAAGTTTCATGAAAGTAAGGGCTTAGATGGTTTAGAGGTAGAAAAGCGCATAGAGGAGCTTGAGAGACGTCTCAGTGTGGTTATAGGTCACATTGCTGACGTAGATCGTGAGATTACTCGTCTGAAGCAGGGTAAAGCGATATTTGAACGATTCTTTGAAGACCAGAAAATCGTAAGCGATGCTTTGGTAGATTTAGAATCTTTACGGGATCAACTTATCGAAGCGCAGCGTCAATCGGTAATAGACAATGTATTGCGAGAGCGTCAACAAACTCTTTCTACACTTAACACGACACTAGGTCAAAAGAATACCCTTGAGCAAATGATTGCTGAGTTAAAAGAATCACAAGAACAGCTGACCAAAGAAACACAGGGTTGGCAGGATCTTCAACATATGCTTTCACCATCAACGGGTATCATTGCAGACCAAATGACAGGGTTCATTAAGTGTCTATTAGATCAGATGAATACCATCATTGGTAAGGTATGGGGACACCGTTTACAAGTCATGCCGTGCGCTAACCAGGCAGGAACATTAGATTATAAGTTCCCATTCCTAGTGGGTGATGATGATCATCCTGTTAGTGATATCAGCTTGGGGTCTGAGGGTCAGATGGAGATGATTGACTTTGCCTTCATGGTAACGGTTATGCATTTCATGGACTTACACGAGTACCCCATGCTTCTAGATGAGACTGGTCGTACGTTTGATGCAGTACATCGTAATCGTTTAATGGGATACATTAAGTTGTTGGTTGAGACAGGACAAGCATCTCAGTTATTTCTTGTTAATCATTTCGCTAGCTTCAGTGGAGGATTTACAAATGCAGAGGTATGTGTCTTAGATGACCAAAATGTAACTTTACCGTCTGTTTACAATGAGCATGTGAGCTTTGCAGTATAAAAGCCTAACCACCTAGCCGTGAGGCCGGGTGGTTAGCTTATGCCGTTTACAGTACAGTATACAGATTTACTAAACGTGGTGGTTGTCTATCACGTCTAGACGTAGGAAACCGCATGGGTGTTGCAGCTATAGGTAAATCCATAACTGTGTCTAATAGAAGTTGTTTCTCTTCTTTGACCCGTGCACTTACTAAATAGTCATCAGGTGAGCCTATCAGACTATACTCAGCAATAAGTCCTTCGTTATCCATCAAGATACCTTGGGGGATTTCTGCTGATCTAAACTTACCAGGTAGGCCCGTCTCCTGTAAGCGCTCTTCCCTTAATGCAATGTTATCGTTATCAATGGTGATGATAAAGCTAAAGGGATGACTTAAATAGCGACGAATAAAAGAGCTAGATTGGATGTCTTTAACCTGGATGTTACCAATGGGGTTAATGAGATCATCTAACTGAATGTCTTCACGTGATAGCAATACACGGCGAATAAGTGGATAATGCTTAAAGCTTATCTTCAGCGTGTGATCACCCACTACTTGATAGGTGTCATCTAGTATAACCAAATAACCACCAATGCAAAGTAAAACTGTTTTAGTACTAAAGTCCACATCAGGCAACGTCACCATCACTTGTTCATGAGCAGGGATACGGATATCCACTTTAACTTGCTCTTCTTTAATGGGGTGGGTTTGAATCTCACCAAGTTGAGAGAAGTTAATCAGACCAAAATGGTTGCTGTCTGTACGCTCTAGTGTTTCACCAGCACGCAATACATATAGACCTTGACTGGAAGCACTGACACGATGCACGTAGCCGTTAACAGTAAAGAGGCTGTGTTTGGCTAATTGCACGTAATCAATACCCTCATGGGTGATTAATGCATCAGGTCCCATCTTTCCTATGTTAGGACTATCGATGTGTTTAGTATGGTCAGAGCGTTTGACCGTAAACTCATGGTCAAAGACGTCAGCATAGAACACCGACTTAGGATGGTCTATATTTGGAACTGTGGATAGCCATGGTAAGGTTTTAGTGTTATCTACTAACCAATCGCTTACTGTTGTTTTATTATAGCGTAGCGACTTATCTAGGTCGTTTAACAGCACTGCACGTTCTTCGCCACCGACGATCAAAACGAAGATTACATTTTTATAACTTTGAAACAATTCTACAAAGGTCAGATTGGAGACGTCTACCGACTCCCATTGCCGACCCTGCTGTACAAAGGCACGTGATAAGGTATACACAACCTGTCTCCTTTATAGATATCTTAATGGTCTAATCATAGTTTACCTACACGGGGGTTAAATATTATGTGAACCCCATGTATTTTATTAATTATATTTACCTATATTGACCAAAGGAGTCAGTCAGAATGTCAGATCAAAGCTACCTCTACGACTACGACCCGACGGGTCAGGCTGCTTCTAATCTAAGGCGAGACGAGGAACATGTCTTAACGGCGGATAATGGGGACAATTACCACATTATTATTCCGAACATATCTCCCTTTTACAAAGAAGGTTTTATACTCACCCATGAGGATAGTGCTGACCCTTTGAAACTAGGTAAGGATTATATCTTTACCCATCAGTACACTAAACCTGAAGATAACTTAGGTGGTGACGCTTACGGAAGTGTAACCATACTAGATCGTTCTCTTAATGGTAACTTCACCATTGAAAGCTATCAGGTCATGGGTGGTCCTCATAGCCAAGAAGGCCGTGAACTGCTTGAAGAAATTGGAACCCTATCGGCCTTTGCGGACACCCGCACAATGGAAGATATCATCGGGTTGCCAGAATTCTACCCCCCATCTGCTCACGTAGTGGATGGTGAAGATTTGACGGATCTTAATCACGTCATTGCAGCCCTTGAGGATATTCGAGCGGCTATTAGCGGTGAGTATAAAGCTAACCATACTCATGCTATCGATCAAATCTTAGGTTTGGAAGATCGACTCAGTCAAATGGCTGTAGTTAACCGGTCTCACAAACCTGCGCCTGCTAATGGATATAGCTTCGCTAACCAAGTAGGCTCTGTGGCTATTCGCCTGCCTAAGCTTAATAATGCATTGCGTGTTACTGTTGAAGTTGCAGTATTAAGCGAAGACGAACCTACTATCTATTACCTTTCAGGTTTAGTTGGTAGCCGTTATCAAACGGTAGCAGGTGCTAGCTGGGAAGATACTAAAGCGACTTACCAAGGTCACCGTCACGTCCTGGACGCATTTTTCACCTATGACGTTGATAACTATCCCACTATTTATTTAGGTAAAGGTGATACGTGGAGCAACCACCATGTGGTTATCCGTTCGATCACTATTGGGACGACCGTACCACAGATTTACAACCAAGGCTACGTGGTCTATTTTGCCAATGATGTGACTGGTGAAGCTACGCTTGTTGAGAAAATCTTAGGTTTGGATCGTATAGAAAGTCGCCTGACCAAGCTAAGTTTAAACTCGTTTTATCCCGGGCTATTTAAGCACATTTAAAACGACCATCTTATTCACTCCTAATTTCTGTTTGAGGTGCCCCTAATGGCCGATAATGATACTACGACTAATGAAATACCGACTGTTAGAGAGTTGGTCAATGGTCAGTACGAACGACTCAGTAAACTTGCTGCAGGATCACGTACGTCCGAAGATATGTTCTACAATGCTAAGGCGTTGCAGGAGATTCAAAAAGCAGACATATATAGTTTAACCGAAGCTGCTATTACAGCCGCCCACGATTCCGCTAATGCCCGCGATGAAGTTAACCAGGCTGTTATTGACGCACAGGCGTTTAACATCCTTTACGAGGAAGGCCGCGTTGCCCGTACCATGGTAAACGACATGGCTCCTGATGGTGATTTAACGCCGTGGTCTACCTGGTTAGCAGATGTACGTGATGACGTATTAACGCGTACACTTCCTTCTAATGGGGCGATTCTTGATGGTTCAGAGATTATCATTAAAGATCGCTACGGTCGCGCCAGTAACAACGCTATTAATATCGCTGGGCCGATTGAAGATGTGGCTGATGATGACCCATTGACAATTTCATCAGATTACGGTTGGGTTTGGTTACGTTGGATGAAGGCGGAATCAAAATGGATTGTTATCGCTGGTGCGGTATAATCACTGATCATAAACACATCGATGGGTAGGGTAAATCCCTACCCATTTATGCAATCTCACTAAGGAGCGGGTTATGTTACCTGAATTACAAAAGTACCCCTTTGATCCTACAGCGGTGGCATCAACCAACGCAATCTCAGGTGAAATTGTCACCTTAGACACGGTGAGTAAACAGATCATCGTGCCCACCCATACCCCTTTCTACGCGCAAGGTTTTACCCTTACCCCTAAAGGCGGCAACCCTCTTGTACCTGGCGACGATTATAAGTTAGTTTACTTGTATCAAGAAGCCACCATGGATACCGGTCATGAAGTTGTGACGGGCGTTGCGTTGTTAAACGAGAACCTAACCGTTAACGAATTGATGCTTAGCTACCAAACCGTAGGTGAGCGTTATGCCTCAGAAGCAGCAGCTATCCATGAAGTATTATCCACGTTAAGTGTGTCTGACATGACAGTCTACTGGGATGATATAAAAAACAAGAAGACGGCTTATCCACCAGAAGACCACAAGCACAGCGGGTACGACCTAGTTGGCTTAAGTGAACTGGTAGAAAGTATTGGTAACGTTAAAGACGCTGTAGACGTGTCTAACGAGGCATTTGTCACGCAAATCCTTAAACAACTTGCCAAGAAAACGTCTGATGTGGGTCGTACTAAATTGATCACTCAAGATGAAGCGGCTTTCTATCCTGGGGATTACACGGGTGCGTTGCGTCTGTTGATTGATCGTTCTATCGATCAAAATGCTATCAACGTTGTTGAGTTTGAGATAATCTCAGCTAAAGGAGTGGCGCGTTACTCCCTGTCTTACAAAGAGATAGAGAATGATGTAACGTTAATACATCTACATGGCTCAGAGCTATCGGGTGAGCGTATCAAATACTATTTTGAATACCTTAACCCACTGCGTAATGCATTGTATATCGAACTTGACGATAATGAGCAAAATTGGGATGACGTCCATCTTTGCGTAACACGAATGACAACTTCTTGTCTTAATGGGGAAACATACAGAACAGGATGGTTGTGGGGTAAGAACCCAGACCTTACGGATAAAGAATTACGTCTCGCTGAGACTGAAACCAAGAATCTTCTTCAAGAGATCGAAGAAGTTAATACAGAATGGCGCAACTACGTTGACCGTCCAGAGAGCTTCTAAAAAATATCCTATGAGTCTACAGTAGTACGTGTACATTAGAGGCAGTTTATCGTCTTAATGTTGTTAATATAAAAAGGTGTCAAACATGCCTTATGATTTATATACACTACTACCTGTATCCGACGACGGCGAAGAGATAATAGAACGTTTTTATTATCCAGCTTTCGGTTTACGTGATGTGATTTTTGCTACTAATGTCTTTGGTCGAGAAGACAATGCATATCAGGAGCAATACCGTACACTAACACCAGATACGGAACATAACGCCACATTATCACGTGATAGCTTTAGGACAGATAGAGGTGGTGCAGGAGAGTTTAAACTCTACTTACAGCTTGATGGGAAGGGGATTTTAAGTGCGCTGCACGGAATGAACCAACCCATGCGTATACGCATCACCGTTGATGGTGAGCAGAGTGTTACTTATACTAACAGCTGGAGCTATCGACATCTACTCTGGGGTTATTGGATGCGGGGTTCAGGTCAGGATTCAGCTAATGGTTTTTTCTTTTATAAAGGAAGGGAAGCTATTACAGATGAATACCGACAAAACTTTTTCAAAGGCGGTATTCACTTTGAAACACAGCTTAAGATTGAATACGCTAACTTATACAGTTGGGGGTCAAGTCAAACACTAAGCTGCGATTATCTTTTAGGAGACGAGATGTGAGTGGTGTTAAAACAATAGTGTCGACTGAAAACCTAAGTCGACCTGGTGAACAGCCAGCCGACGGTGATCATTTAAGACACACGTTTTCTGATACCACGGCCAAGGTTGTTGTTTATCGAGAAGAAAGTTTGGAAGCAGTGGAGTCCGATACGTACATTATATCGGTTGCCTCTCTCTTAGATCGTCTAGACATAGATGATAAATTAGAGACTATTTACGCTATGGCGCAGGAAGGAACACGCGCCACACCGCCAGACATGACGCTTTATAAGTATCTAACCAACATCCGAACGCGAGAGTTTATTGATCTAAACGACCCTCGTCTACGTCCGGTTATTGAATCACTAGGGTTGTATAGCGAGGCAGACTTGGAAGCTATCTTCGCACCGGCAACCCAAATTGAAATCCCATCGGGAATATAAGGAGACGTTAATATGGGCTCAGTAACCACCCCCGGTGGCACGACTTTGAATCCATTGAAAATACGTCGCTCGATTACCCCCAACGCAGTGCCAACCGCACCGTTGTTGGACGAGGGTGAATTGGCGGCTAATTTAAAGGATTTAATTCTTTATACCAAGGACAACGATGGTAACATTGTTAAGCTAGGTCAGAACTACGATGCCATATTGGCTGCTCACTTTCAAGCAAGGAATCCCCATGGGACTACCAAGGCTGATGTGGGTTTAAGTAATGTACCTAATGAGAACTTAAAACCTCTGTATTACTACAATTCAGGTTCTCGCACACTTAACACTCCACGTATCATGACTCGCATGGATTATGCAGCGGCAGCTAACGTTACCTACACGATAGATGCCTCTATGTATGCTGTTGGTGACCAGTTTGAAATTGCCCGTTTAGCAGACAGTGCTGGTGAGATAACTATCGCATTGAACGCAGGCGATTGGCTAATAGACGGAGCACGTAGCGCCACCGACCTACGCATTAATGAGCAGACGTTCATGGCCATTCTAACAAAAGCACAATCTGACCTATGGACTGTTAAAGTTCAATATGTCTAACGTTTTATTAATTAGGAGTATCTACTCATGACTAACTTAGCCAATCGGCTCCCCGATAGTCAACCGCCTCTGTCGGCTGCTGCCTTTAACGCACGACGTGATATTAACCGTGACAAGTACGCCGCGTCGGGCTATATCGAACCTGGAAGACATTACGACGGGGCCTTTGCTGATGACGTATTCGGCCCTGGTGGCATGTGGACATCAAATGCAATTGTGCAAGGTATTCGATTTGGTCGCAATAGCCGTGACTCTACAGGAACGTCTAACTCTGGCAATCCTATCTTTCATGTTGACGGTTTGGTTATTACAATGGCCGGACTTAACTGGGTAAATGAAGAGAATAATCAAATCGATCTTCCCGCCGCCCCTACCGGACAGATAGAAACTACCACGTTAACAACGCGTGATTACGCACAAGGTGACCACGTTGTAGTTGGCAACGACATTTACGTATGTATACATCCTGATGGGTCTGTTGCAGGCGATGTGTTGTCCGATACTGATCTATTTGAACGTGATGATGTGGTATCGCGTGAAGACCTAATCGGGTTAGAAGTTTTTCTAGTGCAACTCGGTGATGGAAATGGTGCAGTAGACGCCGTTTACCCGCACGGTAACGTACAGTACACCCCTACCACCGTCGATGGTCAGTTCTCACTAAGTTCAAACGCCATGCCTCAAAGCTACAGTGCAATGTTTTTAGGCGATACTGATACAGTTGGTCGTGGTCTTAAGTGGTCTACGCTAACGCCGGAACAGCGTAATCTGTGGGCGCAAAAGGCATCAAACAACATTTATGTTGAAGACGGTAAATATTTCCAATGGCAATACCGTGCTCGTGTTTTTAAATCACGCGGCGGCCAGTGGCATGTAGCTACAGCTTGGGACTCCACCTCATGGGCTATTCGTGATAGACGAAACTCTGATCAAAGTACGACCAATGGGCGCTATCCAACGCTTCAAGGTTCTGCCTTAACACCAAATCCAGATTCGGTTTCTGGCGTCGATGCAGGATATACTGCTAGTTATTTCTTAACTACTTTAAATAATGGTTTTCCATTAGAAGTCAATAAAGGCGTTGCAGCTACAGCGAATAGTAGCAATAGTCGTACTCGTTCTGCTAACGGGATAGGGTATTTCCTATCGCTAGCAAAGATTACACGTCTTAACCAAGGTGGTTATCATCCTGTATATAACCCAACAGGTACAAAGACGTTCCGTCGTCAAGATATCAACGGTGATAACCGCTGGGATAATGTTAACACATTCAAGCCTACTAGTACCGCTGAATGTTTCCAAATTGGTGAGACTGCGCAGTCAGAAGGTATTTATATACATTCTGGTCTGTTAAGAAGTGCTAGATCTGGTCATCCTCAAGATTACCGTAGTGATATTGTATACGGTTGGCAGGTAGAAGACCTACGTATGGATGCTCATGGGTTTAACATGACACCAGATGAGTTTGCTAATAAACTACTCTATAACAACATGCCTGCGATGGAACCTGCAAAAGTGTTACGTGTGATGGACACTGTTATTGAGGAGATTGTAGACGACTTTAGTTATTATGTCGAAGATAATATCTTAGATGAATGGGGTATTGTAGCGGCGTATCAGGGTGCCGGTTATCTTTACAATAAAGATAAACAGGAACTTATGCCTATAAGTATCTATCATCACAGCACGGGTCGTATCCTTATCCAACCTTTAAAAGATGAGATACAAGTTGAAAACATCGGACGATTCTATTCTTCAACTTTATTAAAGTCTGGTGATAGAAAATCATGGACGGTGGGTGACGTTGTTACATTTATAGGTTACAAGGAAACTAAGTACTACACTGGGATACAGGAGTGTGTCGACGTTATTGCCACACCTGAAAGGCTATTAGAGGCTTTCAGTGAATATGGTGTTGACCGTATGGTTAACGCTCTATGGACACCGGCTGAACTTGGCTCTAATCCAGGCGCAGGTGTAGTTGTCAAGGCGCGTCGTAAAGTTGAAAACGCTTATAACGCTTACATTAAATACTCGGATAGAATCTCAGTTAAAACGGACTATAACAATGATTTTGAGTTTAATGGCAATGCTGCAAGTCTGATCGAGGATGAAACAGCGTTTGTTATGTTTACTTATAACACCCCGTCCGTGGCTTTAACACCATATAACTTCGGTTATCGTTTGTTAGATGGTGAGTTTGGATCAGCGTGGATTACTGACAATAATGCTAGTGGTGAAGGCGGGACGCTAGCTTACAATCTAATAGGTAAGGTTCCAGTTAATCTTGCATACAACGAAGCTATAGCACTGCAGATCCAAAAAGCAGGCATGCAGTACAATAGTCTTGATTTTGACTCCGTTGCTACGTCGTCGTATTCTGAAATCGCACACACCAATATACCTTATACTTTTCTAGACGATGGTGTTAAATTTGTACCTTTCTTTTCCATTAGCGAGCCTAGAGGTATTGTTAACGGTCAGGTGATGTTTAAAGAAGTAAGGGCAACTGAGAGCACGCGCGACTATCGTACCATAGACGTTAGTAGTGCTGTAGAGGTATCCTTAGTCGCAGGCGAACGCTTTAAACTAGTAGGTACCGGTCTGACTAATTTTGACAATCGTTATTTAGTAGCATTGTCTACCTATACGGCAACATGGTCACCAGGTGCTTTTGAAGGATATTCACTCGACACTGATGACGGTAGGATCTATACTGCCGCCGGTAATATCTGGAGCGGCGCGCGTCTTGATGCGCTAGCCAACGCAGATAGCGGTACCATTGAACCTAGATCTTGGATGTTTTACGATAAAGATTTAAACCAAAACGATATTCGCGTTGGTACAATGATAACCACTAGGCCTTTAGGTTTCTTACCAAAGCGTCAGCGCCGTAACAAAATGTAATTAAACTTATAGCCGGGGTTATAACCCCGGCTAACTTTGGAGTATTTATCCATGGGAAATTTAGCCAACCGAGTTCCAGGAGCGCTCAAGGCGCTGTCTAAAGCTCAGTTTGAAGCAAACAGACAACAAACCAGAAGTAACCTTGCGGGTTCGGGCATTGTTGAATACGGTAAACACGACACCCGTAACTATGTGATGGGTGAGGGAATGTTCGCTTTTCGAAACTGGCCTCTCCATCTCACCTTAGGTCGCTCACCGTATCAAGATGAAACAGGTGGTACTAGTGATAGCAATTACCCTATATTAAATATAGATGGTATAAATGTTCATGTTCGCGGTGGTGGTGATACCTCTGCCCATGTGGAATATGAGAGGATTAAATTCGATGTGAATGTCGTTAGGTTACCTGACGCGCCAGTTGCACAAATTGAAACATCCACCACTACCACTCGTACATACAAGCGCGGTGACCACGTTGTAGTTGGCAACGACATCTACGTGTGTGTCCATCACGATGGTGCGGGCGTAGGTACGTCGCTGTTAAATGATCTTTATTTTGAAACAAGAGAACTAGTAACCGACGAAACGCTGGTAGGTGTAGAAGTATTTTGCGTGGAGTTAGGTGAGAGCGTAGATGCCGTATACCCTTATGGTAATGTTCAATGTCAGGAAACTGACTGGAATGGTTTCACATTAGATTCTACAGTCATGCCAGATCGCTATAGTGAGCTAGGTGAGTGGGATACAGAACCCTACACTTGGAACGATAAGACACAAATCTACGGCTATGGAAGACGCTGGAGTACTATGTCTGCGGCTGAGCGTAATATATGGTTATCTGAACAAGGTAATAATATCTACGAAGAAGACGGCAAGTTTTTCCAATGGCAATACCGTTGGAAAGTAACACGCGGTAATGGTGAGGCATGGGCGGCACCTAGACCCAATATACTTACAAATTCAGCAATTAGAACCTCAACGGGTAGAACTGCAAGTGCTAACGGAATGTTACGCGTTAGAGGTAAGCGCTATACTGAATTTAAAGATGTTGGCCCTGACAATGGTGCTATTTTACTTACCCATGGCCATGCTGATAGACCTGTTGAGGTGGACTCAGGCGTTGGCGCTACACGAAAAGGTATTTCAGCCGTAACTGACTATATATCAGATTCAGGCATCGCATACTACTTGCCAATTGCGACAGTGACAAGATATAATCAGGGCGCTTATCACCCTGTTTATAATCCAATGGGTACTACCACCTTCAGACGTCTGGATATCGACGGTAATAACGCGTGGCATTTTAGCCAAGTCTACAAACCTCAAAGCGTAGCTGATTGTTTTAGATTTACTGAAGAAGCTCAATCAGAAGGCGCGTTCCCATATGCCGGATACTACGCCTCGGGTAGATCAGGCCACCCTATGGGTTACATGCATGATGTAATTTACACGCATCTTGTAAATGACTTGCGTAATAGCGCCCACGGTGTTAATCTAAGTGCTGAAGATGCCGCTTATAATCTGACGTTTGGTTTAACACCAGGCTGGGAGCCAATTAAAAAGACGTACTTCCATCGCAGTACGCTTAGTGCAGTTTCGTCAAATCAAGTAACTCTGGCGTCAATGCCCGACGCAAGGCACTCTGGTGCTTATCTATTTAACGTTACTAAAAATCTAGTTACCGGCTGTATACGTTTCTCAGCAGATGCAGAAAACTTAGATATTCTTTCTAACGATGTAAATCCAAGGGCAATGCCGCCAGGTAACATTACTGGCTCAGCCAGAGGTGCGTTAGAAGGTAATTGGGAAGTGGGTGATACGGTAATTTACATTACTTACGAGTATGCTAACGTGTTTATGAGAGAGCATGTCGCCACCGATGTAATAGGTTCTCCTGATAATATCTTAAACTGGCTACAAACACACGGCACCAACGTAGTCTATGGTATGGATTGGATGTCTGAAATCCCTGACGGTACGGTTAAATCCTTTAAGGCTACACGTCGCGCTATCGAAGTAGCTGATCAATCACTTACTAGTAATGATGTAGGTGATAACTGGATAGCAGATACGTCGTTTATTGATAACTTCTTACTTCCTACCAACGCAAATGTACGAGAGATGTATCTTAATCAGATACAGTTAATTCAGTACGTGTATCGTTCGGGGGTGATGGGTTTGAACGCACGCTTGCCTTATATTAATGGTACATTTAGTAGCGTATGGGCATCTACGTCGTCGGATGACCATAAAGGTGGCTTGATGGCAACTACGTTATTAGGTGATGTTCCAGAAGGTAACGGTGCTAGCGCCCTGCGTTATGCTATTGAACGCCATGGTCTTAAGAACCTAGGTGGTGTTTTCTACCACGACTCAAGTCAGTTACAACGCATTGCCCACGCTGAGATAGACAATTTGGACGCCTCGCACGGTATCAAGTACCTTATATCCTTAGGGTATAATGACGATACTGGGATGGTTTATTCTCAAGTGCATTATAAGAAGTTGTTCCACCAAGCTGATACAATTCCTGTTAACGATATAGATCTTTCAACAAACCCAACTGTAAATATCGAGTTAGGTAAACGCTATCGTTTGCTCAATACACGCAATTCAGATATTGAGGGTGTTGTGTTATCTGCGATGAGAGATTTTACAGGGACGTGGTCAAATGCCACATTCGATGACCATAGGCTTAACTATGATGATGGTCGTATTTACCGTGAAAATGGTTCCTTTATGACTATATTTGAATTAGCACCTATAGGTCAATTCGGCGATGATGGTGAGTTCTACAGCCCTGTTGAAGTAACAGGTATAGCGGCCTATGATGATTTAAATGGTCGCCGTTGCATATCTGGTAGCATGCTAAGTAGAAACCCGCTTGGGTTCCTTCCGAAAGACGGCCGTCGTTAATTAAACTAAAGGGGCTGGATATCCAGCCCCTAACTTGGAGTAAAGTTCATGACTCAATTAAGTAACCTTCTTCCTGATGCAGGACGGGGTATGACAATTGCTGAGTTTGAAGCTCTGCGTGAGCAACGTAGAAGTACGTTTGCATGTTCTGGTTATATTGAACCAGGCAGGCATTATGTAGATGCGTCTAACGTTGTAGTAAATCAAGGTATCTGGTGTACTATAAACGGCGGCGTGCCTAATGGGTTTAGAATGGGACGTGGGTCGGGTGATTCAACACAACACGGCGAGAGCGATACTGGTTACCCTATCTATAATGTTGATGGTCTGCGTATAACCCAAGCGCTAGTGGGGGCTAGTAACCGCAACACTATTATGTTACCGCCAGCCCCTACGGCGGAAGTAGAGACTTCTACTACAACAACTAAAGACTATGATGTTGGCGATCACGTAGTGGTTGGTAATGATATCTACATATGTGTCTTAGACGCGCCTTCAGGGATGCTGCTAACCGACGTTACGTATTTTAAACCCGTAGACATGGTCTCGCGTGAAGACCTTGTGGGGATGGAGGTCTTCCTTGTCGAGATAGGCGATGAGGGCGAACAGGTACCTGCGGTCTATCCGTTAGGCAATGTTCAGTACGACGGTAATAGCACCGGATCTAAAAACTATACCGACGGGGTAATGCCACAGAGCTATAGTGCATTTGGTACGTGGGATACGGTTACATGGGGGCGTGGTTATACTTGGGCATTGATGTCCGAGGAAGAGAAAGATTCGTTCTTGAACAATCCTAATAACAACATATATCGTGATGGCGATCGCGTATTCCAATGGCAGTATCGATTTAGATCTATATCTTCGGTCGGAGACGACTGGCGTTATAATAGCGGTTTTGATGATTATGCAAATAATATCATTCGTAACCGTGGCACGAAAGTGCCAATTCGACTTACCGCGCAAGGTTCTAACCCCCAGCCACTAGATTACAACAGCGGTCGTTATTTCTTTCAGATTAATGCTAACGATCGAGTACCTGGTGTGGATGGCGGAATAGCAATCACTAACCCAGAACATACTAGTAATCGTGCGATAGGTTCTATTTATTGGATGGGCATTGCTCGCGTTACAAGAATGAACCAAGGTGCTTATCATCCGTTCTATAACGCTATGGGAACGCTGCTTCATGCACAGACTAATAGCGGCGGTTCTACATGGGATTCAACGGCCACGGCTAAACTAGCAACTAGCGTTGCTGATTGCTTTTTAGGTTTTGAGTCTGGCGGTTCAAGAATACGTAGTAAATACGGCGGTAACATTCAATACGGCGCAAGTGGTCACCCCCAGCAATATACCTACGACGGTGTTTACGATTGGCAAATGCAAGATCTACGTATCTCAGCACATGGTGTTGATGTAGACGCTAATGCGTTTGGCATTGATGTCATGGGTGGTCGTCATCGTGGATGGGAACGCATTAAAGGACTAGCATTTGTCAGAACCACGCTTACTAGTAGCGATATCGTTGAAGGGGAGTTCACAGCACCTCCCGCAGGCAAGATTACCAAGGAAGATGGTCAGACGGTCAAACAAGGTGGGTGTTGGGTTTATAACGTAAATAAAAATCAATACGTACCGGCTGTTAAGATCAACCGCGATGATCGTGATGATTATTATTATTACCTGCCGTCTTATGTAAGTCCTACTCTATTTGAAGGTAGTGCGTTTACTAACAGTTCTAGATCAGTATTTTCAGAAAAGGGAACTCGGGTCTATGAAGGTTGGGATGTAGGCGATGATTTAATTATCATGATGCCTATACAGACGCCTTATTCATTAGAGCAGTTACCGGTTACTGAAGTGTTTGCTAATCCAGCAAATCTTGTGGATATGGTAGATCGCTATGGTGTAGATTACGTGCCGGGTTTAATATGGTCGCCGGTAATCCCCGATGACACATATAAAACACAGCCGCTTACTCGCCGTGTTATTAAGAGAAACAATCACTTATCAACCTCTCAGGATTTAGGTGACTCTTGGGTTAATAACAACACGTATACTGCTAGCTTTAATGCAAACGATAATGCAGGTTCGGTTATCATGCCTGCGTCTACCGTTATGTTGATGGAGTATACTTACGGGTCCAGCGTAATGGAGCCTATGTCTTTTGCAGAGCGTCGTGTATTGGCCAGTGCTGATTTGGGTCATGTGTTCGTACTACGTGCCGATGAGAAAAGCACGTTGATACCTACACTTATCGGTAAGATCGGACCTTACAACAGTACGGTTATATATAGCAAACACGCGCTAGAGCGAGCTATCATGACGTATAACAAAGATGAAGGTTCTGCCTTTGAAACATCTTGGTCTAACGATGTAATACGTCATAGTAACGTCACGATGAAGACGTTTGGTGATTGTGTTAAATTCTTACCATTTCTAAGTGAGGATTTGGTTGAAGGCATAGCCTATGGTAGCTTGACTTTCCGCGAGTTAAAGTATGATGACGATCCAAAATCGATTACCGAAATTGATCTATCCACATCAGTTACCCACGGTCTTGGTATTAACGATCGTTTTATACTTAAGAACTGCCCTAACCCAGTTATGAATGGTATTGTGTTTGTTACTCGAGGCGCGCCGGTTCCTACTTGGAACCCTACGGATTTTGATGGCTATAGTGTCAACTACGAAGATGGGTCAGTGTATAATAATGTTGGCATTTTACATTCAACATTCCAAGTAGATCCGACCAACGATGTAGGTGATGATAACGCCATGCAGTATTATCCATACATCACTTTCATGACTAACTTAAACGACTATCGAGTCGCCCGTGGTCTGTCTCGCACACATAGACCGCTAGGATTCTTACCTAAGGAGAAACGCTAATGTCGCGTCCTACTAAACCTGATCTGAGTCAATGGATCATAACACCTGAATCAACCGACGACGAAGGTGTTGTTACAGAAGCTACTTACGACTTAAGTCATTTAACGTACGATATCAATTACTTGTATCGTCTAATGGCTAACAACGTAGCACCATCTCGCCTTGAAGCTGCTTTTAATCAGTTTAAAGAGTTCTTGAAAGAAACGTGGGTTAACCAAGTTCTCGCCACTGACAGAAAGAACGCTGAGATTGAAGCGTACAACAAAGAAGCGTCAGCGTATAACGACACGTTAACGTCTGAGCAAGAAGATTTCAAACAACCACTAAAGGACTACATCCCTTTCACGGCGATGCCTCAACCTGGTGAGTTTAAAGACTACTTTACCGGCGATACCAAGTATACATCTTGGCGTAAGCTGAATGCGTTTGAGTTCAACGGTACCGTGTGTAGCGTTACTGAAAACGATCAAAACGGTTGGACGTCTATCGATCGTTTGATTGAACGACGCGAAGCGGCAGGTGCTGAGTGGCAGGCTATTCCATTTAAGAATGAGAATGGTAACACAGTAGTCCTTGCAACGAAAGAAGAATGGGAAACCTTCTATTTCACTGCGTGGGATGCACGTGCTGCATTCTTTGGTGTAAGTGCTTAAGCGCTAACTTTTCGGGGTAGGTGTTAAAATCTACCCCTCCATTTACTAAGATACTATGACACGATTGTTATCGTATTTTTAATCCGGGACCCATCCCATCTAGGAGTTTCACCCTATGAGTACAGTCAACTCGACTTCAGGCGCGGAAAACGTAGCCATTGATCTTGGTCAGATTCAATTTGACCGTTCAATCACCTCAGGCGCAGCGCCGCTAGCTGCTGACTTGGAAGAAGGTGCAATTGCACTTAACTTAGTAGATCGCAAGATCTTCACTAAAGACCACGAAGGTAATGTAATCACGCTAGGTCGTGACTACACAGCTGACATCGCCGCTGCACAAGCTAACGCGATCGCTCAAGCTAATACCTACACCGATAGCCAAATCAATGGTCTTAAAGGTGGCACACTAGCTGCTGACTTAGACACCCTGTTGAAAATCGGTCAACGTCTTGAAACTGCTGAGTCTAACATTGCTCAAGCGCAACAAGACACTTCTAACCTAACTAAAGCTGACGTTGGTCTAGGTAACGTTGAAAACTACGGTATCAGCGACTCAGTTGTAGAACAAAACTCTACTCAATACGCATCATCTATGGCTGCGTATACTGCTCACCAACGTGCGGTTGATGCTGAAGCAGCAGCGATTGCTTACGCTGATGCAGTTAAGTCTGACATCCTTGGCGGCGCTCCACCAGCCGCGCTTGATACACTTCAAGAACTTGCTGCTGCATTGACAGACAACGACAGCGATATCGCTGCTATTACGTCTTCACTTGCAACTAAAGCAAGCATCACTCAGCTTAACGATGGTTTGGATACCAAAGTAGACAAAACGTCTATCTCTGATTCAATCACGTCTAACAGCTCAACAAACGTTGCTTCTTCAAATGCAATTCTACTTGCATTGACTGACGCTAAAGCATACGCTGACGCTGGTCTTGCACTTAAAGTAGACAAGTCTGCTATCTCTAGCGCAGTTGACTCTGCATCTGAAACTAACGTAGCTTCATCTAAAGCAGTTAACGATGCACGTCTACAAGCAATCAGCCATGCTAACGGCCTAGTAGCTGACTTAGCAGCTAATCTTGATTATGGTCGTTCATTTTAAGATTCTGATCAGTTAGGTTAGAAACAAAAAAAGAAACATAGTCAGCATGACCATGGGGTTGTAAAGCCCCATGGTTTTATGCCGTTATTCAAATACTTTTAATGTATACTCCTTATCTAACAGAGAACTCCGCTCAAGGTACCTGTAAGCCTCTCTCGCGTTAGAAAAGATAATATCCGGTTCATCAGCTTGCTTTAAGATAACGTCCTCTGGTATCCCGCTACATCCCCTGAAATCATTCCAAGGTGTATCATCCTCGATACGTTTAACCGCCCACTCTCCTTCTGCTAATCCCCTGCGGGTGGCATTGTTACGAAGAATATTAAGATTAAGATTATGATCTTTAGCGAACCTGGATAGCTTGTTGCTAAAATATATTGTCCTTGTTACTATGTTTATTCCAACAACCACTCTCCATTTTACCTGGGGTGGTATTTCGACAGTTAATGCTTTTTCAACAGACCATCCCATCTCTAGCCGTTGACGTAGTCTATCCGGATCAATGCCAAAACGTTTGGCTAACTCTCTCCTTTTTATAAGTTCTCCATTGTATTCAACCATAGCCGTCGTGCTTTTATTCATGGCCTGCTCGGATGAGCTTGCCCATCTACAATTCTCAGGCGTATAGTCGCCATCGTTGTCGCGACGGTCCAGAGTATGACCTTCCGGACACTCGCCCATATCTTCTAAGAAGTTAGTAAATGAGTCCCATCGCTTACAGACTTTTACACCTTTACCTCCATAGTTGTCGTAATAATCGTCATTTGGATTATTGCATCGATTTCTCATACCTAGCCAACGTGCGTAGAGGGGATGGCGTCTACGTGAATAGCCGTGCGTCTTATTCGCTTCTTTCGCCCGCTCCTTCTGTAAACATCCACAACTGCGCGTATGACCGGTTACTAAATCACTCGTCGTAACAGTAGTAGTTGATCCACAACTACATTCACAAACCCATGTGCGTTTATCACCTTTCTTTTCAACCCCCTCTGCTTTGACGGTTAACCTCCCATAGACCTTACCTATTAGATCGTTCTTATTTAGACAACCGCAGCTTTGGGTATCGCCTGCATTTAGACTTTTAGCCGAAGCAACTTTCGCATTACCACAATCACATAAGCAATTCCACCAATTACCCCTCTGACCTTCCTTATTAGGAGCCTGATCTACTACGGTTAATTTACCGAACTCCCGTCCCGTTAAATCTATACCTCTTCCCACATTTACCACCTTTTAATATCGTACACTATTTAGGTAATGTAGGTATGTAATTCTATAGGGCATAGGAGCTATATCTTGTGACTATGTTTCGTAAACACCCCATTAGCTTTACCTGGTGTAAGGCAATTTATTTAAATAATCTTACTACAAATGTTACATCCAGGAGTATGCAATGGCAACATTCCGCTTAGGGCCAATAGGTTTTCCTTACAGTACGACCCCCGGTGCAGTACCTGAACCTGAATTAATTAATGTGGCAGGTATTGCCATTAACGTTAAAGATCAGATCCTTTACTCGAAAGACGATGAAGGAAACATGTTCACCATCGGTTCGTCTTACGATGGAATCCTAGAAGCTCACTTTAGTGCGATCGACCCCCACGGTACATTTAACGTCGTTAACACAGACGGCGACGTCACCCTATCTGGTTTTGCAGTCTACCATGTTGTTAAAAGAATTGGATCAGGTACGGGAACGATCACGTTAGATATGGAAGACATCGCACAAAACGCGATCGTTAAAATTGACAATGTGTGGGACACGGCTGGTGAAGTCAATGTTGTATCATCTGACGGTGGAACAGTTTTCCATCTAGATGCAACGACCGAGGATGCGTCGGTAAGCTTAACAGGGAAAGGTCAATTTGAGTTACTCGTTGATGTTGAGAATAACAAAGTCTATTTGACAAACATTGAACAGTAATCACTTTATTAAAATGGGGCTCTTTTATAGGGTCCCATTTATGCCGTCACGGTGTAAACAATCGTATGTATTGTTGTATTTGTTATCAAAAGGACGCTATTGTGTTTAAGTTAATTGCAAACATTATTAAAGAGACTATCTTGCTTATTAGTGAGTTACCCTATCTCAAGTATATCAACTCACCAGTAGGTCATCCTGTGCCAGAATTCGGCAGTGAAGGTACTGCTATCACTAAAGAGGTAGAACGCCGTAGTAAGGTTAAGTTAGCTTTGGCTATTGTAGTTACCGGGGACAGTAGAACAAAGATCTTAGATCGCTTCTTTGCTATGCCTGTCTATAAAGGCGAGGTCATGCCTATCGTGGATTTTAATAAACATGATGAGCACTGGTATTTCATTAACGGTATCATGACGAATCAAGAAGTTTTCGATGTAAATCTCCATGGACTATCTAAGCTCCTCAATCGCCCTGTAATGGGCCTTTACAACCCGAGCAAGGGAATGTATCGTGATTTGGTAGAAAGCGTTATAGGGAGGGCTACAGACAGCCTGACGCCCATCGCACGGGTTATGGCTCAGCATTTATTCTATCCCGTATTATCAGGTAAGCCTATTAGAATAATAGGACACTCTCAGGGTGCTATCATCTTATCTAATGTGGCTAAGATACTACAGAGCTACGGATTTGAATTAAACAATGTAGAATTCTTTACTATTGCCGGGGCGCACGATGAGTTTCCTCAGGTTCCCATGGTAGAGCATTTTGGTAATGAAAAGGATTACGTGTACCGTATAGGTGCTAAGCATTATCAAGCACGTATCTGTGGAGAGCAGTATGTGAGGGACCTAGGAGGTCATCTGTTGAATCGTCATTATCTGACGGGGATAAATCAAGGTAATTATTGCAGTGGGCGTTCTCGTCTCTATTCGCATATTCAAAGCAAAAAAGAAGAGTAAAGAGGTGAGAGGGATAACCCTCTCACCTATGCCGTTAATTGTTGTTGATGTAAGATTTCAAATTAGTTTTAATCTCATCTAACTCAATTAACTGTGTTAGAATTTTATCATTATCAGCCATTACTGCTTTTTGATGATCGTCTACTATTGACTTAAACGTGTTATCATTAAAATTGCTAGTTTTGTCAATAAACCACATACCGCCATAGAAGATGCGATCTCTATCAGATAAAGATGCACGTTTGATAAACTCTATATCAGCCGTATATACACTAATGCCGTTTAACTTATCAGAAGTAATTGCCGATAATTTATCCTGCTCTAACTTAATAAGCGTACCAAGATTGTGAGTTAACCACGGTGGGAATTTAACCCTAGCATGTATGGCGGGGTTGATCCAGTATCCATCGTTTAATATTAAGTGACTTTCTCGCCTTCCTTCTTTTATATCTTGCAGTAGCTCAATCAGTTTCGTCACGTTAGCTAATAGACACTTCGCTGTAGTTAAATGCTGACTGGTTCTATCCACACCTTCGATAAATACTGAAGCAACTATTTTACGCAACATAGGTACATCTAGGGAATAAGACCCCCTAAAGAATGCATGGGGTTCATCCCAACGACTTAACAGACATGAGTTTAATGTCTCTTGAAGTGTCTCTATGTATTTAAGCGGTTCAGGGAAGGGTTGGTCTTTACCTTCAAATGGTTTATCTAGATAAGGATCATCCGGTGAGAAGTGGATTGATTCTGGTAGTCCAGATGAAGTATTATCCGTGTAGGTTATTTCATTTAACTTCATCCCGGTAGCCGTGTAGATGCTAATGTTCACATCACCGTCAAGATCTAAGATATTAACATTGTTACCATCTATCTCAAGCTGCACCATAGAAGGGTGCTTTTTATTAGCGGTGGTCTTTAGCTGATCTGTTGTGATGTAACGCGTTTGAATCTGATTTCTAAACTCTTGCTTAATAACAATTATAAACATAACTGTCCTTATTTAATAATGTAATGTTTCTTATAAAAGGGCGGGGTAGGTATCTAGACGATACCTACTTTCGTTTAAACCAGTTCATGACTGTAGGGATAATAGCATCGCGATACAGAAGCGCGACCAGAATAGACATAAAGGCAATGTAGAAAATGAAATCTAATAATGAGAAGTCCATGATAGTTTCCTTTAGTAATAGGTTAATCTCTTTTAAATGATGTAGGTCTAAAAGTAGCTGCGACGGCATAAGAGGATGCTATTACGCATCCTCTTTATAGTTTAATGATCTAAATACACTAGCAAAGGTAGAAGCCATACGGCCGCGTAAGGACTAACCAAGAGCCTGAATACGACATGCATACTTATCTCAGCAGCAAGTTCACTATCACAAGCCCTAACGACACTGATAGCAAGTAGTATTAGGATGTAGCCATACATCCATATCGTAAAGACACCACTAGCTAAATAAAATAACCCGACACCTATTGCCGTGCTGGAATCCTTTAATAGCATAGCTAAACGATCATACCACGTAATGATCCTAGCATCTAAAGAACGACAGCGCTTGCAGCGACTGACTCTAAATAGATACTCGCCATCTAACACTGTATACGCGTTTAAGATAACAATTAAACCAATGCTAATAAAGGTAAGGTGTTGAAAAGTCATATATCATCCTTGGAGACCTTTAATTTAATATTTTCAAACATCAGCTTAAGGGCACCTAAGAAACCACCCATATAAGCTACCACTGACACCATCTGCCATTGTTCAAAGTTATCGAAGTTAGCCATATAAAATGTATGGAAATCAAAAGTAAGGTAACAGATGAACACTAGACACGCAACTTGCGCTATGCGTAGTTTCATTAGCAAATAGGCTATCTCGTGTATCCTGTTATCTAAGCGCCTCCTCTCAGGTTGAATCTCGTTACTCATCATTTAACTCCATTACCGCTTTTTGTTGCATATCAGCAGAACGTTCTAGTTCTTTAATCACATTTTCAAGATAAGTGATTCTGTTTCGCAACTGCTCACTGTACAAACCTAATTGTATCAGTTGACTTTCTAACATGAACCATCCTTGAACGGTATAACCATAGATAGCCCAGTTACACGCACTTTCTCTAGTCATACCGGGATAGCGCTCATAGACTTCCTCTACGGTATACGCATCCTCCTGACCCGCATCTTTAAACTCATCGCAGACATACTTGTAGAACATTGCATCTTGAGCAGTTAATGTAATGACTTCAGGCATAGTGATGTCAGGTCGAGGTACAGCTGCAGGTAGGGTAGTCTTAGGGAGTATCGGGATGGTTTTCACCTTCACGACCTGAGGTTCCGGCGATAGTGCGCAGGAGCTCACCAACACGCATAGAAGCAGCGTTACCCCGCGCATAAGGTTCTTCCAAAGCTTTAACGGCTTCGGTTTGTCTGAGAGTGTTGAGAGTGTTTTCCAGACGGTTGGCGCGAGCGAAGGCATCATTGTTTTGTTCTCCATATTCTACCAACAAATCAGCCTGTCTTTGGGTAAGCGTAGTGAGTTGGTCTATTGTTTCTAATTGTCGTTCATTGACACTGGTTAAAGTGGCGTTATGTTGTTCTAACTCTACAATCGTTGCACTTTGTAACGCGTAGTCTCTTTCTAAAACAACATGTTTGTAGCTAATAAATCCAATTACACCTAAAAGAGCAACAATACTAAAACCGGCTATTTTATATCCAAGTAACATAGTCTTTTCCTTTATGTGGATTTATCAATATCTACCTTTAGATATTTAGCGGCAAGTGCTCCAATTACCTTATCTAATGTAGAGGGTGTATTAGGGTTTATTCCCAGCCCAGCAGCAGCGCGGGTCTTCTTATCTTGCGTACGGTTGTTAAAGTAACTACGTAATACAAAAGCCGGTAAACCTAAAAGCGCGGTAATAGCTTCCCATCCAGGTAATTCAATCTGCCCCTTTACTACACCCATGACCATAGATACCATATAGGTGATGTAGAAGGCAGTAAACAATATAGCCATCAACCATGTAATGCGTGGACGGGTTTTACCACCCTTAGCATCTTCTTTAGACAAGCTATCCTGCACCGCATTAAACTTATCAATATCTATATTAGACATCCCTCTATCCTCACCTAATGTGTTAAAAAAATAAATACAGCATAACACTGTTCATAAGAAGAGTCTTCTGACCCCTCCTATAAACAGTCTATTATTTAATCAGTTTTCTTTAAACCATAGCTCAACTACAGCGCTGGTGAACCCAGCAGTATACTGTTGTTTGATATGATTCAACATGGTGTTGTTTTCTTCGCAGAAATAACGCTGCTCTTCGATGTTATCTTTAATCGAATCCCGTAAGTCGTTAAGATCTTTTCGGATCTGGGCTTCAGGTAGTGAAGATTCAATATTCTTCTGCATTACCAGAATTGTCAGATTGGCAATTTTAGAAATCCAATCTTTATTCTCATGAATATCGTTAACACATAAGCGGTGCTCGTTAGCAACGACTACCTGACCTTTGCTGATTGCTGATATTTTAAATGTTATTTCCATACCGATTCCATTTATATACTATTAAAGGGCTTGTTGTACAGTCTGTACTGCATAGTAGTAATGTAGAGGTATAACTTAGTCGGTTTCAGACGAGTAAGGAGTCGACTTACCTAGCGCTTTATAAAGCGCCGTCCCTATAAGTCCTGTCTCAGTGTGTTCTAAGTTACCATTCCTATTAGTAAAGCAAGAGCCTTTAGGTAGATAATGACGCTCAAAACAACCATGCCACTGACCCGTATACTTAGTAGGGTTGCCGTTTTTATACATTGAAGGTGCACACATACAGCACAACGCCTCGCCGTCTTCAACGTTGCTAAAGAACCGTGAGTTTCTATGGCGGCGATTGTAAATACCCAGTGCGGAGTTTTCCGCCACACCACACCGGGTACATTGAAAGATAGCCACGCTAGATCAATTCGTTTACACTAAAGATAACATCATCGCAAACATCTTTAGGTGACTGATTCGCATCGATGGTTAGCGTATAGGCGCTCACTGGTTTTAAGCTATTATACGTTGCCACAGTAGCGTTGTAACGTCCCGCCCATTGTTTAAATACCTCAATAGGCTGGTCGTCATTTTTATCGGCTACTTGGCCCCTGCCTTCACCATGCATGCAGCGATTCTTCGCCACATGAGGATCTACATTTAAATAGATAAGAAAATCAGGAATAGCATACTCATCAAGTATTTCAGCAATCAACTCATTGAGCGGACGTGTGTTATAATAGTCGTGCTGGTATACAATAGTAGATAACCAGTAACGGTCTAAAACAACCCACGTACCCTTAGCCAGTAATGGTTTAATTATCTCTTCTAATAGACAACGGCGTGATAGCCACAGTAACTCAGATTGAGTCTGTACTGAGATATTACTATCCGGGTGTTTAATCAGCGTACGAACAGCTTCACCGATGACAGTATCGCCAGGTTCACGATAGTCATTAACTTCTACACCATGTACTTCACGAAGCCAACTCACCAGTCTTTCCACTACCGTTGTCTTACCCGCACCTTCTATTCCTTCTACAACAATAAGTTTACCTGACATATTACACCTTTGAATAAGTAATGTGATCTTCCCATGCTGCTTCCAGGGCAGTACGGATATAGTCTGCTACTACATCACTAGGGGTGTTTAACTCGATCGCGGTTAAAACAATAGCCTCTAAGATGGCATTATCAGCAGTAGATTCACCAGTGCTAGAAACGCGCCAGTTGCGGCTATAAGTACCTTCTTTATCGCCGTTTTTCTGCCTAAAATGATTAAGTTGATTTTTACCAATATACCAAGTATACAACGCTTCAAAACTCAGTCCTAGATCTTCCATAATACGCATGAAATAAGTGATATCAGGTTCACGAAATTCAATCGTATCGTTAATAAAACGCTCAACATCAACGCAGAGCTCTTCAACACCTTCTGGGAAAGTTAGCGGTTCTCCAAACGGTCCTTCATTTAAAATACTATCTGTTAGAACGATAGCAACGTCTTGAAATGATTCTTCTTCATCACGACGCTGTAGAAGATGCGATAGGTAGAAATGCCAGATGTCAATGACTTCAAGTTGCGCTTGTCTAATACTTACCGCGCCTTTCTTCCACCATTCCCAATCGACCCATTCAGTAACAATCTCAGACGCCTCAGTCCACATTGCGCGATACCAAGAACGTTCAAGTGCCGTCCAGTCTTCCGTCTTATTCATCACCACATTAACTTCATGTTGCTTTTGAAGCATGTCAGTTAATGCATTTATTAATTGTTCTCTATTCATTATCTTTATCCTTGCTGGGTAAGATGTATTCGTTAATCTGCTCGATGGTATATCCGTTAGGGTCAGAAGACCATATTACTTGAGTTATATCAACATTGAAGGTGTAGGTCTTTCCACATACACTACACTGATGCGGTACTTTTTTACTTTCAACACCACCCCACCATTCTGAAACATTAGTAGTATCTCTAAGAGACTTTACCGGATTACCACAAACGTCACAATCGTAGGCGATCTGTATAGGGGTTAGGATCACTTGTTTAGCGGGCATAGTGACGCTCCAATGTAATGCGCGTGTCCGTATCAGGATTTTCGGTATCAACAAAATGAAGAATCTGAAACCCAATACCTGGGTTCTTAGATTTCTCTAATTCGCTGATTTTCTCAATACGGTAATTATCAAGAAGAGAGGTGTCAAAGAACGCATCACAATCAAAATGCGATACTTTAGCATGGGATATGCGCGTGACAATGTAACGATCAACCCAACGGTGCATGGCCTTATATATCTCAGACCCACCGCAGATGAATATCTTAGTACGCTCTCCGCCTGTATCGATAGAGTCTGCTAGGGCTCTAGCTGTCCATATTGCATTTTCAGGACTTGAGGTAACAATAACACCTTGTGCAGTCAGTTGCATGTTTCTAGTGAGAACAATAGTAACACGTCCCGGCAATGGCTTCCCTATACTTTCAAAGGTCTTACGACCCATAATGACAATTTGCTTATACGTCGTTTCTTTGAAATGTTTAAAGTCTTCCGGACAATACCACGGGATACTGTTATCACGTCCTATCCCCCACTTGGCATCACAAGCCAATATACCGATAGCGTTATCATACATCGCCTTTCTCCTTAATAGCGGCTAGTAACTCTCTAACAATAGTTGAAGCTGTTTTAAATTCATGCCGACAATCATACAGCGCGTGATGCAATATCCCTTCAAACTCGATAGCATATTTAGGATCGATTCCTAGCAATAACCGCCCCAGCCAGACTATTGTGCGTAGTGATTGGTTATCGCCATACTTCCATGGTAGTTCAATGTCCAAATCTCGATAAGCTTCCACAATAATAGCGTTGTCAAACTCACTACCGTTACCCGTTATGTTGATTTGTTTAACATCATGTTTCTTTTTAAAATCATTGATGTCATCATTTATTTTTAATAGGGCTTCAGCCAAGGACATGCGTGGTAGAGTTTCATCGAATATTTCTCTTTGAGCCTCTAGAGAAACCAGGGAGCTGTCTTTCCAGAATACCTCAAACGTATCATGATCCATTATACGGTCCTCTTGACCAACCCCGTTTATTCGATAATACGACTCTGCCAAAATCTCACCGGTAACAAGATTACCAATAACTAGACCTATGGTGAATATGTGTGTTTTATTACGAAGAGATCCTGTCTCAATATCTAAAACACCAGCGATGGGGTTTCTGGTAATTGCTTTTACATCGTTGGATATTTTCAAGTCGCTATTCCTTATTATCTAATTTAAACTGCTTAACAAGACTTTCAGAGAAATCACCCCCCTCTAAGTCTTTCAAAAACATCAGGTAGGCAATGCAGTCGGTAATCTCACCCTTCGCTAGATGGGATTTTAAAGCCACCACGCATTCTTCAGGAGTGTTAAAGAACCGCCCCTCACCTATTGCAGCATTTGGTGGCGGGTAGCGCCATCCCCTAGTTAGACCATGTTTAAGTTGTGCGTGACGTAATTTAACTAGAACATCATCAGCTGCTCTAACAACGGTGTTGAATGTATCGTCGTGTAGGTCTTCAACGTTAACTGGATTATAGTTACTCATTTTAATTCTCCAATATATTTAAAGGGAATGCCGTAGTTGTTACAGATCCTTTCAAACATCTCAATGAGTAGATGTCGATGGCAGAAGTCACCGTCTTTACAATAACAACCGAACGCTACTTGTTCTTGTTTGCTCATCGCTTCAAATAAATTACGATAACGTCGATACCTCAGACGCATCAGTGTTTTAAACTTCTCAGTGTATTGTTCTTCTGTAATCTCACCTTGTTTGTAAGCCATTAATAATGCCCATGTCGGGGCCAGCCAGCGGTGGCCGCTTTTAACAGAGCTATTTATAAGCAGTATATGCTCGTGCTCTGGGTTATCTTCAGCCTTGCCAATTTGATATGTATAACACTGCATGATGAATCTCCTCTATAGGTTTCATTACCCGCGTCAGAGTTAACACGGCATAAAGCCAGGGACAGTACCCTGGCTAGTTTAATTACCTACGCGCGGTTTACCCACTGGACCTTGATCAGGACTAATAGCCTCTAGTAGATTACGTGACTCGTTATTAATACGTTTAATACGTATCAGCAAATCAATAATCTGCCGACTGTTTAATTTAAGAGATTGAGCAGCTAGGCTTTTATCTTTTTCGATATATTCTTGCTTTTCATTCATCTCCGCAATTAACTGATCAATAATATCCTCAAGGGGTATACCGTCAGGATTTGTTCGAGACATGAGGATTGGGGTCGTGCCCATAGCGCCCGTCTTCCTAGTTACGTGTGTTAACTGCGCCATTGGATCGACTTTAGCTTGAATGATCTTTTCTATATCTCCGAGCGTTTCATGTCCGACGTTTGTGGGTGTAACTAAAAAGAAAGTTGCCATCACGACCTCTTTATATAAGGACCAAATTGGAATTCATAAAACCAGTAAGCCACAGCTACCGCATCAACACTGTGCTCGTCTAGTTCCTCAGGGTTTACATCTCTTTCCCAGCTAATATCATCTTTTGCAATAAGTGCCTTTTGCATGTCATCTTTATCTTTACTAGAACCTGACACACCAAGTGCGTTCTTAACGCTCTTAGGGTCAATCTCATTAAGCTTCAATGAGAAGTCATGTGTAAGTAGAGCTTGATTGACAATACACACGCATTCTTTTAATGCACCATAAGCTGCAGGGAAACGTCCTAAGAATGGCGTCTCGATTGCAACAGCATGGGGGTCCCACTGATCAAAGATATTCAAAATTGCATTATAGTGACCGTGTAGTTTAGCTACTCTATCACCATGTATTTTGGCAATATGAGCGTATCGCTTAACATGGTCTTTACCCTTTAGCGTAAAAGACTGGGCGCAGATAACTTTATAGGTTCTAATGTCTACCTCTAAAATACCTACACCCATGTTGTCAACGCTAGGATCAAAGCCAATGATGCGAAAAGTGTTTACACCGAACATAGCTAACCTAACCTGTTGTTATTGAGCTTGATTACAAGCATCTTTCTCCTAGCGATCTCAAGGCTATAAGAGGAGCGTCGAGCTCCTCCTTGACCGGTTATCTCTAAAGGTAATGGTACATTAGAGATGTAGAGCGCGCCGCATTCCTTGCAGTGACATGGCCAGGCATGGCTACCATACAGTTTTTCCCGTGATGCTTCACTTATACTGGTAAGTGAGACTTTACCTTTACAGGTCTCTATTTCACACTCATAATCGAGCGTGTGGGCAAAGGTACTTAACGTTCTTATATGGTCACTTTGCATGTCATCACCTTAGATTGATAATGATTCAGTACCACCTAGATTAAACTCAAGCGTTAAGCTGTTATTTAACAACCATAACTGCTGATGCATGGTGATGTGCGTGTTAACCTGCGCGGCAATAACTTCAGCGTAAGTGAATGAACCACCTTCGCTGTTAGTAGCGCTGTGTGTGTAGTCCTGACCAGATACCAAACCTATCTCAGATAACGTCGCGTACTCTTCTTCACCATAGATAATTTTAGCAGCATTAACGATTTCGTTGATAATGTCGCTAGTGAAGTTAAGCGTGATACCTGCAGAGGCGGTCAGGTACTCACCATCAGACACGTTAATACCCGTAGGTGATACTTCAGTTGGCGTTGGACTCAAGTCGCTTGAAGACGGCGTATATGGAACAGTTGACTGATCACCGTCAGTAACAGTTACACGGTTGTAATCAATATCCACGTTAGTGTTATCGATGCGCAGTAAGTAATAGGCGATGTAATTAACACCGTCAATAGTTTCTTCGCGACGCATGCCGTAACGGGCACGCTGTGCTGCGGTAAGGTCATTATCTACCTCGCGTAATACAAAGGGTAGGTGTTTAAATAACGCCGCGTCAGATGCTCTGTGGGTATTTAAACGCGTAAGCGATGCACCGTCTGCGCCACTGGCGTTTCTATGACCACCACGTCCGATTGCTAGGTACTGCATTACCGGATAGCCTCCGGTTGGATGGATGCCATCGAGAATACCAAACTTTTCATTTAGTGTGGTATTATCTACGATGTCGTAGGGAATACCTAAAACCTGTGCTGATTGAAGCGCACTGGCGTAGATGGTACGTGTTACATTAGTCATGTGTTATTTCCTTTACGGCGACTTCAACGTTTGCAATGCGTATAGAACCTAAAGTCTTAGCACGGGTGTGAAGTGTTGCAGTATCTAATTGGTTAATGGAGAACTGTGCATACGATTGGCTTGTGTCATTTAACCTTAACACGCCTGGTTCAATATCGATGGAACCCATGTCTGCATGTAGAGATGCGTCTTTGACACGAAGTGTAGAATCGTAGTCACCGTCGTTATGTGAGCCAGATATATCCAATTCAGAGATCTTGAATCTACTAGTATCTACATTAAATGAATTCTGACCTAACAATGTTGATACGACGTTAATATCGTAACTGGTTAGCTGGTTCAAAATAGACACTAGCGCGTTTTGTATAGCCTGCGCGGTGGTATCTGTAGATGCATCGCTACCTGTGGACGTCTCTACAATAATATCCATAAATGCTTGTGCATCTGTAATGCTAATCTCTTCAACATCAATATCGTTAACAAATAACCATTGATCGTAAGTTTCTATATTGCTAAGCGTGATAGTCTTAGATTTAGTTAATCGATTAAACAGAATACGTAATTCTGCTTTCTCTTCGATCTTGCTAGCCATATTAGAGGCCGTTAAGATAGAGGCAAGTACCGTATATACATCGTGAACATGTTCAAAGAAGCCTTCGGCGTTGATAATGTTAGACGTGGTAGGTAAACTTAAGAATAAATCACGATATGGTTCTACATATTTAGGATTCAGTCCTTCGGTGAATGTATCCCAATCCTGCATTACTGGTTCTACTGTTAAGAACGTAGTAAAGGTAGGGATTTTATCTAATGTTACGCCTAGTGTGCGGTTAAACAGATACATGTACAATATAAATGCATCAGCTGCACTTATTTGAAGTATGTTACCGCTATGCGGGTTAACTAATGTTACGTTACCACTATAGACGTTGATGTTAGATAAATAAACCCAATGTTCAAGTAATAGTTGGTTGATGTCAACAGCTTCAAAGCTATCGTTGATCTCTACTACTGATTCTACCACTTTAGTTAAGACACGGTCTCTGCCTGAGCGCTGCATCTTCAACACCCACTCATCTGTGAGTTCCTCTGCGTTAAGCCCATTATCAGGCGCAAAGTTACGAACCAATTCAGTCAGTTCATCGGGTGTATAGATTTGTATTGCATCAGCGCTAACTAGAGAGTCGTTAAGTGGATAACGAATAACGTCAATCTCTGGACGTATTGAATCAGGTAAACTGTCCGTACGATGACGTAGGTCGTAGGCGTATAAAGGTAGACCACGTTTGGTTAATAGATTCTCAATTAACAGTCTAAACGTTGATGTCTTCCCTGAGTTCTTATAGATGTATCGGATGTTTCTATATAAGAACAAAGCCTGCGCGGTATTAAGGCTTTCACGATAACCACTCAAACCACCATGACCTGCTAGGTAGGTCCATACGTGATAACTATGGGCCTTGTACGTCTTAGCGTTATCTAACCGTATGTTGATAATAGCATTAGGTAGGTGACTGAACATCACACCTATGGCGCTTGCTAGATAAAGATCATCACTTAACGTGTAATCGTTAATATGCCACCGTAGCATATGGCGATGTATCCAATTCTGTATACGGCTAATTAAATCAGCCTCATTAATCTCAACAAGGTCATTGTTATAAAAAAGAATATCCCAATCGGAAGCGGCAATAGCCGTATCTATATCAACCGGATTAACAATACCACGGATTAACGTTTCTTGATCAGGATAGCGGGCAAGCAAAGACAGATACGCATCGCTATTAAAGGTATACGCTTTCGCCGTAGAGCGGTGTATCTCTAAACTCTCTCGAGTGAATGCTATGACCTCTAAAGTATCAAGTGATGTTACCGTCATCGGTTCGTCAAAAGGATGGTATTGACCGCTTAAATTTAAATAATATTTCCATGTACTCGGGTCCGTTTCATCAACTTCTACCCCAAGCAGGTTAAGTTCTGCATTTATAGCAGATGCGACTTCGCTGGATTTTAAAATAATCGAACGGGCTAGATTAATACAGCTTTGTCGATAAAGATCGTAGGTAGAGTCAGACATATTGTACTTCGCTCTTTATTACAGTTATAGGTAATTACACAATGGCAACAGAACATATTCGCAAACACTCCCATCCCCGCCATGACGCTGATCAAGGGATGTCGGCCGAAACTAAAAGCATCATTGATAAAATAGTTAATCCTACGCAATCAGATGGAGAGCCGCCTAGAAAAACAAAAGCGCCTTCAATGAATGTCATGGAAACTATTTCTAATGAGATAGCCACTAACATTAACGATGCTAGAGCCATATTTGAAATTCTGCCTGATACCGAAATGGCGATGCAAGTATTAGTATCGTCAATACTTTCGCCTAAAGACATGATCTCTACAGACATCAACTTCACCTCCAGCGTATCTGGTGAGGCTGCTGATATAGCGGCTAGTGTCATAAAGATTGTGCAGAATTATTTCATCACCGAGTTTGGTCTTAAACGTCGCCTCAGTAGTATATTGCAAGACGCGTTATTTAAGACAGGTAGTTATCCCATTGCTGTTATACCTGAGAACACGTTAGATGATGTAATTAACAGCAACGACCAGGTATCTACAGAAAGCGTGAAGTCTTTTTTCACTAAAGATACTACCAGTGTTCGCCCTCTGGGACTGTTAGGTAACCCTAATAGTGGTGGCAAGAAAACCAGCATTGGCATAGAGAGTTTATTTAGCGCCAATACCGCGCCTGATAAATTTGATAATTTTAACCCTTATACCACAGTGACAGATAACTTTAACGCACTTAAAGTACCTGCATTGTTAACAAAGGCACGTCAACACGCAGTGGCGGATACGTTTCAAAACAGAGGCGTTGCGGGTGTAAAGGTTGGGTTAGAGTCGTGGCGTGGCAAGCAGGGAGAAGACAAACCAACTGTGCTTAAATCGGCGTATCGTCGTCGTGTCTACACCCAGCGCTCTGCCGTGCAGCTACAGACCTCCGAGGCGCTTAACCGTGAAGCAGTAGGTCATCCGCTGGTGATGAAGTTACCTAGTGAATCTGTCATTCCGGTGCACGTTCCGTCTGATCCATCTAACCATGTTGGTTACTATGTGCTATTGGACAAGAATGGTAACCCGGTTACACGTGCTAAAGATTCTAAATACTTCACTAATTTAAAGCAACGTTTGAAAAAAGAAAACGAAGGCACGAGTGAGCTTATAGAGCAAGTACGTCAAGGCATGTACGGTGAACGTAGTAACATTGCTGATCGTACTGAGTCAGAAATCATTGCCTCTTATACATCTCTAATCGAAAACGATTTAGTCGCACGTTTAGAAGCAGGCGTGTATAATGAGAATGCTACATTATCATGCCCTAGCGAAGTAGGTCGTATTATGCTTGGTCGCGCATTAAGTAAGATGCATACTCAGGTATTATTCATTCCTGCTGAACTGCTGACGTATGTGGCTTTTGATTACAACGACGACGGTACAGGGCGTTCATTGATTGAAGGTTCTAAGATTATAGCATCGTTGCGCGCTATGACCATGTTTGCAAACACCATGGCCGGTATCAAGAACTCTAACAACCGTACTAAGTTGAACATTACTTTAGATGAAGATGATCCAGATCCAGCAAGTACTGTGGAGAAGATCATGCACAACTTTACTAAGAATCATCAACTTAGCTATCCGTTAGGTACTATTGATCCATCGGACATTACAGGTTACTTGCAGCGCTCGTCAGTTGACATTAACGTAGAGGGCCACCCTGCGTATCCTAATACCAAGACCAACGTGGAAGATGGTCAGCGTAATATGGTTAATGTCGATACGGGGTTAGAGGAAAGCTTACGTAATCGTCACTTCATGTCGATGCACATCGCGCCTGAGATTGTAGACTCTACGCTAGATGTTGAATTTGCTACTAACGTGGTAGGTTCTAACCTATTGCTGGCTAAACGTGTTATCATTTATCAGGACACGCTGTGTGATCACTTATCTGACTTCATTCGTAAGTTTACGTCTAATTCATCGGTACTGATGGAACAGATTGTAAATGTGATTGAAGAATCTTCATTAAGTAAGAAACTTAAACAAGGTAAGACCGATGTAACTGAAGATGGTACCATAGACACAGTGGAATCATTAATTGCTGAAATCATCGATTCTATCCGTATTAGCTTACCTACACCAGATACTGCTAAGTTAGCTAATCAGGGTGCGTCTTTTGAAGAGTTTAACAGTCTTCTTGAAGCAGCACTTCCTGCTTACTTAGATGCTGAGATGTTTGACGGTATGTTAGATTCTGACCTTGAAGAAGGTATTGAAGGAACCATCGCAGCTCTGCGTAGTTACTTCCAGCGTCAATGGTTACGTAAGAATAACATCATGCCAGAACTTGACGGGATGGTTAATGATGGTTCAGTGGATAGTTTTGATATTGTAACTGTGCATAAAGACCACGCTGAAGCCATTCTTGGACCAATGCAGAAACTATTAAGGATGATGCGTAAGGAAGGGCGTAAAGCACAAAGTAACTTGGATGCTGATCAGGATAAGGATACACAAGCAGCAGAAGAGAAAGATGCAATGATCCAATCATTACAAGAAGAGTTAGAAGCGCTTAAAGCTAAGCTTGAAGGTAATGGGGAGGAAGAGGAAGCAGAGGAAGCTGTAGATGACAATACAGACATCCCTGAAGACCTAGAAAGTGAAGAAGAATCTGAAACACCACCTAGTGAAGAACCGGGTGCTGATGACGATCTACCACCACTTTAACGCATAAGTTGTAGGGTAGGATCACCTACCCTACTTTATGCCGTCACAATGGGATACAGGCGCTTTAATCGGACTTACGGTTACGACGTCGCTGTTGTCTTGCTACTTTAGCACGCTTACGTCCTTTAATGCGTTTATTGCGAGCAGCCTCGTCCTCTAACCTGACCCTACCGGAACTAGATCGTTTAGCTGTAATTGGAGCATTAGAAAAAGAAGAAGCCATAGCTGCTACTAGAGCAGCATCCATACGGGGTTTAGAGAACATGAGACATTCCTTATTTTTATAATTGAAGACAAAAAAATGGAGAGGGCAAAACCCCCTCTCCAAAATGTCTGGCCCTAACACCAGACGCCCTTTTAAAGGGGTAGTGACGTGTGGGTTATTATCCCCACAGTCCCAATGCGTAGTAGTCTTTACTTAGCCAGCCTGGCAGTACTTTTAGGCGGTACCCATCGATAGTGTCGATGAAGTAATGACGTACGTTCAACTCGCCTGTGCGAGAGAATAGATCTTTTAACACTTTAAACTCAGTTGGGTTAACGGATTGTTTGACCGATGCAATAGGTGTTTCTTTAGAGATGTTAAGCTCCATTTCTTTAAGGCTCCAAGGAACCTGAGTAATAGAGATGACATCTGCTAGGAATACCACAGCGTAGTCTTCTTTGGTTAGATCTAAGATGTCTGGGTCTTCGATGTTTTCTACAAAGCCCGATAAGTCGGTAGCTTCTGCCAATTCTACAATGTTGTCTTTAAGACGCTCAGCATCGTAGGTAGATTGTAGATAGTTACTTACATCACCTGCAGGGACAGCAGAGAAGATAAGCGATAGTAGATCGTTAACTTTATCTTCAAACAGTTTGCGCGTACGCTCACCGTGTTCATTTTCGATTTCAGTTAATAGATCATCGAAGTCAGCTAACTCATCTATAGTCCAATCAATAGACAGCGAGTAGTTAAGTGCATCGTTGATAATGCTGATAGCGCGATTAGCAATTTGACCACAGAAACGCTCAGGCATATCTAAGCCGTTCATAGTCTTAATGAAATCACCCATCGTCTCTGCTGCAACCAGATCATTTGCTCCTTCGCGATCAACACGATAAGCAATCGGTTTTAACTGACGATATTGGAATTCCAAGATAGCGTCCTCAGGGATCTTGATGTTCTTGCTGATCAACGCTTGACGCAAATAGAACTCGGCTTGTTGATCAGAATGCGCATCAATTAGATTGTTAAGCTGTACTGCTGGGACCATCTCATCCTCCTCAGCCTCATCCGATAGGATTGTCGCTGTGGCGTTTACGTAATGGTAGTTCCCCCATCCGTCACCTTGAGGAGAACCACTAGGCTTACCTAGATTTTGAGTAGTAAGGGCTTTATCTAATTCGTGCTGTTCGTAATCCATGAATTCACCTTTTTCTTTAATGACTTCCACGACGTAACCGTCTTTGTGCGGTAAGTAAATACGTTCGTGTGTGTTAGGGTTGTGTAAAATGTTAACAGGTAGAGTAGGTAATGTACTCATACCGGCAGCTAGATCAGTGTAGTATAGCGGTGCGTCGTACTTAGACGATAACTCATTGTCAAACGACACATCTTCAGCAGGTTTAATCTCAGGGGTATCCCAGCGACCACGCCCAAAAGATTCTACGGTGTTGGTAGCTGGTTTCTTATCCGTCTTACCCACATCGACTTCTTCGTAGTTGTGCAATCCACCACGACGACCAGTATCTACTGTCGAACGAGCAGGTGTGCGCTGGTTAGTGAACATCGATGAACCACCGTTATTCATACCGCCATAGTTATTACCCTGATAGTTTGACTGACTATTGAACCCACTCGTTGAGTTAAATCCACTTGTACGCGGGGCATAGCGATCGCCACCGCCCTGGTTATAGCCATAACCACCTTGATTGTAGCCCCCGCCTTGATTAAAACCACCTTGGTTAAAACCACCACCTTGATTGCCCCACTGACGACCACCACCTTGCTGTTGATTTTGAAACTGCATAATCTGCTGCTTCAATTGTTCAAACTCAGCAAGTGTGGACTGTACAGAATTGATGATGTTTGGATCCTGCACCAATTGCTGCAACGGTTGGAACTGTATTGCGTTAACCGATGCGTAGATCCCTGTCATTTTCTGGGCAACCATCTGACAAGCACCTTCTAGGTTTTGATTACCTGAACTCATTACAAGTTCTAAGAAGCCGCCAGATGAAATAAGCATATCCTCGTATGCTTGGTTGTTATACATGTTGTTCGCCATTTGATTATACAAGAACACACGCAGAGGATTACGTGTTGCCTGCTCTTGTAAGTTATGGCGTAGGTAGCCGTCCAGCATTCTAAATGCATCTGGACCCAACTGCATTGGGAATCCGTTAGGGGGATTACGACCAGGTACTGAATACGGCAGTCCTTGAATAAAGAACTGCTGATTAGGTACGTTAGGATCAAAGGGTAAATTACCGGGGTACATAAGAGACCTCGTTGTTTTTTGTCGGTAGTGTGTTTACAGTCTGATTGTTACGTGCGTGCAATTTTAGCTTGTACTGAGTCAATCAAATCGGCAAACTCTGGATTAGGTATAATCTCACCATCAGGTGTTACATTTAAGTAAGGGTTAATCTGACCATGGCCTGTTGGGCAGGAACTAGGCTGATTACCATAACTACATACTTCTGCTAGCGAGGCATGCAGTAACCTAGATGGTTTAGTCTTCGTACCGTTACGAGAGCCAGTCGCATCGGTCTGAGGCACTACTTTGTTAGTCATCTTAAACATAAGGTTATCACCTGCGGTAGATAGTGAACTTACTTCACCATGGCCGGTGTTAATCTTACGGATGGTATCAAACTTAAGATACTTATCCATTAGTTTCTCGATGTCTTTACTCGTTAGTGTTTTATTTTTATTGGAGTTTAGCTTGAAGGTGAAATTGAATATAGCCTTTATCACATCTAGTAATATATATCTCAATGTTGTTAGCTTCTTACCGTATAGGTTAGAAACGTCCGTTGTGACTATAATCTCATTCATGGTTTCGATGATATAAGCAAATAGTGCGTAAATGTCTTTACACTCTACCCCTTCCTTCTCAAGGTTCATCTGTACCAATCCATCAATGTAGTAATCTAGACTCACCAGGTGAGCGTCGATGTCCTCTAAGAGCCTTCCTTCATTCACTTTACTCTTGAAGATAACATGTCCCATCAACACACGCCATAAACGTGTATCGTCAATGTACTCCGGACGAATACGCTGAGTAAAATGATCTGCTAAGTAGAAGAAGGTTGCAAGTAGGTTGTCTGATAGTTGACTGCGTTGATCACGTTTACACGCTACACGTATTTGAGTAGGTCTGTAGCCCTTACCCTTAACGCTAATAGGCTGTAAATGTAAGCTCTCTACAATCATCCATTCAGACTTAGGGTGGGTTTGCTCGTTAATCGTGTTACGATCACCCACCACTACATCCATACCGCAGAAACGTTTGAAGGTTTCCGTTACCCCGTATTTACAAAACAGATAATGACCTAAGGTACTTACCATATTTAGGCGGAGTCCACCCATGTAGATAATCTTAGAGTTTTTATCTTTCTGGCGTAAATGGTAAATAGTACTCCATGGGATACTTAAGGTTTCTTTTACACCATCGATGACCAGGTTGTGCGTGACCCTCTCAAAGGTAAGTTTGTCACGTGTTAACGCAACGAATAGTTTACCATCATCAACAGAGAAAAGATTATCAACCATGACAGGATTGATAACATACTTAGAACCATTTACACGTATTAAACCACCTGGTCCAACAAACGGAAGTTGTAACAGACGTGGGAATAACTTCTGGCCTTGATAGCTGAAGTTAAATTGAACAGCGTAGAAGTCACTAGGTGCTAGATTAAACTCAGCACGCGATGAACGCTTGCGCGTCATGTAGTTATACTGCTGCTCTGGTGTCGCTCGTTTGTACTCTCCATCGTACGTAAATCCCTCTGGAAAGCTTCTTGCTGCACATTTCCACACATGGTCGATGTATTCCTCGACTCCACGCATCTGCTCTACGACCAATCCTTCCGCCAAAAGGGGATTGAACTTAGGCACATGTTGCTCGTGTATGTGTGTAAATAAATATTGATCCATTAGATCATCCTCCGATCAGTTATGTCTACATTCGGACATAATGACACTTCTTTTTAAGCATCACCATAGGGTTAGTGTTCTCTGTAATTCTTAACGCTTAGTCTCGGAATTTAGCCACTGCCGCCAATGCAATACCGATGCCTGTTACTAATGCGCCGCCTATTTTAAGGATCTCCACACCAACGCTACGCTCATCCTTCATTCGATCTACTTTTGCTTTTCTTTCCAACTCCTCAATCTTCCTTTGATGATCACGTTCTTTACGTGACTCTTCTAAACGTTTAGCACGCTCTTCTGCTTCAGCTGCCTCTTTATCTAGCCGTTGCTTCTCTAGCTGATACTTCTTCTCCAACAATTTAACTTCATCCCCATAAGTAAGACACTCTTGGGGGTTGTAGTAAATCATAGGTGCATCTACGTTATCTGGATTCAAACAGTCTAACGTTTCGTAATGGCTTGTGGTAGGACCGTTGACAAAGATACCGTTAATCTCACCAGCTTGCGATGTGTGGGAGCTACGATGTATCCAGATGCCGTCCTCAAGGCTTTCTGACATGGTAGGTTTAATCTCCATCACATCCCCTTGGATATTGATGTACAGTGAATCGAACCGCTTGGCATTATCTATCAGCGTGATTGTAAAGTTACTTCGTAGTAATGCTTTTCTATCATTCTCATGTTGAGTGAAGATACTGGTTGCGTCCTTACCAGAGTAAGGATGTCTAACGTCGTTCCCGTCTAACCCAATACAAACGTCTAGGTTAGTTAAGTAAAGTCCTTTAGGGTGATCTGAGATCGCCCTACCACCAATGATGTATCGGATAGTAAACTTCAATCCTGATTTATGTTTCTCTATATGGTCTCCTGATGTAATAGCTTCGATAACGCGCTGCTGTTCGCAGTGTTGATTGTTAACATCTTCTTCTACGTCAATCATTAGCTGGTTGATAAATTCATCCACACGGTCATAGGCGACTAAGAAGGTTTGCTCGACAATAAGCTTACCTACATGAGCCGATGGGATGTTCATGTGTTTATCCTCTAGTGTTAGAGGAAACATAATGTTGTTACGGTGAGAGAGATATAGCACCTTACCTGTATAGTTATAATAGCTTTCAGTCACACGCAGTGCTGCATGTCGCGGCTGACTATACGTATTTTCCTTATACGCTTCCATTGATCTTATACGTGTAAAATGCCCCCTTTTCCTAGATTTGTCCATTTGGCGTATTCTCTAAACTTAACCCTATTAATGGTCTTAGCGCAAAGACCACTCTAGTAATGTAGGTCTGAAGTATCGTCGAGACGGCATAGACGGCATAACACCCAGGAACCTTAAGTCCCCAGGTGTTACTTAACCACACTAAGTGATATTTAAAACGGTAATTAAACCGGCATTGTCTTTTTTTGTTTTGTAATACGCAAGCGCATTTTAACCAGATTGTTAATGAAGCGTTGGGGAGGAAACCCTCCCCGAAGTAGGCTTAGCTACGTGTTGGTACACCACCGATGTAGTCAGTGAAGACTGCGTCGATGTTAGACACGTTGATCACACCCAATACTGGTAGGTGTGGAACGTGTAGGTCACGTGGTTGAACCTGAGTTTCTTTAGTTGTAGCATTGTCACGTGAAACTTGCGCTGTGCTAGTAAGCTCAGGCATGTAGAAGTGAGTACCAAAACCAAGTGCATCAGGCTTACCGCTTGCACCGCGACCGAAACCAAGAACGATCTTACCATTCATACGAGAATCAGGTGAAGATACAACTTCAAAGTCCATACCGATGCTTGCAGTGCGTTCATCACCAGAAACCATGATGTGCTGAGCGATAACGTTATCTGTACCGATGATCAACTTAGGCTTAACGCTAGTACCACCAGTTTCCATTTCTAGCGCTGCTGCGTAGTTAGAACGATCCATCATCTTATAAGCTATTTGACGAATGGCGTCTACTAGTACCGCAGAGAAGTCAGCTGCTTTCTCATGAGACTTGGTAGAGTTGATCACTGCTTTAGCATCGATAGTTTCTTCTTGGAAGTAAGGCTTCACTAGAAGACGACCGATACCTTGTACTTGTGGAGCAGCACCAGTTGCGCTTGCACGTGCAACAGTTGAACGAAGGCTATCTACATAGTTAAGTAGAGTAGTTACCGCGTTGTTTGAAGTACGTGTACGTGCAGTTGTAATAAGAGCACGTAGATCAGAAGCGCTGTCGCTAGCACCGTGAACAGGCTGAGGTGCAGAGATAGGTGCACCTAGTGGTACAGTGTAACGCTCTTTAACTTCAGTGCGATCGATCAAGATACCACGAGTACGGCGGTTAGCGTTAGTTAGACGCGCGTCCAATTTGTAACCGATAACTTCCATAGAGAAGCTGTCGATAGCAGTCTTACCAGCACCAGTGCTAGTAGAGATAGGTGTACCGCTAGCGTCGTGTAGACCGTTAACGCGAACAGGTGATGCATTGATTTCAAGTGCACCAGTTTCAACGTTAATTGTACCGTTAAGCTTAAGGTCAACAGACGCAACGTTGTCACCAAGACCGCTAAGTGCAGCAGCAGCAGAACCATCAACACCTTTAGTGTCGTTAGCAAGCAATACCGCGTTGTTAGAGAACGTTAGTGTCATTTCACGGCTATCACCTTCAGCAGCAGGCTGGAAAGTAGTACGTGGAAGACCTTTAACCTGGATCTCAAGAACGTCAGATTCACCAGTAGATGAATCGGCTTGGTTAGCGGCATCGCGAACAAGAACGTAAACAGTCTTAAGTTCAACACGACCGTCGATAGAATCAGTGCTGTCGATCTGTGCATTGATACGGTTAGGACCAGTTGCAAGAGAAACCAGATCCATTTGCGTGTCTACGCGAAGTGCAGAAGTCTTGAACTCGTCACCGTCAACTTTAGTGTCAACAGGTGCTAGTACGTCTGTGTCTACGAAGAAGTCAGCGCGGCTGTCGTCAGCCAGGTAAACTGGAACAAGTGCAGTAGTTTGGTTCTCAAGAATAGTTGCATCTTGAACCGCTTCTACTAGGTTAACTTTACCGAAGTTAGTGATGCTGCCAGTAGCAGAACGAGTAACTTCATTGAAAACCATGGTACGCTGTACAGATACTTCAGCACCTGCGTTGTCAGGAGACATTACGTAAGTTGGGAAGAATGCTTCAGCAAACGGGTCTTGTACCGCAGCAAGGGCGTTGAATACAATTGAGTGTGGAGCAAACTTACGAAGTTCAGTTTCATCGAACGCTTCGTTAGAAGGCGTTAGGCGGAAGTCCATTGAACCCGCTGAACCAAATGCTGGAAGTTCTGCGTTGCTTTCTGTAGAAACACGCATTGCTTTCTGAGCGTAAACCGCAGGGTTACCGCTAGCAAGTAGAGCAATTGCAGCTGCTTCAAGACCGATTTCGTTTACACGGAAATCTTCACCAAGCGTATCTTTCAGTACAGTGTTAAGCTCTTGTGAACCGTGTTCAAAAGACGCTTCAAGATCCGTACGTGCGTTGTCGTCCAAAGACTCCAATGCCACAAGATTGTTCGCGATGGTGTGGTTAGACAGATCAGCACCTTGACCCTGCAGAAGCGCGGAGATGCTTGTTTGAGCGGCACCTAAACCAGTTGCCTTTTTCTTGATGCTTAATAGGGACATTATCGTACCTTTCCTTTCATTAACGTGGATTATTAAGAAGCGTGTGTCTCATACAGTGTGTGACACGAGTTTGCTTCTACAGGTTAAAAATGCGGATGACTACGCTGCGTGACGCAGCTGCATCGCAACGTAGCTGGTATACAGTGGCGTCTTTAGTATGTCGCCATGACTATAGCGTATCTGAAGAATGTTGAACAGTTCCTCATATAAATCTACAACCACTACAGGTTCTTCACTAGGCTCGACGCATAAGCCTATAGTATCCGTGCCGATTAGGCAGGGTTTCATAGAGATAGACTCAATGGCGCTTCCTAATGTTTGCCCGAAGACTAAAAGTTGCGCCTGACTAGCGGTATCCTGGTGCTGCATAAGTTTAATGCGTGCGCCGTCTTCTGGAACATCTGGCAACCCTTTAATAGTAGCATGAGGAAAACTTGCTGCTAATGCGTTAAGCCAAACGATATCATTAGAACCTAGCTTCATAAGCGTGTTATAACAACAAGCTTGGTAGAACTGAACATCTTCGGGTGATAGTATAGACGACAATTTCTCAATATCCAGCACACTGGTGAGAGGCTCGCCCAGACGCGCTAAAGTTTGCTTTAGCCAATGGGGTATAATGACATAATTCATAAAGGGCCTTTAAACGGTAGTTGCGTGTGATTCATCTATACAATAGGAAACCTCATGGACTCAAAACTCTTACTCGTAAAAGCAATTATGCTGCTGTATCGCGAGGGTCAATTAGAGGATAATAGCGGTCAATCTGAATCGATTATCAAAGATGTAATAGAGGCACTTAAACCAACCTTCAACAGTGCGGTATCAGGATCGTCAAAAGACACACTCATTGCCCTTAGAGATACACTTCTATATATGCTAGAAGAACCGTCAGGGTATAAACATGACCGAGATACTATCATACAACGACTTCGTGTAAACATCATTGATGATGAGTCGTTATTCAAAGCAGTTGAACTTGGCATGGTAGAGGTAGAGAGCGAAGAACGTATACAACAAATCTGCTACGACCACATCCGTACCCTTCGTCAGTTTTTATCAAGAAACACTATTAAGAACATCATTAAACAAGCATCGCAGGATGTACACTTTAATGAAGAGTCAGTTAACTGGACTAGTTTTACCGCCGACCTTGTTGAGAAGCTAGAGCCCTATACCAGTAATATGATTGAAAATGCACAAGGCTTGGTCACTGAATTAGACATTGATAACATCGATGATCTTGAAAAGGTCATGAAAGATGGTAATGAGTCAAACTCTACAGAAGGCATCATGCGCTTAGGTTGGCAAGGTGTGAATCGAATGACAGGTGACCATGGTGGGATTAGACGTGGTGACTTCATTCTAATAGGGGCACTACAGCACAACTTTAAATCAGGGATGCTAATGAACATCCCTAAGCATGTTGCGCTTTATAACAAACCATACATGTTAGACCCTAAGAAGAAACCTCTCATTATCTATATCTCTTTAGAGAATAAGATTGAAGATAACATTCTTATCCTTTATAAGAACCTTAAAGAGAATGAGACGAAGGAAGAGTGTGATGTTTCTAACGTTAACATACAAGAAGCAGCGGCTTACCTTAAAGAACGTTTAGGTAGGAACGGGTATCACTTTAAGTTCTTGCGTTTCGACCCAACGGACTTTACTTATCGTGATTTGTTTGAGCTACTAGACAGATACCAGGCTGAAGGCTACGAGATCCACCTTGTTTCCGTTGACTACTTGAACATGATGAGTAAGCAAGGTTGTAACTCAGGTACTAATGAAGCATTTCGTATTCGTGAGTTGTTTAGACGTGTACGTAACTATTGTAACCCTAAAGCGATTACGTTCTTAACAGCCCACCAGTTAAGTTCAGATGCTAAACAGTTAGTACGTATGGGTAATAGCGACTTTGTTAAGGAAGTGGCTAACAAAGGTTACTACGATTCTGCTAAAGGTATTGACCAAGAGCCTGATTTAGAAATAACCATCCACATCGAGAAACCTGGAGATGGACATAGCTACCTTACCATGATGCGTGGTAAACACCGTAAGTCAGGTAAGATTACACCAGATAAGGATCTCTTCTGCGTGTATCGCTTTGAGTCAGTAGGTGATATTCCAGATGATATTCATGGAGCTGACCTATCCAGACGTTCAGTAGGTGGTGGTGTTAACAGTGAGCCAGGTGCTGGCGACAGTGCATGGTGGGATTTACCCAAAGGCGACAGTGCCGCATAAAAGCCTAACCACCCGGCCTCACGGCTAGGTGGTTAGCTTATGCCGTTTAGATAAAGCTAGCAAGTACTGCTTGAGATATTTCATGGTAACGTTCACACTCTAGTAGATCAGGATGTTTAAACATACCTTTAGATTTACAGTGTCTGATCATCCTATCTTGCTTCTCACCGTAGTAGCCATTAAGCGCCGCACCTAGACGCAGGTAGTCTACGTAGTCTATACGTTTCTTAGATTCATCCGTTTCACGGCGTCGCCAATGTTCAACCGCATAAATAACAGGTTGTTCAAATTCCCATTGTTTTAAGATCTGACCACCTAAGATAGGGGAAAGTCGATTGGCAGTTTCATTAAGAAATGCATCGGTAGCATACTCGGATGGGTTAGTCTCTGCCTCGTTAAGTATAGCTAGCATGCCGATGTTGTGGACTAGGCAAGCAAGGAATAATGTTTCTTCTCTTATATGCTTTTGTTTAGCACAGACCTCCAACGCCCCCATGGCGCATGAGGTCATAGTAACGGTATCCATCCATACTTCATGCATTTTAATTTGGATTTGTTTGTTCTTAGAATCAAACAACTGTTCCATCGCCATACCTATAGCTAGGTTTTTAAGCTTAACCAAGCCAATACGCTTGCAGGCTTCGTGAATATCGGTAATCGTTGATACACCGCGCACTAATACAGTATTGGAGTAGCGTAGGATGCGGGTAGTAAGTGCAGCATCCGTTGCAACGACTTGACTAACATCAGTAATTGTTGAGTCTTCTAACTCAGCAGTTTGTTTTACACGTAGTGCGATATCAGGAAGTGTTGGTAGTGTTAGCGCATTGCTATTAATCTTATCCAGAATAGATAAAGTTAATGCGTTATGTTTCATGATTGAACAGGCTCCGTTGTCATAGAAGAACTTAGCAATAACCGGCTAAGTTCGTTAGGGATATAACTCCCGTATAGATACTGAGTTATAATACTGCGGCTGGCTAGCTTACCCTCAGCCAGAAGTTTAAACTGTGCGAATTGAAAACCGTGATTTAAAACAACACCTAAGACCGACCGTTCGTGTAGAGGTAGGCGCTCCTGATGTTCTTCTAATGCACGTCGCACAGGTCTTATATAATTCCAATCCAGTTGTTGGATGATGATTTCTTGTACTTTCTCTTTGAACGACTCCATCCAGATAGATAGCACATTGAAATTTATATCTACATCTTGCATAGCCGCATGTAAGCTGTGCTGACTCTGCGTACGCCACTTACTCATTACACGCACCCTAACCTCGTCCTGATGGATACAGAATAATCGATATACGGTAATGTAGGTGAGGGTCTCTAACACGCCTATAATGCCCGTCAGGCGCTTATATGGTGTGTTATCTCCTAGAGTAGCTATGATTTGGCTAACGTAGTTAACGTTGTAGCTTAAAAGACGTCTAAATTTGATCTCCGCCGATTGACGTTTAACAACCATCCCCGTGTCGGTGGTTTGTTGTATAAGTAGGAGCGGTAACAATTCATCTATGGTATCTTTACCTAGCTGACCTAAAACTGTCTGCATGTTTTGACGTTTAACATCTACCTTAGTCAGACGTCCTTGATTCTGCTCACGCAAAACAAATCTACCAATGCCGTCGGTTAGTGCGTCTGATTGCTGTACTAGTTTACTCAACTTCTTAAAATCTACATTAGGATGGTAAAGGACGTTAACTAGATCAGGTATCTCGACCCCTATAGCTTTTAAAGGGTTTTCAGTTAATGCAATATCGATGGCTTTATATAACTCACGGTGATATAACTCACTTGCTTTGAGTTGCCATTCTTGGTTTTTAGCATTTGCTTTAATTTTATCTTCTTGACGCACCCTCTCTATCTCTAATAGCGTTCTATTAGCAGGGAGTTCATTAGGTTGTCTAATACCACGCTTTAATATATCCTCGACGCTTGGCGTATAGCCAGCGGTAATGGAGTTGGCGTGTTGCGGGTTAAATAGATAAGTCTGACAACGCTGTCTTAACAGCCTTTTAACTAATGAGAATTGTTCTAATTGTTCTTCAGTCAGACGTCCTCTATCCAAGAGTAGTTTAACATTACGCATGGTCATCTGGTCCTTTATCGTCATAAGGTGAGGACCGTTACCGATCCTCACTGCTTATCAACGTATCGCGAAGTCTAACAATGCCATCAAGGCATTTATTTAACGGTTCGGCGGGGAAATGGATTTCCTGGCCCTTATCACCGACGTCTAGCAATTCCTTAGCTGTTGCGGCGTGGTCAGTATAGAGATCTAACATGGCCTCCATGGCATCTAGCTTATCTTCTATGGTATTAGTCTCTTCGAGTAATTTACCAAGATGACTACCGTATTGATTTAAGTTAACAATCCAATACACTATCCCGGTTCTTACATCCCTTTCTCTATCCATCGCTAAATAGCTAAAAGCTGCTTGACCACGATAAAGTTCGTGGATATCACGATTACGCTTCTCATCGATGTTAATGGTAATGTCAAAATGATTACGTCGAGTAGGTTTAAGACCTACTTTGTCAAACACATCCATGATAACATCTATAATACGCATGTAGGTATTATAGAAAGCATTAAAACGTCGAAAAGTCACGTAGTGGAGCTTGTTGGTAACATAAGACTTGACAGCCTTATCTACCTCCCCATACGCCCGTTTAGTGGGGTGGGGATCCTCGGCGGCATCATTGAAGCACTGATCGCGTTGACTTGTTAGAATATCACGAATAGCGCCTGCCAATACCTTCTTTTCTTCAAGTCTCTCAATCAAAACATCAATGTTAGCACGAGTAAAGCTGATGGTAAGTAATCGTCTCATGCTTGTGTCCTGTAACGGTTATATCGCACCCTACCAGTTTAGAGATACAATCATAGCATGAGTATCTTCTAGGCTCACCTTTGCCTTTTGACCCATCCGTTTTGCGTTACGCTTCACCTGCTCGTCGCTATAAGAAACGCTACTATCCCACGCCCACTGTAGCAAAGCTTGACGCTGTTTAGGACGACAACTCTTATCACCCAGCGTACAGTTAGCGCTAATCTGACCTTGATGACGTGCTACAAAACTACGCCAGCGTTTAATCTCTAACTCATCTTTCTTACCTAAACGACGACCTAAGTAATATAGACAGTACCATTCAAACCATCCGAAGGGGTAATCTGGATCGGTCCAGCCATTTTCTTTCCAAACAGACAATGGTTGACGGGATTTAACACCATAGTAGTTGATAGAGGGATCTGGATCATCTTTGGGACCTAATACCTTAGGGATATCGTACCATTCTTTAGGCAGACCCTTGACACTATTAATATACTTTCCTTCAAACACACCCATACGCAACATTTGATCGGGGGTGTAGCTGGGACCAAAATCACTGCTCCACGTGACTTTATTACTCATTACGTTCTCCACAACGTTAAGAATAGATGGAAACAAAAAAAGAAAGGGACGCCGCAACGCCCCTTATCTATCATGCATGATTATTTTCATAATAACGCAGTGCTTCTGCGCATTGCATTTTATTAGGGATCATAAAACTAGTGCTTAACGTCCCACCTTTCCAACTACCCACACCGACGCCTACTTCCTCGGCAAAATCAATTTCTGCGCGGTAAATCTTCCACGATAGAAAAGGGATCCAGCGAAATCCGATAGGGGCAACCTTAATATAGTAGACCCGCACATTGGCATCCACGCTATTAAGGTTAGGTCGGTCATGGTAATGTAGACCAACGGTCTCAGCAAGCGTATGTTCCTTATAAGGCTCAACAGCACTTACCCGCCATGGTAGATCTACTAACTTAGAACCCCGTCCTCCTAGATAGAAGTGTAGCGATTCGCTTCTAATAAAAACACCGTACCAAAAACTTTCTTGATCTGAATTAAGGGTTTCTGTACAGGCCCAATTACCTAAATGAATAGTAATACATAGCCAGTAAAGGGAAAGCGTAATGTCATTTCTTCCTTCATCCCAACTGATCATTCGTTTGGTGGTACGCGTTAATAGAAAATGTAGCGAACGATCAAACTTAGGTATCGCCCATCGTATCTCCAACGCGCCTACTCTTAAACGGGCGGCGGTTAGGCATTTAGGAAGTAAACGTTTTTTAGTTAGCATGGTTTATCCTTAAAAGGGTTTGGTTTATTATAAAAAAAGAAAGGGGATCATAGTAGCTAGCATCTATGTAATCCCCTACCCCTTAAAAACTCTATTGTTATTTGGTGATATCTAGACCTAGGTCACGTAAGAAGCGAATCCCCTTACGTGTCATACCGTAGGCCATGTAACGACCGTGGCGCTCTTTAGCCAACAGGTCTTTCTTAACCAACTTATTAAGCATCTGTGCAATAGCCGAGTAACCCCATGGATTATCACCATTTCTATAGTAGCTCATGAAGAACCCTTCAACCTCACCTACGTAGACTAGAGGATATTTGCCATGGTGGTTACTATCTACAATAGCTAACGCTAATACGGCTGGCAGACTCAGATCTGATAGGCGCAGCTTCACCATAATCTCAAGCGGTGTTAACCTAACATCATGCTTTTGTTTAAACAGTTGAATAACCTCAGCTGAGGCTTGTTGTACTTCTTCACGCTGTAGACGGGTAGTTTTAGTTTTCATTATTTTTCTTCCTTGCAGTAATCAACCATGTCGAATAATGCTTTACCTAAGTTATAACGCACGGTATTATCAATAGCCATGTCAGATAGCTGTCCACGCATAAGCGACCCATACATGCGTTTAATGTGTTCTGGCATATTTGCTACAATTACACCGTTGCTACCATAGCTGTAGCGATCAAACATAATAACGTTACCCACTGGTGTATTAGTTACATGCACTAGACGGTTATCTTCGGTTAGACCGATGAATTGAATACGTTTAGCTACGCTGGCGTCGTCTACACCGCGATCTAGATAGCCCGAGCCATTATTCCAATGGGTTGGGATTTGATCGATGATATATAAGTCATCGTCTAATACAGCATTGTCTTCAAAACCCGCGATTAAATTAACCAACGCCTTAGCTAGACGACCTTCGTTATCTTTGATAAGTTGTTTGATGTTAGCGGGAGTTGCAGGTGTTAGGTTAGTAGTTGTTTCAATAGCAGTAGCTGTCATGTTAATGTTTCCTTAAAGATTAATAGTAACCCACGTTATAGTGGGGATACGGTGTTTAAGTTACAGGCCATAGTTTCTTTGCAATGGACATAAGTCTAGTATTTAAATAATAGTCTAGATTAAATGCTTTCGCTATAACGTACTTGCTTAACTCACGAGCGTCTTCAGAGTTTAACGTTTTGAGAAGTTTCTTGGAAAGACATTCAACCTCAGATAGATGTTTGGCTTTAAACTCCTCCATTAACACAATCCTCTCATCACTGTTGGATGTTTGAACGTCGTCTACCATCCAGCTATCTTTATCGACATTGATAAAGAAACTTAAACATCTCATTAGACGTTTATTAATGGCCGGGTGATCTTTAACTGTTAACTTACTAGCACCTGTTAACATTGTTTCAGTTTCTGATGATTTTTTATTTGACATTTAACTCTCCTTTAAAAGGGTAGGTCATTTTGGACCTACCCGTCTGAGTTAATTACTTGGTTTTAAAATTACCCATGCCGTCGTGGCTAGCTGGTACGAGGTTATTAAAGATCTTAGCTTCTTCTTTAACTTCTTCATCCATAATGTAAAAATCTTCAAATTTAGAAGATTTAATTACTTCACCATTTTTAACAACCATCCTGACTCTTGCTGACGCACTTAATGTCAAGACTTTATCTGGACGTTCCAAACTAAGCTCTAGTAATAGAGCCTGAATGTCGTTAACATCACTGTCTGCATCGATAGACAACACGTCTGAGACTTGATCTTCTTGAGATACAGTCCAGTATGGATAAACATACTCGTCTTTTTCGTGGGCTTCTTTTAACTCATTTACCATCTCATCACCGTTTACCTTCACGCTAGTCTGATCATCACCCATACGTTCTTTAAGCGCCACGAGGCGGTGGGTAGAACGTAATTCACTATCGGCTTGGAGTTCTTTTAAATTAACAACTAGATTAATCATTGCTTTAAGGATACCCATGTAATCTTTTAGAAGATCTACACCGTAGGCCATCAGCTCGGTAAATACTTCATCATCAACATCAACGGTCAGTACGACCTCAACATCATCTTTTATACGTAGCAGGTAACCCACCGTGCTTAGTTTATTTGCAACTTTAACATCAACAGTTATAGAGGTTTTTAACTGCTCTAGGAGCTTCGCTGCCTGGGCTTCAGTCTTTTGTTCACCCATCAGCTCTGCAGCTAGTGGTTTAAGTAAGTCAATGGCTTGACTAGACTGTTCACGAAAAGCAGCAACTTCTGTACGGGTCAGGGTGAATGTTTGTGTAATCTGCATGGGCTTAATACCTTATTTAGTTTAAAGAATAATACATTATTGTATTTATTCACTAAGGTAATATAGAGGTATAAATGTTACGGATACGGCATAAAGTAGGGACTAGCCCTACTTTAGTTAACTATTTAGTCATTATAGCTTACTGCCGGTAATACCTGTCTGACCCTGGTACTTACCCCCTCTATCACCGTAAGTGACGTTTGGGCGGACCTTAGATGCTTTAAACTCTATCTGCGCAATACCCACACCTGCGTATATACGCATGGGTAGATTAGTACAGTTGGTGATCTCCACCACTAAGTTACCTTCCCAACCTGGCTCCAGCGGTGTTACCAGACTAAACATACCAATACGTGCCCATGTGCTCTTATTAGAACATGTACCCATGACGTTATTTGGAATAGAGAAGTATTCTACTGTACGAGATAGCAACAACCCACCTGGAGGCAGGATAACACTGTCGGCCTTCACTTCTTCAACAAACTCACGCTCATCAAAGTTCATGATATCGATAATGCGACCATCGTTAGGTTTACTAAAGAGTTTAAACTCAGGGGCAAGACGGACATCATACCCAAAGCTACTAAGGCCATAACTAGGAATACGTTGATCGTTGTCGTTAACTTTCACCGACGTATTGATGAATGGCTCAATCATAGGACGCTTTTTATTATTGACAATCGTTCCATCAATTTCGATAGAACAATCACCCGTGCAAAGTGCCTCTATAGCGTAATCTGGTATCAACATAACAACTAACTTAATCCTGGTTGTAAATTAAAGAAATCATCTGTGGCTATAATGACCACATGATTGTTTTCAATGAAGTAACTGGTAAATAGCGCATCCTCAAATAAACTCAAGGCATCTTTAGCAACGCCAAGTTTAGTTATCTGATTGCCATCTGCACTTTTTGCAATTACATTTTTATCGCCATGGGTCTGTATGATCTCTTCAATCATGTAAGTTCCTTATGCTGACATTTTACCTGAAATAGGTGGGTGTGACTGATAGCCTATTACCTCAAAGTCTTCATCGGTCATATGGTTAACCACATAGTCCCAATCCGTGATACGGTCACTTAACTTTATTGTAGGCATCTCATAGGGATCACGACTCAACTGTTCCGTCACCTGTTCAAAATGGTTTTCGTAGATGTGGAAGTTATTATGGTCATGTTTAACCCAACCCGGCTTATGACCTGTTATCTTAGCCATCACCGCTAAGAAGACATAACACTGCATCATATTCCAATTCACACCCAAAAACGCATCAGAGCTACGCTGAGTCGACGTCATGTGAAGTGTGTCGCCTAACAGTGTAAAGGTGTGGCTATACATGCATGGTCTTAGCGCACCTAATTCAAAAAGACCTGGATTCCAAAACGTAACGATCTCGCCGCGATCATCTACTCCTGCTTTAAGGTTAGTGTAGACCTTTTTAAATAGATCCATGGTGTGGCCGTCATGCGTTGGCCAGCGTTTAGCTACGCCTCCGTAAACCAAACCAATGTCATCCGTACCTTTACGATGAGGGTTATCTAACCACGCACGTGTTTCATTAGCGTTGATATCCCAGCTATCAGTACCTAGGTCTCTAAACTGCGCTGCGCTGTTAAACCCACGGAAGTAGCCGCAGAGTTCTCTAATCGCCTTACGCCAATAGCTTTTACGTGTAGTAGTAAGAGGAAATTCACCTCCTCCTACATTGTAATACATCACCGCACCTGTAACTGTGCGGCAGACCATCCCAGTACGATCATTGCGAATGTCGTGACCGTGCTCCATGGTTGTACGTAAAAGGTCAAGATACTGTACTTCAGCTGACGGTAAGTTCTTTGGTAAGATCATGGTTATTCCTCTATATCTCTAAAGTAATCACGCAGCTCCATGAGCATACGTCCTAAATGGTTGCTGCCTTCCCCGGTACGCATACACACGCCCCAGTATTTATCACCATGCCAATTCCCTTCGACTAGTTCTCGCTCACCAGTAGCAAGTAGCTTTTCTTTTAAATGGGGATTAAAGGTGAATTTTGCATATAACACATCCCACATACATGCTTGTCTGATATCATCCCAATTGTCTACGATGTCGATAGATCGACCATAGCGTTTAACTTCACCGGGTTTATATAGACTTGCAATATATCTGCGAATCTCTTCATTATCAGTCTTACAGGCTACGTAAGCGTGTTCAGAGGACGCAAAGTAAAACAGGGGATGTGAGCGTGTTTTAAATATAGCGTTTTCAGGAAGCGGGGTTTCTAATATGTAAAAGTTACTTAAGAACGAATATTCGCCCCTAAACATCGTTATAGCTTCAGCGCCCATAGTCACTCTCCTTAGTATTATAAGATCCCTAAGGGCTGTTAAATACAACATTGACGGCAAAAAAAGAAGGGCGTTAACCCTTCTTAGTTTATTCAAAGTCTACTTTAGGTAGAGGTCGCATCCATTCTAATAAATGCTTGTCTATCTCAAACTTATCGTTAACTCTACCACGATTAGTGTCATCCTCATAGCGAATAACTTTAACATGGCGTTTAGTTTGATAAGCTTTGACAAGTGCGGGATTAAAGACGTTGGTGTTCCATTCCTGGTACGTCATGCTGGTATCTTTTAGGATGCGCATGTCGGCGATGACTGGCGTGCATTTTTTATAGTACTCGTACGCCACCCACAATAATGCCACTAATAAAAGAAGTTTAAACATTAGAACATTCCTCGTCACTATTAAAGGGTAAAGGTATTTCTACTTTTCGTGTTGCTTCAAGTTCATATTTGAAACTAAAGCCTTTGATTGACAATTTGGTCTGGTAGTCGTATTCGCCTGTCTCTATGGCATCTGCTAGACTACGCAACCGCGCTGCCACATCTTTGGCCTTGTCTTCTATGTTAAATGTTGAATCAGACATGAGGTTTCCTACCGTAACAAGCTAACTAAATTAGCTAAAATGTGATTAAGGGTTCGGCCGTCGTTGTCTTGTTTAATCCAAGCAGCCATATCTTTTAAGCTATCAAACACTGGCGATTTAGGCGTCCCTCCCGTAACAGTTTCGTAAAGACAATACGATGTAGCTTCAAAGGCAGTGTAACCTTGGGTTGCATGCGTTGGATCAATTAAACCGTCTTCACAGGGTGTAAAGGGAGCGCCCATCCAATATATCAGCCCGTCGATAGTAGCAAACCCTTCTTTTGCTCGACTCTTATATAGCATAATTTTATAATTGTGCTTTTCTACTAACAAACCATCGAATAAAGGAATATAGTTTCCTTCATTATCTTTTGGATGTTTCCAATCTGGCGGTACACGTCGTACTTCAACTTGGCTAGTTTTTCGTGGTACTATACCCTGACCCTTGGTCTCAGGTTTAAGATAGTGTGGCTTCTTACAGTCACCCGTATCAAAATCTATAAACGGTGTTAGTTTATTCATAAACCATTTCTCTATTTAAATTCAGGCATAAGCGGAGGGCCGAAGCCCTCCCTAATTATTCACATTCACCTACGTAGTGGTTACCACTACCTTGTTTTTCACAGATACGCTGATTACGTAAACGCTCATCATCACTCACGGGGTCTTTTAAATCCCAATAATAGAGATGCATGAGTTCTTTATCGCTTATGACAATATCAAGTGGTAATGAGTAGGCATCTAACATATACAGAAAGATGCGGGCTACATCCCCACGCATAACGTCACGCACCTCTACATATTCTTGGTTGACTTCAACATCACAACTACCAAAGTCACGCCCCTCACCATGTATATTTGAAAACAACTTGTCTGAACGTAGGTTATTAAGCTCGCCAATGGCGGGTACTAGATTCACTAAGTCGTTTTGCGCCCGCTCGTAGATCATGTTAGTTTTCTCGCAACACGCTCTAGATGATAACAAATCCCCATCCGACTCATAACACGCAGGAATATCTTTACGTGTATCACCCCAACACATTAACCCACCACCTAACATAACCGCAGGCATGGCATGTTCAGCTTCAATGCGGTTAGCGCGCGTGCCGTTTATATTAACAGGCTGATAGTCACAGTCTGAATAATCCACACTTTTATTATCTTTAAAAGCACACCCACAATAAAACGTCTGGTTCAATGGGGGTTTGTGGATGTCCTCTACCATCCATTTTACACTGGTAGGGAATGACTTAGGAATGTCCGCTGCATAACCGGTACTTGCAGACATGATAATACCAATAGCAATGGTAGCTAGTAGTATGGTGAATAGTCCTACTGATTTTTGTTTCATTTTATTATATCCTTTAAAAGGGGTGAGCGTTTTAATAATTCTTGATATAGCACAGCAAACTTCTTTGCACGTTCCGCACAAGCCTTTAGTAAAGCGGTCGATGGCTTACCTGTACAGACGTGTCGTTCGAGTATGAGGATGTTACCCAGTATTAATATATGGCGCAAATACCAATCTAATACCCTATCCTGCAGCATCACGTTGAAGTTAATAACTGACTTCCTTTTCCTAGCAAAGATACCACGACCTATTTTAACGGTAGGAATGTTATCTGGTAACATTACAATTTCATTAACAAGATCTTGATATATGGCATTTTGCATAGCCGTGTATGGCAGGTGTTTAACTACAGCCATAGTTACACGCGCGGCAGGTTCACTTAGACCCAACGCGTTGATCTCAGCAGTATTAAAAACGTGTGTTAGTGTAACCGATGAGGTGTTGCGGAATTGGAAGTTTTCTAGTTGTCTGAGCGATGCTTCGTAAACGTTGTTGAATCCCTGGATGAAATTACTTGCTCGTCTGTCCAAAGACGGATCAAGAAACTGCTTTAAAAACATCCGGGCTTTGTTGGCTTCCTGCCTTACAGTTATTAAATTGGCATTGTTGCTCATTACCTATCCTTATATGCAAACACTTTCTTTAATAAATGCCTTGCCGTTAATTAACCGGTAAAACGTTTTTGTAAGCGTAGGCGCGTACTGCCCCATGGCTTCTATCTCACACCACGATATAGTAGGGCGATCCCATATAGTAGTACGATGGATGTTCATTGCTTTTTCAATAGCAGTTAGGTCTATTGCGTGAGGGTCGTTATGCAATTGCTCGATCTCATCTAAATGAACATTAGTCAGCAAGTCTTCTTCATACAGACGACCTGACATGATGTTAGTTAACGCAAGGATACGCAGTTGAGCATTGTCCAAGCGGTTTACACGACACACCCACTCCAGACATGCTGTAACGCACTCTGACGACACATTCATGTCAATGCTGTACTGATCAACCAAGGCGGTAGGTAGACCCTTAGCTGGATGTAGCGCGCCTACAACTTGTTTAAAATGCGACAGATTAGTTAGGGTAATCAGACGCTTAGCGTTGTCAGCAACACGGTGTTTAGGAGAATGAAATACGGTATTTAAAGGGATTGAATTGTTCATTGTAATAATCCATGAATTTATTATTTTGGTTTAAAAGGTGTAAGCGTGTTTAAAGAACACGTCTCATAATAGTTTAAAGGCAGTGTGTATTTATATACTAGCTGTCACCTGCCCTGATTATTGGAGAGTCAGGGGCTTGTATTAGTTTTAAAAGCGCAGTTTGATTTACTGGTTTAATAATACAAGGATGGGTGTTAATCCAGTTGATCATCTCCATGGTGAGTTTAAGATCACGCCTAAAAGGAAATCCATTTTTAGCGTGTAGAGGGTGATGCTGTCTATGTAGCCAGATAGCTTCACTGCTTTTATCAAACAACACATCTAACCCATGGTGCATCATAAGTCGCTCGATGGCATTCCAGGCTTTAAAGGGGCGAGGGAATTCGCCTTTTACTGCTTGGCGTCTAAAACTACGAGCAGTGGGTAAGTCGCTGTTGATATGGTTTACCATTAACGCATTAAAAGCCTTAACGGGTTCGGGTGACCCTTCAGCGATGTCTAACAACTGAGCTACCCGAGTTTGGTTTCTCTGATACGCTTTGACATCTAAGGGTTTCATTCTAGCCATTTATTACTTGTCCTTTAAGTCTTGCTTGGTTTTTTAGTAAATGTAAAATCCGCGTTTTCTGACCACGCCTTCATGCCTTTATACGGACTGGTAGGCTGGTTAAAGATACCTTGATTGCTGTCAGTAGTATTATCGAGCTTATTTATAATCACAGAGCATTTAGTTTCATCAAGAACTAGAGTTAATGACGTTATGTATGGCATTAACGTTAACAACCAGAGACCTGACGTAGAATGAACAGACACCAGACAATGTCCATTAACTACGACCGCGCAATGTATTCGCCTGAATACTGCGCTAAGATTAGATGTAAAAACCATCTTCCCGTTTGCATAATCAATCTCGTCATGGTCTACAAGTAATGATTCAATAAACACAGTTTTTGTTATAGCGTTTTCTAACTCATTCGCTAGGGCGATATAGTCATCTATAGTTCTTAATGGCTCACGTATAGACATGTCTAATTCATCAAGTTCTTTACTTAGACATTCAGTTAGTTTCGGCTTAGATATAACCTCAACGATTACGCCGCGCAACTGACATAATTTTTTAATATCTTCTTTCATGATTTTTTACCTTTAGTTTCCTTAAGGGCATAACGGGAAGACCCGAAAGTCTTCCCTATAGTTCTTTAGATTTTACATGCACCGCCTTCACAGCCATCGACATCGCCTTCCGTTAAAGCTTTCGCTTCTTCATCTTGCTCTGCCATACGTTCTGCATTTGCACGCTCTAGTGCTGCTTCGTCGATATCAAAATCAAAATCATCAAAACCATCACTCACGATAGTCTCCTTTTAGTAATGTAGGTGTTTAGGTTAATCGGTTTTATCACGCTCTACCCAAACGGTAATAACCGCGTTTCTTAAATGACGGTGTTCGGTAGGTCCAGGTTCTATAGCGGTAGAGTCCTGGTCGATACGCTGTAATGTACCGTAAAGTTTAGCCACGTTACCATCTAAGATGTAGAGTAGCAGCACAGGCATACCAGGATACACCTGGTCAATATCTGCATTCTCCCAACGTATTTGAACATGAGAGCCTACTTGTCTAGATAGCCTGCTGTTTTCAACAAACGCGTTATGCGTAATGGCATCTTTACTTAACTTAAGGAAGTTAGTATGGATACGACTCTCTACTGCAGCTTGGACTTCATGGTCTTCGTCATTAATGGTGGTTACGTTAGCACTGGTAGTACTGAACACATCCATAACCTTGTCTGCATTGACGTGGTAATAGGCATTACCATCATTCATCTGACGACGCTCACTATGGTCTTTCTGCACCACATCCCCTGTAGCCAACATATAAACCTTACCGTAATGTTTAATGGGGTCGTTGACCTTATATGTCTTTTCTACCCCAGGCATTCGATTAGCAGGTAAGTTAGCTATAGTGAGAGTTTGTTCAACACTGTCATAACGACGTGTATGATAGGCGGGAAAGATAAACCATATAGTCTTTTGGAAGAAATACCCCATCCCCGTCTTATAAACACCATAAGTTTTCTGCAGATAATTAGGCAAGTCAACCAACCGCGTACCGTGAGGTATAACGATGTGGTCATAGACACGCGTATTGTCTGGTTCTATGATGTGTGCGCCACTTACAAGGTTTTTAAGACGCCATTCAAGATAATCCTCAGAGGTTACCGTTAACGAACTAGGGGGTGTTTCAGGACGCTGTACGTTAGCGAAGAATAGCGTAAGTATCTGCTTTACCGTGCAGTCTTTAAAGATCCCACCTACCTCTACAACACGAAACTCATCAACAATCTGCTCGATAAGTTGTAACTCTACGTTAATAACATCTGAACGATCTCCGGTCTCCTGGTCTGATGTTGCCTCAGTAGATGCCACGACTGACGGGGACTGATCCCCTACGATGATGCATTGATAATCCCACGACTCCTCAGCGCTATCTGTTACAATTTTACCGTTAGCTGCCGTCAATACCAACTGTCGATAAAGCTTAGCAGTGAGTCCTTGTTTATTAGGATAGATGGCGTGGGCGTATGTGCCCACACCTAATACCGCTTCAACAATAAGAGATTCACTAAACTCGTTTTGAAAGTCACGCTGTACATCAACGGCGACTACTTTAATCGCCTCGTAAGGCGTATCACCAACGTAAAGTTCTAAACGATAACGATAGTGTTTATCGGGGCGCTTGCGCTCGTCCACGTCGTCATACTGCGTGGTAATGACATCAATGACATCGTTATAAAGCGCCGTTTCATCTACTAATCCCGCCATCGTCTTATATCCCTAAGTTCGCCAACATCCGCTATCATATCGGTGATGGGGTGTTTGTGATCCTTAGCTACACTGTCCTTAACAAGTTTCTGAGGGGTAGCCATTGGTGACATATTCAATAGTTTCTGTACTAACTTAGGTACAGACGTATCAGATACCATGCGAATACGTGCACTCTTATAGATCATTGCCGCCAATGCATCTAGCTGACGTAGGTCATCTTTAGGGGGTCGACGAATGTTAACACGATTATTGATCGCGTCCACCCAGTCGCTTAAGTGACCGACAATGATGTCATAGGCGCGTTGTGCGTCTTCACCGTTAATGAAACTGAAGCTCCCACCCATCTCTACGATTTCTACCATCTTAGAAATGGTTACCATGCGACGGCATTCTTGTTGGGCAAGTTGTTGGTCTTCTGCCATATTACCGGTTGAAAAAGTACCGACTTCTCTTGCTTCAACTTCAGACACCATATACATGTTAGCTACCCAAATGGTAAAGGGATAGTTAAACAGTTTAAATGCATTAGAGTGTTTGGGTTTACTAGCCATGGTTATAAATTCCTAACAAAGACTTTAAGCAGTAGTAATACCACTGGTATGTGATAATACTGCTGAAGTGGTGTGGCCTGATAAAGCTTCTCTAGGATAGCTTTAATATCACCTAAGCGCAGACTATCCCCATCTAGATACTGATCAACCATGTATTCTAACTTAGACATAGACTCCGTATCACCATCATAAAACGGCTTACTAAATACATAGTAGCCATCCATATCTGGTTCGTAGAAATCTACAGAATCAGGCGTTTGATAGTTATCAGCACCCTCATCCTCTAACGCATCGATAAGCGAGCTACGTTTAATACCCGCTTGTTTTTCTTTGTGCGTCAGTTCAGAGGCGGGCCAAATGACCTCCTCAATTCCCGTTAGTGCGATCGATGAGAAGAACGGTTGAACGGAAAAGGCAGAGGCTGGGACTTTACGATATTGCGTTGCAGCAAAGCGTAAAAGGTCAGGCTCACGCTTAAGTAGTGCATCCCATACCGTGAGGGTGTCCGTTTCAACGTCACCACCTACTTGTTTAATAGTAGGGTATTCCATACCAAACACGTCATTACGTGAAATGATCAAATGGAATAACTTCATCACCATGGGATCATACACCGATGCCGTATTACCGTTACTATCAGGTAGTAGTACTGTTTTGTATTCTCTACTATAGAACGCTTGAAGGTAATGTTGAATTAACGTGTAGTAATCAGATTTAAGGTCTTTCTCGGTAACCGCATCGCTGGTACTTAAAAAAGGATCTTCACCGTTAAGTAAATAATCTTTGTTGAAATGTCGCGTCTCAACAACTTTCTCACTTAAATCTTGTTCTACCTCACCGGTTAAGAAAGACGTCATCTGGTATTCAATACCGTAGACCGTGTCTCTTAACATACTCATGCGGCGTGAGCTGGTTATTGTGAATACACCAACACGACCATCACCTACATCGGCAGTGAACATATCACCCGTATTAGGCACTAGACCTGGTAGAGTGGTGGCTGCGCCTGATACAGTAAATGTCCCGTCTTCAGCGTTCTGCTCTTGTGAGATCTCACTGGTTACTTTAATAGCTAGACCGGTGATTAGACGATACTGCTGATGTACTGCATCTTGTGTTAAAGCTTGGGGGTTTGCCTCAGATCCGTTAGTTAAAACTTGACCGTAATAGTTAACCGTCCATTCTGAGCCCTCTACGTGCGCTAGTAAAGAGTTTGTCGGTAAATACGACGTATCTATCACTTCTTCAAGATGTGCTCTCTGAGCTTCTTCTGGATGCGTAATAGGTGTAACCAGGTCTTTGATCGTCTTTGCTTTATCTTCGATCTGGGTACGTGTACGTGCATCTGGCTTTGGGGGTGTCATTAAAGGCATAGTTTACTCCTACGCGTACTGAGAAGGGCGGTTGGCCGTTAACATTAAACTGGCTACAGTAAACCGCGATACTTCTATCTTGTTTTTGTACATGGCATTTGTTCCTTTAATCTTTGCAATAGCGTCCCAGAATTGACGCTTAGGCATACGACCATCAGGTAACAATTCAATTAAAGGGTCATCTTTTAATTGAGGTTCAAGTGCCGTCAGTAATATCTGAGCAAAACGACCATTGATACGGATGTCTTCCAACGTCTCTTGATTAAGTAACGTTAAGTCGTTATACACACCTACTCGCAGGTGATATACTCGCCGTAAAGAAAGATCTACGGTGGTAAATAAATTACCTTCCTCATCCATAGCTAACACACTATCTGACATACGAGTATGGTCTTGGTAGAGGCTAAAGAATACTGGACACGCGCCTAGCACCGTTGCAAACTCATGACGTTCTTTCAAATAGGTTATCACTTCATCAATTAGCGCAAAGTCTCCCAGCTCTTCAATGTTACACAAGTAGCGAGGGTTCTGCTCATCGACCGCAAGTAAAATACGCGCCATAGTACTGGTACCCATAGGGACGCTAGTAGGTAACCACTCATCAAAGGCTGGAACGGAATACCCCATAATAGTAGATAAGGCAGGAAGACGATGGCGATGTGCAATTACATCTAATCCCTGATTAAAAGCTGTACTTAAGTACAGCTCTAAATTAAGGTTGAAGTTTTCCGAATCATCAAAGAAACGAGGATCCAATAGTTGATTGTGTACTACTAAAGGATATTGCATTACCACTGAGTGGGGTCTGTCAAACTGCACCACGTAATCAAACGTACTAATCCAATTACCGTTTTCCCCTTTCTCAAGTTCAGGTACTGATTCAAAATCGAAATACCCTAGGATATTGGTTTGACGTTCACGCACACCTAGTGCTTTACGCTGTCCGCTTTGGTTAGACAACCACGTGACTTTAGGGTGGAAGTGTTTATTTAAGTACGTGTTAAGGTCTTCACCATAGGGCGCTACATTCTCACGTCGCTGATGGATCTGATCTAAGATAACTAGGATCTCTTTAGGGATGAGATAATGATAATCACTTTCATGGATAAGTTCTTTAAACCCTTGGGCGGTACGGCGCTTGATTTCGCTTATCCACCGCTCAGCGCTATTCTTACTCTGTGCCTTATACTTAACACTGATGGTAACCTGCGTATGACCCACCACTGGTGTTACCACTACACCTAATTCAGGATCGTTGAATAAAGGAATATTACCTCGTGCAAATACATTGTTAGTCAACATATCCGAATCGACGTATTGCGTTCTTACTTCTAGTTGTAAGTATTCTTCATTTGAAAACGAAACATCTTTAGCCTCCCCATTTAGACTGCCACCAATCTGAGGTGTGTTTTGAGGATCACCTGTAAATAGAGTCTTCACGTTACTTAGACCGGTGACTTTCTTTACTTTATCTATTACTTGGATGACAGTTGGGCGTATGACGCTATCGTAACTATCACCACAATCTAACGCTATACGTGGCATGATATCATTCCATGGTTAATACTAATCATAATTAATGGGCTGGTATTTATATTCATACCATCCCCGACGGCATAAGTAGGGATGGGGCCCCTACGACCCCATCCCTCTCAGCGACCACACTGGTGGTCAACAGCTACAGGTGTGACGGTCTGTCCAGGAACCGTACAGTGGTAGGGAAAATCAGGTAAAAAAACCTACCAGAGAACACCGTGCTATGATGGTGCGTTGGAAAAGAGGCGTGTAGGTAAATAGCCCAACCCAAAACCTACACCCTGTTATCAATTGCGAATTGGCAGGAAGACACATGTTACGTCAACAACCCGCGTGATAACCAATGACCGCATATCCCATCATACATATACGGCATAAAGCTAGGAGGAAATCCTCCTAGCCTAAGACCCAGATAATGGGATTTCTTTAGTGCGTGCCGCTTATCGCTTACGCTTTGTCTTTCTTATACTGAGATAAGTTAGACTGAGCAACGCTAAGAGCTGCACGAACAGTGGTCATCGCAACGCGAGAAACTTGTGCTTCAAACTTAGTTGATGCAGTAGTAAAGGCAACGTTGAACTTCATCGCTGAATCTACGTAGCTAGACGCAGAGCTGATGCCCGCTTCGTCTTTGCTTGCTGCTTTAAACTTCTTGTTAACCGCATCAGATGCCTTAACGATGTTGTCAGCAACAGACTTAAGCGCTTTAGCGTCATGTTCTACAATCATGTCGCAGATAGCAATACAACGCTCAGCAATAGTTACTACGTCAGATGTTGCAAAGATTTCCATCTCGGCTTCTTTATCTTTCGCTTTAGACTCTTGCTCGCTTGACTGCATTACAACCAAAGAAGACTTACGGATACGCTCGGCACGACCCAATACATCTTCGTTTTCTTCAACCGGCGCTTCAACGTGGAAGATAGCCATGTCAGTTGGCAGGTGAACCGCTTCAACAGATTCTGAACGATTGAAACGTGTATCGCGACCTACTTTAACCATCTTAACGCCTTTGAACTCGCTCATCTCATGGATGGTAGCAAATGCGTTACTAACAGCGTCAAGTGAGCTGCGTGCTGTTTCGATAGACGTTACATCGAATTCGCCTAGCGCAGCGTCGATGTCTTTACCAGCTTTAATTAGCTGCTCTTTGTACTTACCGTAAAGGTGAGTAGTAATAGACTCAACCAAAGAAAGACCTTCGATAACGTCAGAACCTTTCTTAGGTACCGCACCGTCAACCGATAGTACTTTAAGAGAACGACCTGCAGAGAAGGTTTTGCCTTCTGCAGTAGCTGATCCCATTTCCGCTACCTTTTCAGTTAGCGCTTCAGCACGTAGCTTAAGACCAGGTGCTGCTTTAGTTAGGTTGCCCCAGAAGATTTGGATCTGCTTCCACATGTTAGCGATAACTTTCTTAATCGCTTCCCAGATCTTCTCAACTGTTTGGTTAACCGCTTCAGTTGAAATGGTTTTACCCTGCATGTCTTCAAGACCAGGCTCAATCTCTTCAGTACCGATACCAGTACCTACTAGTGCAAGCTCAAGGCCAGCGTCAAAGAAAGCAAGATCAGTGTTACGTGCTTCAGATACATGACCTGCAACGGTTGCTAGGTTTTCTAAGCCCGCAGCAATTTCCATTGCGCGTTGGTTTTCAACGTCCAATTTAATGAATTCGTGAAAGCTTTCTTCAGATGCGATTAGCGCATCTTCTTGTTCTTCAACACTCAGCGCTACTGGCGCTGGTTTAACCGCTACAGGTTCTTTAAAAAAGTTACGCATTATTCTATCCTAATTACGTGTTGGGTTTGTTAATAAACTAACTTAACAGGGAATAAGGTGGACCGAAGCCCACCTTACGATTTAACTTACTCGTACTGCTTTGAAGAAGCAGCTGCGATGTCTAGAACACCACCAAGTGCTTTTGCAGAGTGTGCAAGAAGCGCCATTGAAGGCTGGTCAACCATACGTGTAAACGTAGGTAGCATGCGAACCATTGCTTGAGTGTTAGATGCTACTGCTTTATCAGCGTCATCGCCTAACGCAGCTGATGCATCTTTACCGGCTTTAAGTAGGTCGTTCTTAACGTCGCTACCTTTATCAAAGACAGTATCTTTAGCACCGGCTAGTTCGTCAGCACAATCGATTACCAGGTCACACAATGACTCGATGTCAGCAACTGCAAGCGTTGATACTTCTTTGTCAGCATCGTCAAGCTTCACGTCAGCCTTATCTTGAAGTGACGCAGAGTAGCTCTTTTCATTCGCTACCATCTTGATAACTTTACCGCCAAACAACTCGTCTGAGAAGTAAGCTTTCTCGCCATCAACGGTGCTTTCTTTAAGATCCAGCGTGCCTTTGAATGCTTGAGGTGCTTCAACTAGCTTAAGACCTGCTTCAACTAATAGCTCAGCGCCTTTCTCAGCATTTTCTTTTGCAACCTTACCTACGATATCGCCAAGTTCACCAGCAGTTTTAGTAAGTTCAGTTTGTGCTGTTACTACGTTGCCAAGTACAGTTTTAACTTCAGCCGCTACAGTAGAAACAGAAGCAAGCTTGCCGCCTTTGTGCAATTTAGCTACCGCAGAGCCAACGCTAACTTTTGATTCTTTCGCATCGCCAGTTTTGTCTTTAACACCTGCTTTGATTGCTTCAGCGCGTGCTTTGATTTTCTCAGCGTTGATGAAGAACTTAGCAAACCATGCCTTAACTGCTTCAATCGCTTTAAGTACCGCTGCTTTAACCGCTTCCCAAACACGTTGAATAGTTTCTTTGATACCTTCAACTGATACTTGAGTTGCTGTGATAGCTTCGCCTTCAGAACCGAAAGACTCGATGCCTGGAACGAAAGACTCTTCCAAACCTAAACGGTTAGCATAGCCTTCAACCGCTACGTGTAGCATAGCAGCGCCAGAACGCTTAAGACCGCCTTCAGGGATAGTTGCAGAAGCAGCACCACAGATAGATTCAAGACCTGCAGCGATTTCCATTAGTTCGTTTACATCGCTATCAGCATGTTCAACACCAACGGTAGCAAGCGCTAGGTTTGCTTCAGCGTGCTCTAGAGCAGGGCCGGTAAGATCAACAACAGGTGCTTTCTCTACTGGCTTGTCTTTCTGGCTTTCTACTGCTACTGTTGGTGCAGTAGAGGCTAGTAATGTTTTTAAACGGTTAGACATAATTGTCTTACTCCCATATTAAGTTTTTTGTTTAATTAAACGTTTGGATAGTTTTACGTAAAACTACACCCGGTTAGGGGTAACCTGCCAAGGATCATAGTTCGCTTGGGCAAATAAGATATACAGCGTTGTCAGGAGGTCTTCAAAACCGCCGTCCATGGCAAGCCATGTCGCTATAGGGTTAGCGGGCAACGTTGTTTTTAACGCGTCATATAAAGAGTGATCCGAGATAGGTCCTTTCTTAGACGCACCCCACTCTGTGGTAGATGCCGTAGTAAGACGCAACCAGGTATACACGTTCATTTTACGTGAGCCAGTAGAAAGCATCTCAACTGTGTCAACTAAGAAGTCACGCGTTTGATCTTTCAGCATGTTATTATCACACTGTGTGATCAACACGTCGTAAAAGTGACTGCCACCTGTTAACCAGATTGCATACTTTACAAACTCATTCACCAACTCCATTGGGATGTTATCGGTGCGACGATAAACAACTTTCTCCATAAAGTCATGAAGCGTATTATGGATTTCTTCGATACTATAGTAAGTATCGTCATCACGCATGATGAACGGTTGTACTAAGCCACTTTGAAAAACCGTGGCGTTGTAGTTACGATACATGCGTGGGCGGTTAGGCAGCCTTCTCTTCATCTCGATGGAGTTTGTAGCGCAACTTATCGATGCGTCCTTGGGTGTGGTTAATCTGCTGTTCGATACTTGCATTTTCTTTACCGTCTCGACGTTGTTTAAGGTGGAGTAAGCGAAGCTCTAATGACTCAAGTTCTTCTTGTGCAAGTTTTGCATTTTGGACTTGATAGTTAGCAATCGCCATGCGAAGGTGATAGATCGGATTCCAACGATAAGGGATCAAGTTAAACTTAAAGGGATCCATGCGGTTGATACCCACAGTCTGTTTGGTCACATCTACCGTTTCAGGGTTTAACAAGATATCTGGAATCTTTTCAAAGGCTTCTACAGTATCTTGTTTCTTACCACCAATCGCGTTAATACCACGAATGAAACCATCCATGTACTGCTTGACGTATTCCATCTCGCGGTTACTTGACTTGCTGTAATCGTCAGACAATACTTCTGATGCTTCTTCAGTCATAACCAGCAGAAGACGACGTGCATAAGAAGAACAGAAGCGTGCAACCTGAACGTATTGAATTAGGCTAGCCTGCGTGTATGTCATGGCATCACGCATTAAGCTATCTTGTTCAATGTTCTTACGGATGAGTTCTTCAACAACTGACAGGTTAGCTACAGCGCGTGTAAGCGATGTATGCACTGTCTGGATAGCGTTGTCTTTGTAAAGCTCTAGATTGCGCTTAGCCTTACGTTCAAACTCCTCAGCAATCTCACCTTTAAGTGGTGCTTTGCGAGTTAGGTCAGCTGCCGTCTTATAGACAGGCAGCGTGTGTAAGTTGATAGACTCACGGATTAGGTTAATATCACCCAATAGCGTCTCTTTAGAAGTAGACGGTAACAGCGATGAGAAAAGGGCTGTCAGTTTCATAAATTCGTTTCCTTAATAACGAGGGGTGTTACCTGCTTGAAAAGCTTTAAGCAGTTCAACAACATCAGGACCAGTACGCTTGTTAGCAGTCTGCAAGTCACGATAGCTAAGCTCAGACTCATCTTCAATACCACGATGATAGATAGTGACGCGTTCCCACTCAGTATCGACAACAACCATCAACATGACGAATGCATTTTTAAACAATGCTTCACGATGTTTGAACTTACTTAACTTACCACCGATTTCTTTTTCGATATCAGCAGCCGTATCACTTGATACTACAACAATACCAGAGGCATCATTAAGTGACGCTTTCCCTGATAGGATACCGGATAGGCGGTTTTTATTACGACGCTGTTCAATACGTGCTAATGTATCAGTTTTATCTTCCAACATAGCTTGCTTACGAGCATCGATGATGTCCTGGCACAAAATCAAATCTTGGATAAACTTAAGTTCACCTGCACGCCAGCGGTAGAAACGTTCTTTAGCGCTGTTATCCTTAACCCCGGCGGCTAAAATATGAACCAATCCTTGAGTGTTAATGTCTTTTACGTTAAGACGAACAGACATAGGGATGGTGACTTTCTGTTCACCTACACCTACACTCACCTCGAACAATTTACCTACTGCTAGGTTATTGACAGTGGTTAACTCATTAAGCCCACGATCTTCAACGCTTGGCAGTAAAGAAACTGCAACATTACCTACCGTTTTAGTTTCGTAGTTTGGCAATGCGTATTTATACGCTTCAGTCCCAATTGCGTCAACCGGTGAGCGTTCTGTTGCTAGGCGATCTAGCGTGCGGACAACTTCAACGCCATTTACTTTAGTCAATACCGCAACGGCTTGTAAATAATAGCCAGTGAATATTGAAGTAAGCGTTTGAAGTACATCTGTCATAAACGGTTCATTGCGTAAACGCGATTCCATCATCACAATGGGTTCAACACGTGTTGATCGCGTTACATCCGTTAGCGTTGAGCCTTTAGCAGATTCAATTATACCGGCTAGTTTGCTCACCACTGAAATAGTGGTATCGGCCGTGTCTTTAATCATGATAACAAGTCCTATAATGGGAGAGTAATTAGAATGTCAAATCGTGAAACGATTAACCTTATCTCGAAAGGGAGTGGGCTTGGGAATTTGTCAGCAACAGCAACTAATGTCCATAAAGGCATTAACCACCGAGGCGTTGGGAACCCGGTTACCCAGAATACGGATAATCACGGCCTGACGTTTTTCACACGGCCTAGATTAAATTTGTCATACGATAACTTAAGCGCCAGCCGTATACTTGCCCCTCTCCTCACTCAATCAGAGTTAACGCAACAGCGTTTGATACGAGTTTTATTAGATCCCGATGGTACTAAATCACCGCGTTCAGTGAAAGCACCTGGTTTAGTTGATGAGCGTAGCGCATTCATCCCCATGCTAACTAATAATTTATTATCCATCAGTGGTTGGCCTGATGTGGATGTCGATACCTATACTTCACAAGAAGGTATAGCAAAAGAAAGCTGGTCGATGATTGATGACATACCGCGTAATTATGGTACGTATTCATTGACTGCAAACTTTCGTAACATCATAGGTGACCCGATCTCTGCATTGTTTTACGCCTGGACACATTACGCTATGGCGGTAGGTCGAGGTGAGCTTGTACCTTATCCAGAGATGATCGTTGAAAATGAGATAGACTACATGACGCGTATCTATCGTTTAGTCTTGGATCCAACGAGAACCTATGTTCAAAAAATAGCGAACTGCGGGGCTGCATTTCCAACAGCGGTTCCCATGGGTGCTGCTTTTAACTATACAGCCGATAGTCCTTTGGCTAACGATAACGAACAAATCTCTATCCCGTTTCAATGCATAGGGGTTGAGTACAATGACCCTATAAGTATTCAAGAGTTTAACGCAACCGTTGTTTACTTTAATCCAGAAATGGCTGATGCAACCAGAGAGCAGCTGTTTACTAAATTGACCAAATCAGAATTGTCTTTATTTAACTATCAAGGTTATCCAAGGATAGCAGAAGACAACGAATTAGAATGGTGGGTAGCTAAAGACACCTACCAACTTACTATCGACGAACAAGTCGCTATAGCAGGAGTATAATACATGTCGACGCTTAATAACGTAATGTCTAAACTGGGTCGTTTTCGTTTTGATCCAGGTAACATTCAGCGCACCACGCTAGATGCGCTTGAAGAGGCGTATGATGGCGCTTACGATCTAACTGATCCTACCAATCCGTTTATCTTTCTGTTAGAAGCCTCCGCCGTACAAGCCGCCTCTGCAGGTATTCAAAATGATATTGCTTTACGTAAGCTGTATCCTACTTTAGCTGAGACTGAAGAAGACCTTTATCGCCATATGGCTGATGAAGATTACATTGGACGTTTTGCTCTTCCCTCGACCGCTACCTTTAGCTTGTTATTTAGTAAGGAAGAGATTGTCTCTCAAGCAGTAGTAGATGGCAATACTGGTTTAAGGAAGATTACTATTCCGCGTAATACCGTGTTTGTTGTATCTGAAACGTATTTTGGATTACACTATCCGATTGATATTCGTGTATTGGAAAACAACGCAGTACAGGTACTCTACGATACGTCGGAAGAAAACCCACTGCAGACATTGACCACTAACGTAGTTGACAGCGAGATTGTTAATATTAGCGGAGTAGATTACTTACGTATTGATGCTCAAGTGTTCCAATTCCGCCTGACACCGAAATACTTTGCTACTACCGTCTCTACTGGATTAAGTCAGCGTTATACGTTTAATGGTCAGTTTTATCATGCGCGTGTTTGGATGGGTGACGGTCAAGGTAATTATACTGAGATCCACACAACGCATTCAGATCAAGTATTTGCCAGTGATACGGTCACTGCATTATTAACAGTAGCGGATCAGTCATTAACGGTGACAATCCCTGAGATCTATTACACCAGCGCTTTGCTGCAATCTAATATCCGGGTTGATATCTATACTACGGAAGGTGAACTTAGCCTTATTCTGGACAACTTCCCAACAAGCGAATATGCGGTAGAGTGGCGTGACATTGACAATATCGCTAACGCACCTTGGGTGGCACCGCTTAGCTCGCTGGCTAATATTTCTATCTTCTCAGAAGACACAACACGAAATGGTAGAGGCTCGCTAACCATTGATGAACTTAAACAGCGTGTCATTTATAATGACAATCGTCAAGACGTTCCTATTACTGATACTGCGCTAACCACAACGTTAAGTGATTTGGGGTATAAAGTCGTTAAGCGTCTAGATAATGTTACAGATAGAATCTACCAGGCCACTCGTCTACTTCCGTCACCGAATCTGTCATCGCTTACTTCACCTATTGGTGCATTGACGCGGACCATGCAGGTTAACATGCAGGCGTTGGCTGAGTTAGATACCTGTTATGATAATATCAACAGACTAACCATTGGACCTGATACGCTATATCGCTTAGACGATGGGTTGTTACGCTATCTACCCTCAGACGAGCAGGCAATCTACGAGTCATTAGCATCAGACTCATTGATATCAGCCATGAACAACAATACGTTCTTGTACACGCCGTTTCACTATGTGTTAGACACCACTGAGAATGCGTTTGATTGCAGGCCGTATTACTTAGATAACCCATCTATTGTTACTCGTCGTTTCTACGAAGATAACAACCTTATTACACAACAAGCGTCAACCTACGCGTTGTCTTTTGAACGTGTTAAGGAAGGGTATCGTTTATTGGTAACCGTAGATGTACGTGATCTAGGTGATGATATTGACATTAGTCAACTTGTCTTACAGTTAGGCTTTAACCCACCGGGCGATGTCAACTTAAGTGTACAACATGGTCGCTATGAGGGGCTGGTAGACGATCGTCCTGTGTATTCTTTTATGCTAACCACTAACTTTGATGTAACCGTTGAAGATAGAATAGCCATGACTGGATTTAAACAGTACGAAGAAGATCTACAGGTTTACTACATTGATCTGGTAAGTGAGTTACGACTAACCTACATTCTGACAGGTACGACACCTACCGCTCAAGAAGTGAATGCATTCTCAGGTCAAATTAACGTAAATATGCTTGATGGTAATTACGTTGGCTTATTGCAAGAAGGTATTACTTTTAAGTTTGGTACAGCCATGTCATTGCTGCGCTCAGACTCACGTTCTATTGTCTCATCATTACGCTATGAGACGTATGAAGAGCCAGTCTATGCAAAATACGACCAAGATGTCTACGAGGTAGATGAGTATGGGGCTAGAACCTATACCGTGGATGATGAAGGCAATGTGAAGTTTAATCTACTGCACAACAAAGGTGAGTTGGTATTAAAAGATGGTAGTCCAATCATCCGCCATCGGGCAGGTGAGACTAAGTTAGATAATAACGGCAACCCCATCATTGCTAATGAACGTGCTATTAATAACGTCATTACGCTAGTATGCTTTGACGCTAAGTATCGCTTTGCAACAGCTAGCGATGTAGTAACTTATCGCGACAGCATTCCTGATACTATTATTAAGTATTTGGAAGAAGACATCGCTAGTTTAGATGATTTGCTGCTTGAACGTACAGATATTAGCTTTGCACCACGTCAGACGCTAGGTGATTTAACTATCACAGTGAGTGATGGGATAAAACAAACTATTCCAGCCGCTCAGAGCTTTGTGGTGACGTACTACATGACAGCAGATGGCAGTGGGAACAGTGATCTAAGAAATGCCATCGAGCGCCAGACACGTACGCTGATAGCTGAAGCGTTAGACAATGACACGGTAACTACCTTAGGTATTGAACGTGCACTTCTAACTGCAGGCGGTTCTGAGGTTGTATCAGTCGCCATCGATGGTTTAGGTCCTGATAATAACATCGATGCGTATACAGTGTTAGATGCTAACGGTATCAGCACTATTGCAAATCGTTTGTCATTATCAACGGATGGTACGCTGACGGTGGTGGATGACATCACTATCAACTTTATCTTACATCAATAATACGGCATAAGCTAACCACCCGGCCTCACGGCTAGGTGGTTAGGCTTTTATGCTGTCTAGGTGGCCATTTTGTAAAGTTCTTTTACAGTGAGTAGTTCACCGTAGAGTTTACTTTCAAACTGTTGCTGAGCATGTGTAAAGCGTGTTAACGCATTAACCACAACAGCACATGTAGTAACGATCTGGGTATTGAAACGACTGCGGTTTCTGAAATACTCTAGATAGATATTCACTGACTGTTGTACTTTCTCTCTGACCTCAGGTGACCATCCACGCTCAACTAATGTAAAGGTGGATTTATGGATACCATTGATACCTTTGTCTAGCTTCTTGATTTGTTTTTCAAAATCACCAAACGCAGAAAGTTGCTCAAGGTCGTAGCGACTACGCACCATGCGTTTAAAAATAGGGTCAGTTGCCGCTTCACCCTCGTAACGCATTTTATCTTCTTGATTTAACAAGGTGATAACCGGACCCAAACCATGACCCATTAGATTAGGTAAGTCTTTATGTAGATCTTTATCTTGATCTACCAAAGCTGCTAATGGTTTAATATCATGGAAATGTTCACGCTCTTCTTCATTACGTAGCCAGCTTACTAACTCTTGCAAAGTCGCATCAGTTGGATCGTCATTAAAGTTATTAACAACTTCTACAAACTGCTCGTAACGCGCATTAGTGCTCTTAGCATCTTGTAAGGCGGCAATGATGTTTTGTTGAATGATACCTGGTGTCAAGTTTTGCTCAAACACACGAACTACTAGAGGAGACAATGCTTCTTTAATAATGTCGTAATGTAAAGTGAGCTTGTATTCACCATCGTCAAATTCAACACGGTCGTTTAACTGGTAGCTACCGTCTTCCGGCTTATAGCCTTCAATGGCTTCACCGTCTAACTCCGCACCCATCTCATTGCTTTTGGCTTGTAACTCATCAGCACGCTTTTGACCTTTGACTACCCTGGCTACTTTATCAAATAGTTTAGAGATAGCCTCAAGAACGGCGTTATAAAGTTTAACAATAAATTCAATGACAGCCTTCGCTGCTTTGTTCACCGCCTTTAAAGCAGCCTGTACGGCGCTCTCAAGCGCAACTGCTAAGTTGGTAGGCGATGGGTCCTGTGTAAAGCTTTCACGTGGGTAACGTTCAGGGAGGGCCTCTGGATCGATAGACTCAATCATGATGGCTATCTCTTGAGACGCTCCTTCCTTGTTTAGTCTGTTTGTTATTTCTTTTAACAAACAAATACCTTCCACCGCTTGTTGTGTAAGACTCGTAACAACACGTTCGTCATCTATTAGCGCATGATCGTCTAAAGGTACTAACATAGTTTACTCCGCTTGGGTGAAGTTTGCCAGCGTTGAACCAAGACGTACGGCGAAGGTATTCCACTTCTCTTTGTATTCAACGTCGCTGAACGTTTTGCTACTATGCATTGACATCAACGTTTCAAGTGATAAAGAACGAGGATGGAACACTAGGTTATAGCGCGTTGTCCAGATTTTAAATGCCAGATCACTTGCCGCCGCCACATCGATAACAAACTGTTCATTAAGCGATGATAGGAATTCATCCACTTCATGTTTGTAGGTTTCAAGGAAGTACGTACGTGTGTTATGTACTTCACTAGTAGGCAGTTCACACTCGTAGCCTACATATCGAGCAATACCTAGCGTCATTACCGCCTTACGCTCTTGTGGTGCAATTGAACAACCGTTGAATAGTTGCGTAAATTCACCAATTAGCATGGCGGATTTCTTTAATTGTTTCATGTTGGGGTCCTTAGACGTTTACTTGTTTAAGCTCGACGGCTTTAATGAATAGATCGTTAGCCAGCATCGCTTCTAGATCCTGCTGGAACAGTTTAGAACGGCTAGCCGCTTTCTTACTAGGGATAAGGTGGTTCATGATGAACATTGCAAAAGATGGATGCTCGTTTACCTGCTCGATGGCTTGGTCGATCTGGGCGATGTCTGCCGTGATAGACTTAGCGATAGTATCATCTTTAACTTTCTTAAGACCATCTACTAGCTGATGGCGTATGCGCTTATAGCGCTGTGGCAATTCATCATATTCCTGTACGCCAGTTAAAGCAACTAACGTTCTAACGGCTAGGAATAATGTTAGGATGGGCAGGCCAACAATAGGTAAGACCATAGCAGTGACTAGCATGGTAGAATACACGCCTATTTTGACAAACACCTGGGTGCGGGTTGCTAGAAAGCTAGGGTTACCGCTAACACGTGAAACTTTGTCAAGACCTGTAACCAGCGCTAATGCAAGACCATGTCGAGCGGCGTATTGATCAGCAAGTGATTCAGCACCAGTGGTATCGTATTCACTATAACTGATTTCTTGACGTGTGCTTTTATCTATGCGATCAACCAGCGTAATGGCTACTGCTTTTCGATCATTCAAATCAGCTAACTCGTCCAGGTTGCCTAAATCTAACCCGGCAATTGATTCAACGTCTTTATATAGCTGAATGCGTTGTTTTCTATCGCTGCTGGTATCCAATTGTTCAAGTGTACCACGAATGATGTAGTTAGTTGACGTTGTTTTTGCTATCATCTCGTAGTAGGTAAAGACATGACCTATCTCGTGAAATACATAAGCGGCAAGTTCTTCATCACTAAGCGCGATCAAAGGGTGTTTAAATAACTCTAACCCTAAATGAAGGGTTTGGGTGGTTTCTGAGAATACACCTGAAACATGACCTCGATTAAGATCAACTTCACCCATAGGGGCTTTATTAGATGCCTTAATAAGCTCTAAGCCTTTCTTATTCATCCATGGTCCACGACGCCATTCGTTTACAATCGGATTGTTAGCGCTTAAGTCAGGCAAGTTAATAAATGCATTTAAACCTTCAACAAACTTAACACCTATGTTTAAGCCTTCGTTACCCTTACCGGTGTGGGTTTTGATGATCTTAGTTAACTGGACATCAACGTCACCTACCTTAGGTAAAGTGCCTGCACGCAGAGTGTTAATGTGTTTAATAATAGCCGCCTTAAAGACGCCGTTAAACTGATGGTCGATTGCCTCGTTTGAGACATTAAAAAACTGGGATAAACGATTCATGTTATTTACTCTCTAATAGCGTGCTTTCGTCAAGATCATCTTCATAGCGAGTTGAAGATAGCTCAACATATTTAATTATGTTCTGGCAAACATTTAGACTATGGCGTACCACATCAAGCACTAAACCGCTACTCATCTTATTGACAACTTGGCTCATACTTGAAATAGCATTAAACATTAACCACGCTTCTGATGACTTGTCGTGATCATCCTTATCTATATCATCGTAGATATCACGTTCAAGCTTATCTACCGCGTCAAACATACTTTCTATACTTTTGATTGAACGTTTATTATAATAATCATTAAAATAAATGATATTATCTACAAGCGTCGTGACATAATCACAGGCATCTACCATGGCGGCTTTGGTTAGAACAGGAAGTTTATTTTCTTTAATTTTAAACTTAGGATTAATTAAAGATAAACTACCCAACCTCGCCATAGCACCTAAATCACCTACCTTAATCTGAATACGTTCGTTATCACGCAACCCATCACTGGATAAAACATATACTGCTTTATTTCCCGGTAATGTTTCAGTACTGTGTATCTGGGTAGGGCTAGCAAAGAACTCCATAAAACCCTGGACGACGGGTCGATAAGGGAAAAGCTGATTAACGATTAAGTCTTTAACAGGTAGTTTCTTTTTACTGAGAACGATTACACCTATAACTTGATGTATTTTATTCAATATTTCATACGCTGAATTGGTTACGGTTTTTCTATCAAAAACCGTATTCTTAACGTCAATGTCTGCTAGACCTTCAACCATGACGGTAATAGCTTCAATACTTCCAACCATTTTGGTATTAAATAGTGGAGTAACACCCGCCATACGCTCTTTGATTAGATTTAAATCTACGTTACCTTCTATATCCAAGGCTGCAGATATTACTGGCGCGGTTATAGGCTTATCATCCTTCACCTCACCCAAAGTTTCTAAGTTACGTCTTGTATACTCAACACGTTCTTTGAATTTCTTGGTGCTATCAAAAACTTTACGCAACCAGGCCCGTACCTGACGCATTGCATGTTGCACCGCCCGGTACATAGCCTGCCAAACTCGGCGTATGGTTTCTTTTATATCCTCTACTACATTCTTGGCCTCTAGACCAACCTCGCCCACTACGGCGTTTACACCCGCCAACACCACATCGTCAATCTCATTTACAGGGAGAGACTCATTAATGGATTCAAGACCTACAGCGATATCTACTAGCCTCTCAATATCAAACTGGCTATCTTCCACACCCATATATGCAACTTCTGCATTGGTGAATGCTGCCTCTGATAGTAGTGACAATACTTCGCCCTTAGATGGGGACTCAACGGCAACGTTAGATTGCTCGTTTAATAAATTATCTAATAATGCTTTTCTCACGGTCAATCCTATATTTTATTAATAACACGTCATAGAAATAGTATAGCCGTGTTAATTAAGGAGCCTTCACCCATGGGTATAACAAAAGACGATATTGCTGGAATTGAATGTATTCACGCTAATTATTTTGTCAATCAACATACACGTCGCGATGACTTGGTGTTAGTAAAAGAACGTGTACATTTAAAAGATGGCAGACGCATATCGCGCATGGTACCGAAGATTAATGTAAAGAAAGCCTTCTATATTACACGAGAGGGCTATCAGACGCATCACGAGAAAAAAGAATGGGAAGAACGTAACCGTGTCCAGCGCTATGAGTCTACTCAAGTACTGCTAGCTGATAAAGTCGCGATGGCGTTGGGTAGAACGCCAGGTATGGGACATTTGGGTATGTTGAACCAAAGTCCGTATGTTTACGGTACGGATATCATGCCTACTGTGTTAGTAAAACACAAATACATGAAAGACTACCCGGAGTATAACGATGCACGTTATGACGCTGACAACGCGGTACTGGATTTAGAAACCAATACTGTTTTTGATCATCTACATCCAGATGATAAAGCCATGTGTCTTAAGTATGACGATAAGATAGGTGAAGTACAGCGTCGTATGGATTTCATGCGTATGCAGCTTGAAGAAGCTAATAAAGATAAGAAAGGGGCTAAACAAGCCAAGCGTATCAGCGAGCAGTTAAAACTAGCACGTGATGAAATTGTTAGCTTGCAGGCAGAGCGCAAACCTTACGAACAGCCTATTATATCTGGTTCATTAACCATGAAAGATAAAGTGTTCATTGCAGTAACTAAACGCTTCGCTGACAGAATACAAGGAGATGCGGTTTCTATCGTGGATGGGTTGTTTGATCTTTATTTGGAAAAGTATAAGAAAGAACGCAACATCAAGTTAGAAATTGAAGTTGTTGATAATGACTTTGGTGTAACAAAAGCGCTATTAGATAGGGCACATGCGTGGCGTCCTGATTTTATCTTAATATGGAACATGAACTTTGATATTCCAAAGATGATAGAGTCGTGCAAGCGTCACAATCAAGATCCTGCATACGTCTTCAGTGATCCTAAGATCCCACCTGAGTACAAATACTTTAAGTATAAAGAAGGGCAATTACAGAAGACCAAGGCGGATGGTAAGACCTACTCGCAGCACGTTGCAGATTTATGGCATAGCGTCATAGCACCTGCTAGCTTTTACTTTATTGACTCTATGTGTCTTTATAAGAAACTACGTGTAACCGAAGCCCAACAACCATCTTATAGCTTAGATGCTATCTTAGGTAGGCATCTGAACTTATCTAAATTGAAGTTTGAAGAAGCTGATGCATACAAAGGTTTAGAATGGCATCAATTCATGCAGACTAACTACCCTGCTGAATACCTTATCTATAACGCCTTTGACTGCATTGCCGTTGAGTTGCTAGATGAGGACCAGACTGATATTAAGAAGATGCGCATCTTGCTAGGTCACTCTGATATTATTAAGTTTCCTTCTACTCCTAGACGTTTGGCTGATGATTTACATTTCGTCTGTGAAGAAGAAGAGAACAAGGTAATGGGTTCAACGAGTAATGAGATGGTAGCTGAGGTAGATCATCTACTACCCTCACTACAAGGATGGATCTGTACCCTACCTAGTCATTTGATTCACAAGCGTGGTCTTAACCTTATAGAAGAAGACCCGTCCATTGAAACAGGGTTATCTGTTGCAGTATCTGACTTAGACGTTGCAGCAGGTTATCCAAACATCGGCATCATTACTAACGCCTCACGTGAGACTACTATCTTAGAGTTTTGTCGTATACAAGGTAAGAGTGAAGATGTATATAGACGTGCTGCTATTAACATGACGGCTGCTCAGACTAATGCAGTAGAGGTGTGTAGGGAAGTGTTATCCATGCCGAGTATGAATACGCTACTTGCTGAATTTACCAAAGAGAAAGGGATTGAACATCCTGTAAACAGATAAAAAAAGAAAGGGCATAGCCTACCTCTACCTATCGCGGGTAGAGGTAGGGTTTTTATGCGTTACTTTAATTTGTATCTTTTACACTAGTGAAGATGTATTCAACACAAGCTTCTTTAATGGCAGGTGCCATCCAATCGGGGACAACCATGAATACACCGTTTCCAAATAACTTTGGATATCCAGGACCATCGGCCTCGCCGTTCCACCGTACGCCCATTGTCTTAGACCAGTTACCGTCATCGTGACGATACTCACCTTCTACCACGCTAAAATTATCGTCATCAAAGACGACAGTGGCATTTCTCCAACGCTTAGCGCGTTCTACTACTTCTTTTGCTGATGGCATATTATAGATTCCTCAAATATATACACATGGTTACAAAAAGGTTATTAGTCTAGTGGGATGATTACCGTAATAGCATCATCAGGTATATCCCAACTACCAAAAACCAGGGTTTCTCCGGTATTAGGTATAAGATCAGCACCTGTTATCTCATAATAGCTATTGAAGGTATCAATAACGAGTTCTCTACCTTCAACCCACCCATAGCCTATTGTTAGCATCAGGGACGTAAAGTCAGAATTATAAAGCCCTATTACACCTTTTACAAATGATAACAACTCTTTATCAGTGAGATCGGTTTTGTCTTTCATTAAAGCTGCTATATCCAGACAGTCTAAAGCTGAAAGCTTAAAGGGCTTGGTAGTTTTCTTATCGATGGATCTTTCATAGACGCAATGGATAAAGAACGGAACCGGACTGGCTAGGTTATCGTGAAGTGATCCTAGGTCCATTGCCAGCTCTTTCTTTCTACCGACGTTACTTACCTCATCGGGGTTATGGTTTTTTCCCGTAATGTCAACTATGTGGTTATCCATTAACAGTCCTTCGATTTATTGATTAAAAGATAATGCATGGATAATAGATTCACATGCTTGCTGCTCGCCAATCCCCTCATCCACTGCTTGGACGATGCGATCAATTAATTGCTGTTCAATATCAGACATATAACCTGCGCGTTCACTGACAGCGCCAGGCTGATTACCTAACTCGATTAACCCACGTTTAAGGATACAAGTATAGCGGTCAAAGAAAGCAACGGCTAGGGTAGCGTATGGGTGACCTATACTTTGGAAAATAGAGCGTAAACCTTCAAGACGTGTATGTACCATGGAATGGACTTCACCAGCATCAATTAACGCCTGGCCAATTTTATATTTAACCCAGTAGTTATTGTGGTATTGATTTAAAACGTCTAGTTTGTTTTTCATTAGTTAATTCTCTTATATTAGTTATTTAGCGCTACTCAATAAGGGCATTGAGTCACAATAGTAATATAGGTCTATAAACTTTTACTATCATCTAGACGGCATAAAACCACGACCAGCCTGGAGGGACTGGCCGTGGAGTGGGGCGCATGTGCGCAAAGGTTAATTACTTCCCAAAGAAAGCAATCAACTTCTGCTCTTTTTCGCCGTTACGAAGTGTAGAGGCAACCAGTTCAAGGTCAGTCTGCTTAAGCGCTTGTTCACGGGTGGCTGGGTCGCATACCGTAATGAAAAGGTTAAGTAGACGCTCAAAACACTTACGATCTTGACCAGAAAGTTTAACTTGGTCAATGAAGCGATATAAACGTTTTTCGTGGAACGCGCTATCACGGTTTTCGTTGATGATAGCAAGTACGCTGTTAAGGCTGGCGTATAGTTCTTTACCGTCCAAGGTTAAGATGCGCTGGATAGCACGGTATAGAAGCAATTGCTGCTGAGAGCCTTCTAGTGCCGACATTGGTCGACCTTTAGCCATTTTCTCAGCATAGGTAGCAACAGCCGCTACAGCGCCTTCTGCTTGCGCTGACAGACCTTCAGGCATGGTAAAGCTAGCTTTTTCTTCAGCTTTGTCTTCAGACTGTTGATCTTTAGCTTGGTCATCCTGAGATGCTTCAGGTTGAGTCTCGCCTTTATCAGCGCCGTCAGATTCTTCACCCTCACCAGTCTCTGGTGTTTGCGCACCTTGAACTTCCGTAGAACCTTCAACTACCGCCGGATCGACTGGCTTGTCGTCAGCTTGCTGTTGTTTTGCTTCTGCTTCTTTAGCAGCCTCTACCTTTTCTTGTTCTGCTTTAGATGGAGCAGGAGCTGCCGTTGTCTTCTTAGCAGCGCCACGGCGTGATGATTGGCGCTTAGTTTTTTGGTCAGTCATATTTCTTTCACCTTGTTAGATGGGATGGATGAAGTTGTGCATAGAATAGACAATAAGTCATTTATTCGTACACGACTTGGTTGGTTTAAACTCAATCATACTATCAGACTACAGGGTACTCTTTAATGCGCCCATCTATAACACGTGTTTGCACGCTAGCATCTAGACTCTTATACGGATAGCGCATCTGTGTATGTTTAACTAAAAAGTAATTAGCAATACCCTCACCTATGCTGTCGTATGGCATAAAGGACATATGCATTTGCTTAACGGTTTGTTCTTTAACGGGCTTATCTACGGTGTAGCCATACATCTTTTTATGGTCGTCAGTTCCTTCTGGTATAAGCGTGTCGTAGTAATAACCATCTACGCCAAAATAGGCGTGTTGTGAGTTTTCAAAGAACGATACATTGTAACCTGCACGCTTTAGACGTATGCCTATAGCTAGCGCCGCTAATCCACAATCCCCTGAATTGATAAGTTCCAATGTACTTTGTATTTCCACCGGGTGTCTGCTAATAGCTTCTACTAGACGCTTAGAATGCCTAAGCGTCTTATCTTGCACATCCATCAGCTGTTTATAGTCTTGTATGAATGCGTTGATAGTATCTTTAATCATGTTATTCTACTTTGTAATCACTTATCACTGTCTATGTAATTAAGAGATAATGTTTTCTCTGACGGCATAAAAGGAGGCCGAAGCCTCCTAATAACTGATAGGGTCAGGCACCCCTAATTCCTTTCTAAAACCATCAATTAATATTACATAACTAATAGTCTCTTTAGAGTGCTTACCGGTTATTTGCGGTAAGCACTTGATAATGTCATTGTAACCGCTTGGATTGCCACATGCTTTTTGTGCATTAAGTACATGACCACAACCAGCATTATAACACGCCTGGGCTAACCATATCCTGTCTAACTGAGGGCGGGGTGACGTCCAGAAGTTATAGCGGGTATTCATATACCACGCACCAGCTTCGATGTTAGTACGTGCATCCCACACATCCCTACCCTGTTTAACAGATTCGGGAACCCCGTCAAATGTCCCTGGCATGAACTGACACACACCGCCAGCCCCGACCGGACTAACCGCTTTAGGATTAAAACGACTTTCCTGCCAACATTGAGCTTTGAGCCAACGCCAGTCTATCTGAGGCATATGCCAACTCATGGCTGATTTAAAGAAAAGATCGTATTTAATAGATTGCAAGCCTTTTAACTTGCTGGCATCTACTACTTGGTACGTGTTCTCTTTAATCTCATCCTTTTCTTCCGCAATAGGATCGGGTTCTTCAACAGGCTCTTCGACTTCAACAACCTCTACCTCTTCAACTATCTCCACAGGTAAAGGTTCGGTCTTATCTGTATCAGGGGGTGGGATAGATTCCCCACACCCCCATAGAAGGATAACAAGTATAATGGTCAAATAACGCATGATGACCTCCTATACTAGGGCAAAGCATCCCAGTAACATAATGGCAAACGCAATCATCCGCGTATTCCAATAACTCACCTTTGCTTTGTCATCTTCGATCAAGTCCCACTCTTCTTTGAACCTGATGTCCAATAATTTATCTGCAATACGTAAAGACGTAAACCAAAAGATCAACACTAACGCTGCTGCGATAAGTTTCTTACTGATAGCAAACAAAATAGGATATAGAAATGCTTCCATAATAGTACTCCGGTAGATTAAAACTAGGCTAATGATTTTTGACAGTATGACATTAGAGCATACATGGATCTTACACCATGACCTATAAGTGATACATACGGTTTGTCTAATCTCACGGCTTGAAATCTCACTACGTTCCTAATGAACTCAGAAACAGACTGACGCGTTTCATCTTCTTCATCAGTAATAATACCTATCGCTTTATTACCTGTTCTAATGAGATCTTCTTTACATTTCTCAATCTCATCAAACTGCTCGTAGTAGATTTCAAATGAGTCCAATATCGCTAGGCAGTTTCTACACACCTCAGTTACTTGATCGCCGGTGAGCGCATCTATCTCCGCAGCGTCACCTGAAGTATTAGCTGTCTTACTATAGACATCTACATGCGTACTTGACAGATGCGCTGTACCTAGACGCGAGTAGTTGATCACTGTAGGGAGGTTTTTCAACATTGCGGCGTGAGCTGGCTCCTTATTAAAACGTGGGTAACGCATTAAGGGATAACGACCTCCTACTACTGGAACAGCTCTAGGGGAAAAAGTTAAATGGCTATCGCTGGTAATCCCGCGTATTTTAAGCGACTCGTGCCAGATCCCATTAGGTGGATTAGATTCACCTACGTCAGGTGCAATATGACACGTAGTCCATAGCGATTTAATCATGTCTCTTAATTCACTATACCCCGCGTCACCGTACTCACCAATGCCTTTATTGAAAACAATGGGAATGTTCTTAAGGATATTAGAGGTATTCTCAACGCTGCTAAGTACAGATGGGAAATCCACTTCAAAACAATCACGCATAATGACAACGGTATTGTTAAAGTCTTTTAACAATTGATCACGAGTGATAGTATCACCACCTAGGTAGTTTAATTCATCACGTAAAGACACGACTTCGTTGTAGCGGCGATCACGGTCTAGTTTACTGACAGATTCGATTAACTTACGCAAGTTAGGTATAGCCAGTGCTATTTTCTTAGCCCAAAGTTTTACTTTCTTCATCCCCTCCACAATGTATTTAACGATACCTTTCCAAAGGGATTTAACTTGATTACGTATACTTTCAACACTCACTGTCTCTTCGGTTATACCTAGTGAGCGAAAATACTCTAAGTGTTCTGCCGATACAGTTGTTTCATTGTTTTCTTCTAAAGCAGTAACCGTTCTATCTAATAGAACTAATCGATCGAAGTGATCGGTAATGGTTTTAAAGAAACCCTCAACGTCTAACGTCAGGCGTTCCACAGAGACCATAATAGTATCTAATTCGATGATCTCTACCATCCTTGCCGCTACAGCTGGGTTTAAAATAGACACAGCGTGCTCCTTATATTCTGTTAATTGATCATAAACATACCGTGACTTTTAAATCGACCCCTTCTACCATATCAGGATCAAAGACCTCTCTAAATAACTCAATCACATCATGTTTGTTTAAATTACCCTTACCACATCCTAATAAAGGAAAGCCGATATGTCTCACACCTAAACGTGGGAGATTATCCAAACATGCATAAAGTCCTCTAGATATCCATTCTAACTTAGAGTCATTACGCCATCTGTCTTTAGTTGCAAAGCACAATACGTTTTTATATGGATGACGATAAAGCCAACTATGACCTGGGTTGAGTTTACGCTCGCCACACAAGTAGTGGTATTGATTAAACAGATCATCTGGGTATTTGAATTTAAACGCTAACGCTAATCCATTCCCCATGGTCCCGTCACAGTTCACAGGACAGACTATGGTGTCTGCTTCTAATTGAAATAAATCTGCATGTACAAATTCTAATATCATTGTTTTATTATCTCACCTTTTACCTCTATATAGTTACACCACGACGTAATTATAGACGAAACGGCATAAGGCCAGGAATTACTTCCCAGCCTTCTTTACTTTCTTTTGTTTCTGAGCTCGCATGGTTTTACGCTTAGCTGCCTTCTGCTCGTTAATAGCTTCACGCATTTCATTTTGAATCTCCTGCATCTGCTCTTCTTCTTCAGCAATGGCTTTAGCAGCATCATCAAATATATCAGTAACCGTATCACGAGGTAAGGCAAGAAGCTCCGTTAACGACAAGCCATAACGTTTGTGAATGTCATACATCCTAAAACGTTTAATCATGAAAGGTTTCAACCCCACTTTAAGGGTATCCTCTACCGGATGCATGGCTACAATACTTAAAGGATTATAATCGATGCCATCATAGTTGAAGATACCGTAAGTGTGATCGTAAGCCTCTGTTAACGCTATCTGGGCCCCAATACTATCTAAGACAGGTAACGTCATCATTGCTTGGTTTAACGGTGAGTTAGCGTTTTGTTCACGCTCAAGCCCAAAACGAGGAGAGATTAATCTACCTCGCTGCGCTCGTTTATCCTCTTGCTCCGTTTGAACGCTACGAGGATAATAAAAAGCTGTTCAATCTCAAGTGGAATTAGATAAGGCGAACGACCATGCGCATCTTTCTGTTCACCACCGCACGATGGGCATGTGTAAGTAGGAATACCTACAATGCTAAAGGCTGCGTTGTCAATGAAAGTTTGCATGTGGTTTCTGAATGTCTTGATAGTATCCGTATCTGCAGACAGTTGTTCACAAAGCTTATCGATAGTTTCACGATCGTTTCCTGCTACAACAGCAGCATCATCACCCTCGCCTATCACAAAACGACCTACCCAATGTGAGTAACGACGTAACATGATCAACTTACTCTGTTCTTGCATATAGCGAGCACGTTTCTCATATTTGATGTCTTTACCTAACCCTTCTTCAGTCATGCGTTCGATGTCTTCTGCCCAACGCACACCTGATGAGATAGTCTCAAGCATAGTAGGCACACGAAGATCCATACTTACCGCTGCATTTATACGAAGTGCTTTTGCATTAGGATGTGTAAACTCTTCCTGATACCACTTAACACGTTCCAGCGTTACCTTACTACTACGCTGCGCCATATGAGTACGTTGTTTCTCACTAAGTACACTGTTATCAGTCCATAATAGCTTAGGAATGTTTAACGTTTCTTTAATGACGTGTTGACACTCGCTAATGTCCGACATACAGGCACGAGTAAACGGATAACCTTTAGGGAAGACTGCACAACTTAGCCCCCATATTAACAATGAGTAGTCTGTTACTAAGATATTCTCGCGTAACATTTGCTCATTCCAGTCTTTAACATTACAATCGTAGATGTGATCGATAATAAAGTTAAATAGGTGACCGCGTATATAAACGCCTGAGTGGCTAAAAGCGGTACCGCGTGTACTCCTACCTAGTTTTCCTTTCTCAAGAGCAATACGTTCGTCTAACTCAATTAGAGCGCCTTCTGAGGGAGCTTTGATACTGACCCACATACCAGAATGCCACAAAGGTATCTGAACCGACGTACCCATAGTTAACATAGCGTTAACTTTCAATAAAGCCGCTTCACCACTAATGGTACCGCCTGGGTTTGTTTTGCCAATCCTAGGCTTAACAGCAGACAAACGCCCAGAGTCGCTATCAACGTATTGTCTAAAATCACTGCCCTCAGATGCTAATCTCTCTTCAAAGAAAGGCTTAGCAAACATTTTAGAGTAAGGCATGATGTCTTCACCTAGACTAAGCTCTAGCGTATCTTTCCATAACTGCGCTGAGTCAGATGATACAGACACCTTTGCCATGTCAGATAAGACATCAAACATATTAGACATGTTGGCGCTGGGAAGAGCCAGTGGAACATCGGTATTCTTAGACTCATCTAACGGCGTACTATAATCGCCTGTTTGTGTAAAGGTGGGCTTTATCGTTTCTTCTGGTTCTTCAGCCTGACCTAACTCATGTTGGTCGTAGTGGTCAGTTACTCGTGTTCTTGGTTGCTCATTGTGATCTACGTTACGAGGATCTTGTTCGTCATGACTCATTACTTTCTACCTCCTTTAGCCATTGCCATCAGGTCTAACGTTTTCTTAGGTGTGGCTGTAGCACCTAAGCGACGTTGTTTGACCGCTGGTTGTTTTTTCTGCTTCTCAATCTCAACACGAGCCTGATTAGCGTTTTCTTCGACTTCCTCTACCGAACGCCCTTCGGTGAGTTCTAAAATCTGTGCCGTGGTAATAGGTACAACGGTGTTATAATCCTCCATCCACTGTTGGTAGTCTTGACCAATATCAATTGCAATGAAGTTTGCTTCCATCTCATCTTTTGGAGCTTCGCGGTTAATATGTCTATCGCGAATGGCAGTAAGACGTGTATTGAAGTTAGTAAGGTCGTTGAGCAGAACGCGACCTAGCGCGTTAAGCTTTTGTTTATCCTGTACCTTACGAAGCGCATCTGGATTTTTAAATAATTGAGATACTTGAGTAGCCGCTGCCAGCATAGTTGACGCTGCACCACTTAGTGATCTTAACTCAGCCCACGCGTCCGTTTTCTTTGCAGTAGACTTCGCTGGTGCTTTATTTTTACGTTGGTTCTTTGGGGACTTGGCCATTTTATTTATATTCCTGTCTGATAAAATATGAATAACACGTCTTGTATAATTACAAGACGCTGTATTAATTAACGTAGCAACCATTACATAAGGTAGATACCATGTATATAACCGACGCCGATGCCCTGACATCCACCCTACCTGAACCGCGTCAGGCATTCTATATAGGATGCAATCAGTTATTCTTCGACATGCAAGTGGTCGGTTTTGTTGAAACCATCGATGCGTTTGTACTGGCAAACAACACACAGACGAATACGTACATCATTGATGAAGTGACGTTGATGTATAACGAGTATCTGATCAACCTACTAGCCAGCCATGGTGTGGTGGTAGATGATGAACAGTCACCAGATTCTTTTACTTACCTTGCTATTTTGGAAACGTTGTGGTTACTTCCTCAAATTGAAGATGCGCAAATGATTATCGACACATTGACGGGAAGTGAAGATAACATAGAAGCTCTAGCCATGCTGGTAGAGTCTGTAAGTACTCAGGGTGATGTAGTTACCTGGTCGACGGTAACGCAAGCAGTAACGCATGTTGATGAAGCGTTAATGGATCGTTTGGTAGAGATAGCCAATGGTAAGATTGATAACTTAATCGTAAATACTACTGCTACTAAAGAACGCGCTAAACAGCGCTATGAGATCCACCCTATAGCGACTTATCCAGCTAACCCATTACGCGGCATGTTAGAACGCGGCATCGATTACGGTCTGCCTTTAGACACACTCTGGCTACATGCCAATAGCACCGTAGATACTCTAATAGAATCTAAAGCTATTGTTCCTCTCGCCGCACTTATCTATGGCTGTGTCTTGATTAGCGATGTTGAAGATCATCTACTTCAAGAGACGACACAATTACTTGTCAATACCGAAATTGGTGACGAGGTGTTAGCCGCCGCAATCATGCGTGAACTTAATCAAACTATCTATCCGGGACGTATACAATGAGTATAGATAAAAACACTTATTTAGCGTTTGCTATCAAGCACAATGCCTTTATACAAAAACACTGGCATTTAAGTGTATTTGGCATCTTCTCACCTAAACCACGTGAATCTCAATACGTTGGTATGTTATTAGATGTGGAAGGTGAATTACACTACATCGACGAACAAGGTAGCATCGCTGGACCTGTAGTTGGCTATAAAGAAGATCAACCTTTATTCACAGCAAGTGATGTAATAACTGTTGAAAAGGATACCCTTAAAAACATTAAGGGTAAGACAGAAACAACAGTAGGTCGACTGCTAGCCAACGCTATGCTATTGTCGTATCCCTTTGGGGATGTAATTCCTTATATCAACGAAGAAGTTAAAGCAGGTAAGGTAGGAGACCAGGTAGCAGTAGCGCTTAAAGATGATATCATCACACCTGAACAAGTCTCTGTCTATTTCAAACAGCTGTACTTTCTTTCATCGTTAACATCACTGTGGGTGCCGTCTGCTTCTGAGAAATCTATCACCACAAGCCCGGCAATTGTTAAACGTCGTGACGAATTGCTTAAGCAACACAAAGATGAGTTAGATAACCCCGCAGTTATTGCTAAGATTGAGAAAGAACTCATTGACATGGACCGCGAGTATATCAAAGATGATCCATCGTCAGGCTTCTATAAGTCAGCTAAAGCATTTAACGTTACTCGTAAGCAGGCGTATATAATGCATGGTGGTGAGTCCTCGTTTGAAGACCCATCTAAGATCGACGTTATCCCTCGCTCGCTGCAAGATGGGTGGAACGTTGAAGATCTCCCTGCATTAATCAACTCATTGCGTGATGGCTCTTACGCGCGTTCTACACAGACGGCGCTAGGTGGTGAGGCTGTTAAAACTATCACTCGTGTATTCCAAAATAGCTTTATCTCTCAAGACGACTGTAAGGATAAAGTAGGCATGCCAATGGCTATTACCAACATGAACTACAAAGCGTTTGTGGGTCGTCGTCTGGTATCAGCACCTGATAAACCCTTAAGTGAAGCTGCATTAAAAGCAAGCATCGGTAAGACACTTACACTTAGAAGTCCCATGGCGTGTAAAGTACCTTTCACCGACTATTGTAAAGTGTGTATGGGTGATGCTATTGCTGATAACGATAAAGCGTTGTCGTTACTTGCATCTGCTACAGGTAGTGCCTTTCTTTCGTTATTCTTAAGTAAGTTTCACCAGAGCAATATTCAAACAGAAGAGCTTCAGGGTTTAGATTTTATACAATAGGTTATACGGGCATGATAAGTATTTTACAGAGACTTATAGGCCACATTAGTGTGGAAGAAAAGGATGGGGTGATAACGGTCTCCGGGATTAAAACTAGAGCCGTTGTTTCAGATATGAAGAATATGTGGAATAGTGTTAGAATTCCTAATAATCTTTTTATTAGTCAAGGCGCAGCGGAAGTAAGTCTAGATTCGTTCTTTGCCTATGAGTATTACAATGCTCTTGATATACTATCTGAGCAAAGTAAGACTTATCTGTCAAGGGGTGTTATTCTAAAGATAATGGAATTACTTAAAGAAAACACCTGGCTTGGTAGAGAGGTGGAGGTGGGTGATGTTGTTAATTACAGACGTCTTAGAAACTTCAATCTTAAACCGCTTGACCATCAAAGTAGCTTCATTGAGAGCTATGCCATCAATACCGTTAAGATGGGTCTTAACGGCTACTACTTGGCATCTCCACCTGGGTCGGGTAAGACATTCTCAGGTCTTTTACTCCATGGGTTGTTGGAGTTAGACACGATGATAATAGTCTGTCCTAAAAACGCGATACGTGAGGTATGGTTAGATAACATTGAAAAATACGTTAAGGGTGATAAGGAATGCTGGTTGTCCGATTCAGGCACACCACCACCCAAAGGTATGGATTACTATATCTGTCACTACGAGGCACTACCCGTCCTGTTAAATAATGTCGACATTTTCAAGCGAAAAGACGTATTCATTGACCTTGACGAGAGCCATCATTTCAATGAAGTTACTTCGGCGCGGACGTTGTCCTTTATTGAGTTATGCAGGCAGACTGCATGTCGGCATATACTCTGGTCGTCAGGCACGCCATTTAAGGCACTAGCGACGGAGATGGTTAGTTTCTTACGAGCCTGTGATCCCTTGTTTACACCAGAGGTCGAGAAGCGATTCAAAGGTATCTTTGGTGTAAGTTCATCAAGAGCTAATGACATACTTGCCAGAAGAATAGGTAAGAGTGTATTCAATGTTGATAAGACTGTAGTCAGAACTGATGATCCGATTGAAGAAGATATCAAAGTTCAAGTAAAGGATTCTGATCGTTTTACGTTGGAGCACGTCAAACAGGAAATGTTAGAATTCATTACCGAACGACTTGCCTTCTATAAGGAACATTACAACTCGTACCTTCAGGATTTTGAGAAGGTTTTGACTGTGTTTGAACAAACACTTCGGGATGGTGAACGTAGCGACTTTAATAATTATCTTCAAAAGATAGACGTATTAAAATCCACCAGTGACTATCGCCCTTTAGCTGAATTGATAAGGGACGTCAACGCTTACGAAGATAGTGTTATATATCCTAGATTATCTGCTGAAAATCGTAAAGAATTTAAACGGGTGAAAGGGGTGGTGAAGTATGTGGAGTTGGTAATTCGTGGTGAGGCGCTAGGTCGGGTTTTAGGTAGAAGACGTATAGAGTGTTTTAAAGAGATTGCCAAGGTTGTTGACTACGATGGTATAATTAAAGCAAGTAAGAAGAAAGTACTTATCTTTTCTAGTTTTGTCGAAGTCGTAGATATTGCTGTCGAACATTTAAAGCCGACTTATAAACCCGCTATCGTATACGGTGATACCAACAAGAACATTGTTAACATCATGGAAAGGTTTGACAATGACTCTAAAGTCAATCCCCTGGTAGCTACACTTAAATCCCTATCCACCGCCATCCCAGTCATCAGTGCTAATACGGTGGTGTTTCTTAACAATCCATTTAGAGATTATGAGAAAAATCAAGCAGTGAGTCGGGTTGATCGTCTTGGGCAGGATACGCAAACTTACGTTATCAATATTCTTTTAGATACGGGTGATAAGCAAAATTTAAGTACACGTAATCTTGACATAATGAAATGGTCAAAAGCGGAAGTAGACCGTCTCATGGGTGAAACTTTAGAAGTTAATATGGAATCATTAACTGAGGGTGATGTCGTCCCACTCGTAGCATCGAGTAGCAAGGATAGTGGTACTGCATCGTTAAGTTGGTAATTGGAATAGATAAATGAAAATTAAACTCGATTATGAGTTAAAGGGTGCTAAAGAAGTACGCACCCACCGTCAGTTTTTTGAAAAAGATGAACTAGTAACCGACCCTATAGGTAAACTAAGTTCTATGATAGAGCTACACGTTAAACGTTGGATTGTTATACGTGATCAGTTCTATATAAGCACCTTAATTAAAGAGTTGTTAACAGAAGACCCTATTACTTTGGGAACGATGTTAAGAACACCTGAATTAAAATGGATACGTCAGATACCTAGTCATAGACCGGGTATCTATGTTGAATTAACATTAGAATTATTATAACGAGGAAACACACATGCCGCGTATTAGTGAAGAAGCGCAACGTAAAATTCAAAACCTTATTAATCGTTTTAAATACAAATACGACTCTAAGGTTGACAGTTGGCGTATATTAGAGATGGATGAATCCGGACACTATCGTGGTGACTGTGATGATTTTGCAGTTACTGTATGGTGGTACGTCTGTGGGGAGAGCTATTGGAAGTTCTGGACAGGTATATTGTTGTTTAAGGCTAAGTTCTGGCGATGTTTGACCGAGAAAGATTACATTGGTCATTTAGTGTTAGAATACGATGGCGAGGCCATTGACAATATTTATTTGAAATGGCTGAAGAAAGACGAGATGTCTCATCACTTCAGTGGCTATTTAATTAACAACATCCTGATGGTTGCCATTAAGATGCTGTTAGGTAAGATATTTAAATAAAAAAAGAAAGCGCATAACGAGGAAGAGCTAGCGTAGCGCTAGCTCTTCCTCTATGCCGTCAAGACGTTGTTGTATTAAACTCTTTTACAAATACCTGACCTTCTATGACATATTCTAGTCTAAATGAATTAGTATTAATATTTCCTTTCGCATCTATATCTGCATAGGTGAATAACACCGCCATACCGTGCGCCTTAACAGAAGCTAAATTAGATTTATATATGTAGTCAGACTGCCACGACACCATCTCCTCCATACTTGCATGTACTTTATTAGTTTTATGGTTAGGGTAAACAATCAATTCTCTTCTATAAGCCTTGATTCCATTAGTAAACTCAACATCTACTATATAACCATCCTGATAGGTCGTGATTGAATTTATCCCACGTGGACGCAATGGGTGGTTATCGCTGATTCGTTCTTTAGTAGATAACTTAAAGCTTTGTGACGTAAAGCCATCATGATTTAATCGCTTATATACTCTAACGCTATCTACTGTTTCTAAAGTAGGAAACGGTTGGTTGTTTAGCGCCACCAACCCGTCTTTAAGCAACATACATTCGGAATAAGAGTCACTTATAATTAGTTTTCTATACCTTACTTCATTACCCGACATGTAAAGTACAGTAACTAGATCATCTAACTGCATCACATCGTAAATTTTATCAGGTATAGCAATACCTTCTACCTGGGAGATAGCGGCTACCTCATTTACTTTTATAACCGTATAGAGGCCGTTATAGTTATCAATGGTAAATAATGAATTAAAGGGTACGGTTTCTATTTTGCAAACGTCACTGTCTATCATCATTACACAGATGTCTTCACCTGGGAACGGTTCAGGATCTGAAACCTGCTCACCATTAACAAGATGATACAACATAAAAAACTCCTTATAGGTCATAGGCTCACCCCCAAAAGGAGGCGAGCCTAGATACGTCTACTTTAACTTTCTAAGTCTACGGTTAAGCATGGCTAGCACCTTGGGACTTAATTGTTTTGAGGTTGTCTTATAGGGACGATTACTACTACCTGTTGTTGGCATGATCTCTCCTTATAGCACATACGCAGTTTGCAGCGTACGGTGAGTTTTAACTTTATCTGAGAAAGTAGCAAGTTTTCTTTCATGGTACTTAACATGAGAATCTATATCTTCGCAAACTAAGTAAAAGAAACGTGGTACGTTATCTTTAAAGCCTCTTAGCTTTCTCAAACGACCCAGTATCTGCGCGTTTAATTGACGTGAGCCAATTGCAGATGTCAGTAAGGTAACTTTAAGCCCTTTGATATCTACCGCAGTGCCTGCAGACTTAGGTGTAGTAATGATTACATCAGATTCATAAAGATACTCATCTGGATCCTCACCCACAAACCTATTGACAGTTAAGTCAGTCAAACGTGGCTTTATAAACGATGTTAGATAGGTACACATCTCTATGGTATCAGCAAAGATCATCATCTTTTGCCCCGGCTCACGGATACTGATGTATTCATTAAGCACGATATCATAGATCATTTCAGCGTAAGCTTCACTACGAAACTTCTTCTTCAATATAGACGCCTCAAAGAGCATCTGAGAGTACATCTTACGTCGCTTATGCGATAGTAGCTCTACCTTGTTACAACGGTATGTGAGGGCTGTACAGGCGATATATTTGCCATCATAATCCGGTGTTATACGTTCGCCAACAGGATAGGCAACTTCTAACATTGAATTAATGAAAGCATTATCAGAAACTAACGTCGCCGACATGTAAATCGTCTTAGCCACATGACCGTACAGATCCTGCGTAAAGTTGAGATGGAAGTTCTCATGTACTTCATCTATTACGCGTAGTCCTGTTTTAGTAACCGTGTACAATTCATCGGGGTCGCAGTTATACCCTTCTTCCTCCAGCTTTCCTTCCTCATACGCCTTGTAGAAGTTGTACATGGTAGTCGCTGATATAATGATAAAATCATATTCCAAGGCATCTGCTAATCCTAAATCGATAAGCGTCCGCATGGCTTTAGATCCTTTCACCACACACAGCTTTTCCCTAGGTACATTTAATGTCTTAGTGATATCACCAATCCATTTACCTTCGGTGATGTACTTAGCAGGCACAACCAAGATGGTTCTTTTCTTTATCATCCATGTGGAATATAAAGACATCATGGTGTTGTGTGTAACCACAAAATCATCAGTCACATAAAGATGATCTTTGTGTGTAACCGATATACACTGTGCTTCAGCCATTCGGGATGGTTCTACACTTACAACCTTTAACTTCAATCCTTTAGAATACTGATTATCATCATTAGCCCTTTCGAGCTTATGTGGTACAGTAAAGAGTGAAGATGGTTTAGGATGGCGAATGTTAACCCTGAAGCTAGGCTGTCCAGGTTTCTTTTCTCCCTTGTAGGTGTAGTAGGTTTGACGTTTAGATATTTTTGCAATACCTCCTAGACTTCTGACTAAGTATTGAACGTCTTTGGCTAGTTGTTCAGATACGCTTGAGTAGTCCATGGATGAATTGACATCAATACCCCCATCTGTATCCATCAGACCTTGAAGTAACGCGTAACGCTGCTCTACAGAAGCTTCTAAATACATCTTAGGTATGAATTTATCAGCAGAACGACAACCCCATAATCCTAAGTGTTTAAAGTAATCTCTAAACACATGGCTGTTTCCAAAGCCAATAGTTCGCCCATTTGCACCACAACTTAATGTAACGTGTTCTGGTAATAAAGTCGACAGCTTATGGAAGACATCCACATAGGTCGTCGTGAACGTAGGGACAGTAGTAGTAAAACAACCATCGCCCAACATAGCGCCGAGTGTCCATGGATGAATGGGTAGTTCTTTGTATCTACCCTGTTCAGGTTGAATTAACGGTATATACACTCTAGGTTGTGAGCGTTTAAGTTCACGCATCATTTCAAAGGTATCACCTATACGCCACCGCTTATCGACATCATGGTAGTTAGCAATAAACATCTTCCAAAGATGCTCACCTCCAACTTCAGTTGACCGACCATCTGCAAACGTAACCTTATAAATCTGCATTTTCCCTTGAGGGAATACGCCATTTACAAAAGTGTCGTGTCCGTCAGGTGCTGTGATCTTATCTCCTACCTGTATATCTCCCATTCGTTTCCAACCACCAGGTATCTTAATTAGACTGTCTAATGGTTGCATCTTACCACTACCCGTTGGCGCATTGGTTATCTTACTTACACCCGGTGTAAGGAAATGGTCAATAACTGGCAATTGGTACTCGTAAGGTTGAATGTCGTCATCTATTACAAAACTAGTAACATCATCACCTTCTACCGGAGTAAAATGCTCAATTAATAATTGTTCGGTTTTGATTCCCTTTACGTTAAGGTGTGTAAGTATATCTTTATACTGGTTAATATGGAAACGCAACTCTCTACGATCATGCGGTGATGCGGCAAAGACACGCTTAGGTATCTTATAGTAACTGTGGGTACGAGGATCGTACCCTTGGTCATAATCGATTAACCGCTCGCAATAATCATAGAGGGCGCGTTTACACTCTGGCATCATGGTGTGGAACCGTACATGGTGACTTTTTACATCCACATGTGCGTAATACTGAGTTGGCACGATGCCCTCCTTTATTGTTTTATTTACCCATGAACACCGTATCCATTGGATGCTTAGGTCGATTAGTCAGAGCAAACGACGTTGGTGATATCATCATCTGCGCCTGGTTCATCCATGCAGCCTGGCCTGTTAACGATCTAAGTTCCATATTCTGCTTATACGTTCCAAAGACCTTTTGATCTTGAGGACGCGGCAGACGGTGATCCATACGATCAGGGTCGCGTGCTAAAATTGACAGGATGATAATTTCCAGATGCACCACGTTAACACCCAACTTCTCAGACACCAACACATGCAAGTCCATCAAAGCCTGTGACACTGAATCACAATTAACGATACGGCTACGCTTATCGTCTTTAGGCTTCTTCGTTGTACGGCTAGACATGCTTGCACTCTTATCTTCCTGAGAACTTGATGACTCAATGAACGTCTTAATAACGTCCATGTACTCCAACATGTTCATGTGTTTCATTGGAAGAATAAATGCAGGCTCATTGAAGTCCCAATGGCTGAGGTCACATACGTAGAACCCTTTCTCGTTTAGAGACCAACCATGTTCTTTTAGGTAGTTTAACATTGCACCTGATAATGAAGAATAGTTCTTACCTGATGACACAGACAATAACACATCTTCAAACTCATCTCCACGATACCCATTAAGTACAATATCACGACACGATGAAATACGGCTCGATGATAAATCAGTAATATCTTCAATTGTGTTGATATCGCCAATATGTTTAACATCGTTGTGGTTAAGCACCAGCTCCATACGGTCGTAACGGTCTTGATCTCTAATGAATACCTTATCACCTTTAGCATTGAGGCGCAGATAACGACGATGGTGATCATCTAGACTAATCTCAATGGCAACGGAGCTTACCTCTAAGTGTTTAATAGAGAGTACGCTTTGCGAGATAACCGCACATAGTTCTACCGCCGCTACGTGACCTAGATTAGCACCTGGTGGAACAGATGCCGCCACCGTACCCATACACTTACTACATATACCGTAAGGGTCTGGATGCTCACACGCCAGCGGTGAACGCAGTTTAATCGTCTCGCCGATCAGATGATCTTCATTACCCATGAATACTTTTAGCTCGTTGTCACTGTCGTAGTAATACTTACCTACCAACACCTTGACACTTTGCGGCAATACACGGAACTTCACGGTACGCGTTGTTCCACAATCCCCTTTATGAAGATTTTGTATTATCGCACAACCCAACTGCATACGGCGGTTATAATACTGCGTGGTCTGCAGTGGATCTTTCTGTGCTAACGATGCTTTGGAGCCTGAACGTGATTCAATCATCGAATCATGTAGCGTATTCATCCCTTCTGTGTAGCTAGTTGGAATTGGGTTAGGTGGGATATGACTATCAATATCTGTTACAAACCCACGTGCAGCGACCGACTGAACAATCTGACCTACACTTAAGACGTTAGAATGACAGAACCCAGCAACGTTGTTGTTAGGTAGTTCTTCTTCTTTCTTATACAGTAGATCTTTAATCTGCTCATAGCCACGCTCAATAGCCCGTTCGTTGGGTCTAAATTCATCCCTAACCTTTGCGGTTATTGGGTGGTTGTGTATCTCAATGTAATCTAAAATACTTACCGTTGATACAAACCCAGCTAATTGATTAGTCGCATCGTTGTAGAGCTTATTAGTAATCTCATAAGCAATACGACTGAGTAGCATGATGTCAACTACTTCATTCAACGCATAATACGTATCGAACAACACATTACTTAAGATTTCCTCATGGAGCTTAGGGGTGTAATGGCCGTTGCCGATATGATGACGCTTGAGTATAGTTGCATTTGGGAAATGACGTTGCATCTCCCAGTAGTAATGACTTAGAATGGTAGGACGGGTAGAGGTAACTAATTCACCATCGTCAAAGATAATAGTAAATACTTCGTCGTCCATCGCCCACATTTCTTCAGAGCTAAGCTTTTGTAATTCTCTTACATTAAACTTTCTCATGATCGTACGTCCCTCTTACAAATTTAACACCCGCGCAACTTAATAAGTGTTTAACGTATACCAATGGTCGCGCGTTATCCATTGGGAATTTGCGACGATTAACGTTACTTTCAACATTGCTTGGTTTATCGGAGTTTAATATTGAACGAATAATAGCTTTCTGTGTGGTTGGGGATGCAGAGCGATCTAATAGATCAGCCGTTACGTCAGACCCTAGAGCAGCATTAAGTAGTCTAACTTCATCCTCACCCATGATACGCACAGGTAGTTCACGGTTAGGTGAACCATAGCGATCGCTCTTAGATGCTTTAGCAGGTAAACCATGATGCTGTAGTTTAGCGGTAGATACAGATGACCAGTTATCTGGCGCTGCTTCTAATAACATCATGTACTTAGACCCTATTAATACAGGATCAATTGTAGTGACCTGGTTAACACCATCAGGCGAATAAGTAACCGGCTGTATATCCACTGGAAACTTAGTGCGGAGGTCTTGGATTAATTTAGGTCCAATGTGTATGCTATCTACAGGAAGGTAGAGATAAATACCCTCAGTAGCAATGATGTCTAAATGCGTAGCTATCCGGCGATCGTTGTTTAACACCTCGTTGATAGTTTGAATCATTGGCGGTGATACCACACTGTAGTACTCTTTCAAATACTCCCATGCCTGCTGATGCTCACCATTAGCCATTAGATCTCTAACTACACATGTCACCATATGGCTAGTTGCATTAACATACTGCTCGTATAGCTGAGACAAGTTAATACGCTTAACCGGCGAGATAGGATCCATGATAACATCTGCACGTAGACCATTTTGACCCACAGGCATTTGACTATCTGACCACACTTCTACTACAACGCCCTTACTTCCTGAACTATCAGTAAGCTTAAACCCTTTAGTAGCTTTTACTTTCTTCGCATATTTAATTTCTACGCGACGATCGTCAAGTGGGGTGTAGCGATACTTACGTGTGACCTTATGGGGTGAAGCATTAGGCTTATTAGCAATGGCCTGTGTTACCCAGTTAGTAAATCTACCTGACAATTGAAGACCCTTACCACGATGTTTGGCAAGACGACGATATTCATTGTAAATAGATTCGTAGAACTGATCACGCAGACGCATGTACTTATCAGGCTGTGCATTCATCCCTACAGGCGTGATGCTATAGGGTAGGTTGTGATCCATATCGACCACGACGTCATAGACCGTCGCACCCGCTGCAGGTGAAACATACGTTAGTTTATCATACGTGTAGTCTGGTGTCATCAACGCCCTAGGTGTCATCTCTACCATCCCAAGTGCTGGATCGTATTTACGCAGAGCGAACAATAGCCCATCTTCACGTATTTTATCACCAATGTCTGGGAATGGCTTGTAGTTGTTTTCATCACCGTATAAGTTAAGCGGGTAATACTCCTTACCCCAGCTAGCTACGCGAGAACCGGTCATGGTAGTAGTAAGTCTTTCCGCCATAGACTCACTGATAATAAAACCATCCTCAATGGTAGCCGGTAAAGACATATAGGCAACGTTTGCTTCTAAGCCATAAGCATAGTTACCGTCATCCTTAAGCGACTTGGATTTAGCAAGTACTGTACCCTTAGGAACCTGCATTCCTGGATAGATTTTCTCCATTGCTGGTGTGGAGTAATACTGAAACCCAAACGTGTTATGATCGGAACAATAGTTCTCAACCATCAAGATATCAACTTCCTGTGTATTGACATCTTCGTAAATAATAGCCGTGGCTGGGTTCTCTTTGATAGAATCAGCACCTGGTCGGCGAGGATAACGCTGAATGACTTTAATTATAGATGCATCAACCGGCATCTTTATAGCTTTAGTGTATTTACCAAGCTCGCGCTCAGCACCTGTCTGAATGCGCTTAGGGGTCGAACCCTCAATAACCAATGCCTGACTCAAGTGAGATGAGAACATCTTTCTACGAGAGGCTGAGTTATGTTTACCAAATGAATCTAAGTTATTACCTAGACCCATTAACTCCGGATGTAATTCGGATGTATTATTATTGGACATGGTTAATTATCCTATGTAAAGGGCTTATGTTATTTGTTGCTCTAAGATAATGTAGGTGTTAAGTTGTTTAGGAGAAGCTCGATGACGTTAAAAATTCATGAACTACAGCGAACTAATGGCGCTGATGTTTACTACGACCCTGATTTTCGCATCATGATTGAAACGCATTTAAAGCATCTACGTAATCATGAAAAGACCCAAACTGCTGTGATTGACGAACACCGTGTATATAGACAGGAGTCCGACTTCTATGGTCTTATGTTAGAGTTAGATGTAGCCACTAAGTACCATTGGATCATGCTGCGTGTAAACGGCTATGAGCACCCTAGTGACTATAAAGACAAGAACACGGTTATCATGCCTGCTATAGAAGAAATAGAACGTTTAAAGTCTATGCATTTAGCTAATAGAGTTTAACATATTATCTGTTTACTATGTAAAAATCGACAGCCTGACGGCAAAAAAAGACAAGTAGAGGGTTTGACCCCTCTACTTATGCCGTCTTTATTATTTAAACGCCACCACCGTTGTAACCACCTTGGTTCCAACCTGTGTTCTGTGGCTGCGGGTTACCCCATCCAGCATTCTGACCCTGATTCCAAGGTGAATTGTTGTAAGCAACCTGGCGTTGTTTCTGCATTGCCGCAGCACGACCACTTGGTGGTGGCGCATACGCTGCATTACTCCATCCAGTGTTTGCTGGTTGGTAGCCGTTACCATGACCACGGTTTCCTGATATGGTATTCCATTCACGAGCACCGCCTGACTTAGCAGGAGCCGATGGTTTAGATTCTACTGGCTTAGGTGTTGATGCTGGTGCATTACCAGGCGTAGCCACGCTAGCTGTAGTGTCTGGGGCTTTATTTTCAACATCACCCTGATTACCTTCTAGTGGTGGAATCTCATCACGCATGTCTGATAGGCAACCCATCTCAGCTTCAAAGCTTACATCAATTAGCAAGTCATCCACATCTACTAGATGCTCTTTAAACATCTCAACACGCTGGTTAAGTTGTTTAGCGATGTTAAGGTAGCTTAGCATTAGCGCATGGAAGAAAGGTGCCGTTTTGTTATGCGTACCGTAGCTGTATGCGTTTTCGTTAACACCAGGTAGGATGTATTCAAATAACTGAGGGATAGAGGTAAAGTCACGTTTTCTCACCTTATGGCCAAATAGCGTTCGTTCACTCTCATCAGACTTATCCAGTATTGGTAAGCTGGTAATACAAAGACGGGCGTACTTAGTACCGTTAAGTGTACCTGAGCGTTTTAGGTACATGTTAATCAAACGGTGCTTGCCATCAATGGTCACCGAACCTATCATCTTGCGATAAGCATCTACCATCTTACCATCTGCATCTTTAAGGTACGTCAGGTATTCAAGTTGTGCCGGTGAGAACTTCTCATGCGTTTGCGTATTCGCCGCCATTGATAGCAGTTGAAACGCTAAACCATCTAATACACGAGTAGCACGCGTAAGTAGTAGCTCTTTAAGCTTCTTGATAATAGGTGACTCACCACGAGCCACGTTCTCACTAAGTGGATGAAATGCAATAGCGCTTGTCCAGTCCGTATCTTTCAATACTTCTTTGGTTGGCAGCAATAGCGATTTCTCACCTACTGTACAGGGGATCGACTCCCCTGCTAACTTTTGATAGATACGTCCTTGCGCATCAGACTCAAGACCCGCCGAGGTCAGTATGGTTTTATAAAGATTTATTAGGCGGCTCATGGTTATACTCCTTGATTGTCAAAGGGGGTTACTATAGGCGATTGACCATGGTCGTAGTGCATTGCTGCCGTGGCCTCTAGGTTGTTACTAATTGACATAATGTCGTTAGCAACGTTATCTAGATCGGTACGTTGTGTGGTAAATACAGGTGTTGCTAATGCATCGCAGAAGCTAGGCATCGTGAAACGCTCTGTATTGCCGTCTAACGTGATATCTATGGTTGTGTCTGCTACCACATCACAGCGCATGTGGATGCCAAATGAGATGCGGTTACGGCGCGAAATATCCGATAGTATCTCAAACTTCAAACGGTCAATGAAACGTGTTACATATGGCTGCAAGTCGATACCTTCAGCAAAACTGTTAGCACCAGTTACGGCAACTGCGTAATCGCTATCTATTGTACTGTTAGTTGCTGTAAACTCTACACCTAATAGCATCAGATCTAGCATCAGCGCAGGCACTGAGTGACTTAGGATTGTAGCAATAAGTGTTTCATTGTTAGCACCGTTCCAGTGGTTTGAATCACGACCGTGACGCATTGGAGCACCAGCTTTACGTTTAATAACTTGAGTAATACCATCTACGTGGGGGTTAAATGAGCATAACTCGCCATAACTAATTGCTGCGGTTGACATGATCTGGCTGTGATTATCTAGTGTTGAGATGAAACCATCATCCATCATGCTTTGCTCAATTACCTGACCCGCTGCTGCGTTGTGGATCGTTTGGTCATCGTCCATTGCGTCTAAGCTGTTTCTTTCTGCTGTTTGCTGTGCAGTTAGCAGACGACTTAGATACACAGGGGCTGATGAGTTAGAGCGTCGGCTCTTCTTAGGTCCTTGTAGGAAGCTCACACGACCATCAACAGCATTGTTGGTATAAGAGCTTTCGTGAAGCACACTAGGAACTCCACTTCTATGGAAGATATCCATTGGACGCATGCTGCACGAATAGTTCAGACTCTGCGTACCTGCACCCCAGCCTCCTGGATATCCATTTTGGTTAACACCACCAACGCTATCTGTAAGGATGTGTGACGCATCGCGTACTGACATTTGCATTTGTCGGCCGTTTGCACCTAATATAGCACTCTGTCTAATTTCAACAGAGTTATTGAAGTGCAGCATCATGTCAGGGCTCAATGTCCCATTTAGACTAAGATCAAAACGGTCAGTGTAACCAGATAATACTTGATAAATAGTGACACCCATTTTCTCAAAAGAGACATGCATGAGGAATACAAAGCGACGTTCATCCCATCCTCCTGCTATGTTTGCCATTCCAGCAGCCTGTGCTGATGGTCTTACTAAGCCATCACAGCCTTGCGCTACTGCATTGGTACTTAGGTTAGTACCACCGTTAGTCACGTCATTGAAAATACCTATAGACTGAGCATCCGTGTGTGTTTGGTATGGGCGGAGAGCTAACGCATGGTAGCTGCCCATCTCGAAGAACATCAAACGTTGTACTGTCATGTTAGATTGTAGCATTTTCACACTTCCTATTTACGTAGTTATTTTTTAAAAGGGGGTTTAAACAGTCTGCTCAGACTGTACCGGTCGATCTAAGAATGTTAGAAGCATACTAGCCAGTTGGTTTCTAATATCTGTAGAGATCAATAACGGTTTGCCATTTACTGCTGGCGGGGTAGACTTTTGTAACAATGTGTCAGGTGAATTGTAGAACCAATCGTACGCTTGGGTATGTTTATTGAATCCCTCTATAAATTCAACACCCTCGCAATCTGTTTTCTTACGTTCACCTGGACGAGTCTTTAACTTGTAATGTGGATAAAGTCTCATCAACGCATCTACATTGTCTTTAGTAAGTCGTGAACGCGTATTATTACTATACGTATCACCTTTAATAATGGTTGGGTCTTGCGGCTGACAACGGGCTGTTAACACATGGGCTAGATCATCAAATCCATGATGGATCAATATAGCCTGTGCAACACCTATTAGTCGCAATAACTCCGGGTGGTGTAGTGAATGCAGAGAACGTATAGAGACTGCCTCTGATGCAATTATCGCCACCAGGTTAACTCTGAACGGTTCAATGTCTAAATCGTCCGCTTTGGTTAACCTTACTACACATTCCTTTACCAACCGTATCGGTACTGTTGGAGAAAGCTCCTTAGCCATGTCCACGTACTTAGATACATAGGTCTCGGCTATGATAGGATGTACATCTGATACACGCTGCGACACTTGCAGGTTCTCTGCAACTGAATCATTATCCTCACGCTCCTCACCACGCTTAGGTCGATAACGATCTATGTCTAATATCATCCCACCTGAACCAAACGTTTTATCCATGTTCTCAATGAGATTGGTAATAACGTTATAGATAGTAGAGATGATAGACCCATCGGGTTTATCAGTTTCCGCTACAGCAATACGACCTAGTAGAGTACGTGACAATAACCAATCTGTCTGCTGCACGCTACCTAGACCACCATGTATGGTAGTAGGCTTCAATGTATCTTGGTTACCGATACGTGCTTCGATGTATTCGATTAGTCGGGCGATCTCAGGTGTCTCGTATAAATCAGACTGACCTATTAACGCTGTTGCCATGTATTCCTTATATGCCGTACCTATCTCTGCCTTATTACGTTTAATGTATTCACCCCAAATAGGCACCATGTATCGCAATGCGGTAGTTAAGAACAATAGACCTTTATAGTCACTTCTTAGATAAGTAAGTTCTCGTGTAAAGCCCTCACTATACGTATCTTGTAGATCAGGCGGCATGTTATACACACCGTAGAGGTTACACCATAGACGCAGCGCATCTACGTCAATAAATGAGTATAACCGGTTTACAAGTTCCGTTACTGTTTCTTGAAGTACATCTATGTTTTCTATTTCTTCAAATGCTAAATAGATATCGTCATAGATGGACCAAATGCGATGCTGCGTTTCTTTATCTAGTTTTTCTAAGTACGCATTGGCATTGTTGAAAATGTTATCAGGGTTTTGAAAGGACGTACGCTCATACGGGCTTAACATCCACTCATGACTACGATCACCATGGCTAGTCAGTACAGACGCTATTCCGTTTGGCTTGCGCTGTGCAATAGTGATTTTCATATATACCTCTTTTGATCGTTAGGGGAAAGGTTCGATTAAATAATGTAGGTGTTAAGTTGTTTGGCATACACTAATGGGCATAAAAGGTAGGCCAGCGCCTACCTTTTAAATAATTAACCGTGATGATTAAAAGATATCATCATCAAAGTCAATGGTTGGTGACGAAGACTGACCGCCGCCATTGTAGTTATTGCCGCCGCCTTTATTACCGCCGCCATAACCAGATCCACCTTGTTGATCGCGAGGTGGTGGTGGAGTATATTCGTTAGCCATAACTAACGGTACTAGACCTTTAAGCATTTCAGTAAATGCCTTGGCACACAGTACGCTATCTTCCGCTTCGCTAAATGGTGAACCATCACCATGGAATAAGTCATGCCAGTAACCTGAGCTAAAGATAAACTTGATCTTAGGACGGCTATTATCTTCTTTATCAATAACGCTGATAAAGATACGACCTTCAGCATCCTTACCTACTAAGGTATCGCTTAGGTTTACCGGTGCATCAGATTTCTTACCTTGGCCGAACCATTTATAGTTCTTGTTTTGAATTACAAAACGCTGACCTGGTTCTGATTCAATGGCCTTTTCAACCAATCCAATTAGAGCAAAGAATACTGGCGCGTCCATTGCTGCACGGATGTTACCGTTGTTCTTATCACCCTCTACATTGGTATAGATGTCAATACGTGGGTTGTTCTTTACCACACTAAACGCAAGAGAAGGGCGACGCTTAGAACCAGATACGGGATCGGCGCTAAGGCGTAGTTTTGTCTCGTCCAACACATTCTTCTTGCGAGGTGGACGGCGAAAGTTATTATCGGCCATTAGAGGGTTCCTTTATGGGCTAATTTGTCTTCATGTTATTGCTGGTCTATGTATTATCTGACACTCACAGCCAGCAGTTGCTTGTAAAAACTGGCTGCTATCTTATCCGTTAAGGTGTTGATATCATACAGCATTTTATCTTTGGTAGTTAACGCGTGCCAACGTTTCTCCTTAGCTAACTCATTAAGCGTGACCTTAATACGATGTGGCATGGTGTTAAAATTAGTTGCACCATCCCCATACACCTGTAACGTCATGCTGTTGAAAGGCATGTGAGTTAACTGCTTACCTCCGGTCAACTTGGTATTCCATTTGTCCTTTTTCTTTATCGCACCTGTATGGCTCTCTATAAGACTTAGGCGATCAAAGTAAGTGTGGGATAACAAGTCGATAGGGTAATGACTTAACATCATGGCTGTTGATCTGTCACCTCTTACAGCAACGTCAAACTGGCGGATGTTAGTGTTTTGCGAAAGAAGCTTCTTACACACTGAACGTTCTATGACGCGATATTGCAACTGTCCAGGTGTCTTTAACTTCTTAAGCTGAGCTTTAGGAAACTGTTTATCTATTGTCGCATGTGACGTATGGTAGAATACCACTGAGGTTTGTTCTTTACTCAATGCAACAATGGCGGCTTCCAATCCTTCCATTTCTTCATCCATCGCTTCAATTAAAGCAATGTCGCTAATACCCACGTTATCGCTGATAGCACCGTAGGTGTTTCTGAGCAAGGTACGTATGTTTACCCAAAAGGTTTTAGGGAATGTCTCTAGTTGACTAAAACCTTCCTCTAAAGCAACTGACGTACCTATGTTAATACCATACTCACCTAACTCACGTGTTAGATCCATTGTTTTCTCCTAGCAACGCATCTATACGCGCATGCATTGCTTCTTTAGATAGTTGGCCCTGGCGCAATTTAAATCCAGGTCCTAACAACAACCACCCTATCTCGCTTTTATAAGCAGGCTTATCCAGTAGGATTGTCTCACTATCCCAGCAGTAGTTTTCTCTTGGTCCTTCTGCTTTACGCTCAATGACTTTAAGAAACGTTTTGATTTCAGTCATGCTCTCTAAAGACTCACCATACGTCCTCATTAAGAACTCAATGATGTTTCTGTAGTGATTTAGATTGTGCTGGTTAATGTACCCGTATTCTACCGACACCACAAACTCAACAAGCGAGTCGGGGGTTGGGAATGTCTTTTGGAATAGGGCATCTACTTTGCTGTAAACGCCACCTACCGGCTTACCTACTTCAAGGTCCCAATTCGATAACATGATAAGGATTTTATCAATATCTTTGTCTTTAAAATTAGAACACGTAATGATAGTGTGGTGAAGGGCTATTTTTAATCTTGTTTCTGGTTTCATTGGGCTTGTACTCTATCTAACAATGCTTTAACCTGTTCAATACGGTTAGTATCTAATCCCATGGTTATGCATTTTTCTTCTAATAGTTTAGTGACGTTAGAAGATGATATTTCCACCGCTTCATACTTAGCGGTTAACCCTGTAACGTCACTGTTAACGACTTTCTCCTCACTGACAACTTTTAGTTTTATTGTGTAGTGTGGAAAATGTTCCCTAAGCGTACTAATGGCATTTTTAACATCGCCATCGTTAGTACATTGAATACGCACGTGACTACCCTTAGGTAGGTTGTCTTGTGCTTTGATTTTGTTAATTACCGCAGCTGCATCCATGCCGGTTGCATCTATAGTAACAAACATGGTGGCATCATGATTGATTCTAAACTCAACACGATCGTGATTGCCGTCTTCGCTAACCCTGACCCTCACGTGACCTTTAGGTTCTTCTTCACCATGACCTAGTCGATCAAACGACCCTTGTGTGATGATGCGATCATACACGCTGTGTGTATGAAAGTGACCTATGAAGATATAATGTTTAACAACTTCTAGATAACGCTCTGATTGGTGGCAGGGTATTTTCAGGTGGTCGGGTAAATGATACTCAAAGTTACCATGCATGACTGCAAAGTCTACTTGCTCTAACCCTTGATCTTTCAGCAAGTTTTTTACCGACTCCCAGGTTATATCAGGGTCATGGTCCCACTCATCTGGAACGTAGAGTACATTAATATCTAATAACTCAATGTATTCAATCGACAATGTAGGAACGTATTTAAAGTCAACAAACTTATCATCCCTATCATACCCTACCGTCAAGTAAATCATTTCAAACTGCTTACCCTGCCCACGGTCGTGACTAGGCGTGCCTTCTAATACCCGAAGTGCGATATTGTGGCGGTGACACAACTCAAACAAATCAGCTATCCAAATCTGAATATCTAATACTGGTGCGTCAGGTAGGAATAACAGCTTATCAAAAACATCACCTGCAAGGAATATAATGTCTAGTTTATCAGACTCAGCATTGCTAGGTAGTGCTTTATACAGTCGATTGATAATATCGCTGGTAGGGACTAGACCATGTCCTAGGTGTATATCGGATAGACAGGCTATCTCTAAGTGTTTACCTTTGCTACGCATAGGCTATACATCCTTATAATTCATCCACATCATCAGGGTCGTACAGAGATGCAGTTGATACAGAGGCAGGCTTAACAGATTCGGGTACGGCTTCTGTCTCTATTGGCTCGTATCCATATTTAGTCAATACACGATTCCACTCTGCCAATGCGTTAGGATTAACACGTGTTTTACCTACGTAGTTCATCAGACCGTTTCGTAGATAAGTCTGACCCATAAGTGGATGCGCATCTGATTTCTGTTGGGCTACAACAGCAAGGGTAGTTAATGAATCTTGACTACGCTCGTTGATGCGGGTGTGTCGTCGATTTAATAACGGTGGTACAGTAAAGACCACTTGTCCATTGCTAACAACATCAACTGGATTGTACGGGCTCTTTGCTACTGTTAGCCACGGTCCCATATTTAACGCCTCGTCATGTTCTTGACCTATGGCAGGTAAGAAAGTACGAACAAACAAATCCAACTCAATGGTAGGGTGTTCTTCCGCTGCTTCGTTCAACACCTTCATGGCGTCACGCACGTGACTGTTTAGCAAAATATTGTCATTAATCTCTTGCTGTTTTGATTTTGAATTATCCATTATTTAATTCCACGATTTTCTGTACTACAGAGTTAATTAGACTAACCTGTCGCCCTACGCTATAACTAACATTACCGCGCCGTACGTTTAGATTCGTTATAATCTCATACTGCGCAGCGTTATCCTTATCTCTGTCTATACTTGCAGAGGCTTCTACTGAATCAAAGTAACGATTAAACAGTGTTGTCAATGTACTTTGAATACGCAATAGCATGGTTTGCTCGTCATGACCGTGTTCTTGTATAATGTAGGCCAGTGACGATATTTTACCATAATACATATTGCTTTGAGAGTATTGGCTTAAGAAGAAATAAGCCAAAAGGTAGTCGCACGTTTGAGGGACTGTTTTTACAAAGCCATCAACCGTAAGGGTGGGTAGGACTTTCTGTGACATTGCTAGTATCCTTAACAAAAAAAGATGGACCGAAGTCCATCTTTAGATTTATCATTACAGGCTCGCATTGAAGGGACTGGTAGGATCTTCTTTGTTCTCGTGAATAGCATTTTTGACACTATCCCAAGTACGTAAGATGGCTACCTGCTCGTCAATATCAAGCTCGTCTCCGTCATGAACCTCATCAAAGTATTGGACACTTACTAGCTCGTCTTCTTGCTCTACGACTAAGCCGTCCATTACCCTGCGGTAATCGTAATGGCTCTCACCCACATCCCCTGGATGCATATCCACATAGCTGTCAGCAAAGCCCTCACAACGCTGCTGATGATACATGTTACGAATAGTTGGCTCTGCCATAATCCACCGCTGCATGGTCAAGTTGGCATTTTGTATTTGACCGATATCAGTCATTGCAAAAATACCTTCCCGCGTCCACAGGCTGTCTACCTTACGCCGTACTGCTTTAGCTAACCGCATCGCTTCTGAACTGTTAAATGAGTCAAAAGTCTGGCGTGCTAGATCAACGTAGTGTTGTGCACCTTGGTGAATCTGAGCTGAGAACTGATCTAGTTGCTGAGATAAGAACCCGGTTAGGGACGGGCTTGGTGGAGTATAGGCCACGGCTCTGAATGTTTCGTCGCCGCCTTCTATAATCACAGGCATAGATTAGCTCCTTGAAATTTAGGTTAAAGGGTTTCATAAAGTAACGCTAGCATGTAAGTTTTGATAGCGTGTCCTTTACGGCATAGATAGGGCAGGTCACCCCACCCCATCTATTAGGCACTCTTGAAAATGAATGCCATATCTTTTTCGTCTAATTGTTTTAAGTAATCGATAGTTACTAACTGCAGATCTTTAGTCTGACTATCAATGGCCTTAGCATGCAATGCTTCGATGAATTCCTGCTGAGTGATGGTTTTAGCATCAATAGGTAGGAATGTGAAGTTCAACTTGCCCGGATTAACGGTGTTGTTGATTTCACTCATTACTTCACGTGCAGTGAGAGGAACATGGCGAGTAAATAATCCATGTAAACCTTTAAACGCGTTTATCAACGCATCTGTGTAACCTACTGCATCGCAAATAATAACAACATCTTGCGGACCTCTGTTCATTGTTTCAGGGTTGAGGGCCTGGATATGTATTGCATCACTGTCGTCACCTTTAGGTAATGACGAAAGTAAAGTACTAACTTGTTTGTGATCTTGAAGGATCGGTTTAAATGTATTTTTCATGTTAACCTCTTTGGTAATGTTCTCGTTTAAGACGATGGCATGTTAGTTTAGTCCATTAGATAATGTATAGTTGAAATTACGTTGAATAGCTTTTTTCCACGCTATGGCATATGGGCATAGATGCTTGTCTAAGCAGGCAATGCGTTTAGTGATGTCATAGGGTAGGTCATATTATATTCATTCCGGTGTATAAATTTACACGACGGCATAACACCTAGAGTCGGATGACTCTAGGTGCAGTACTTTACTCGATAGCTTCTTTAACTTGACGATAGCTGTCAACTAATGCTTTCTTAGTAGTGGCTAGGTTAAAACCATGTGCAGCGTAGAGCTCAACTTCCTTAGCTGCTTGATAGGTAGCATCTACCAGTGCAGATAAAGTCGTACCTTTAACTACATAAACGTCAGGCTGGTCGCTGATACGCTGGATCAACAGATTGATGTGTTCTGTTAACTCACCTACTGATTTTAAGATATCACTATTAGGTTCTCTTTGATATTGGTCATCTAACAGGTTTACTGTAGATACAATACCTTCCCAGTCTTTATTACGGTTAACTGCATCACTATAGGCAATCTTGTCACCTGAGTCTTGAAGATCTACTTCTTTGTTAAATAACTTCTGAAGCTTTTCTATGTCAACCACTTTATAATTAACCGGGAACGCCTGAGATAGACGTTTAGGCTCTACTAGCATTTGCGCAACGGTACGTTTTAATGGTGTAAGTAAGCGCTCTTCAATTCCACCAATTTGCTCTTGAAACTCAGCTAGCATCTCTACGTAGTCTTGGTAACCACCACGCATGCCTGTTGGTCTAAAAACAGCAAGCTCTGAGATCGTCGCATAGTTGACATCCTTAAGCATCTTAGTAAATGCTTTCGGGTTTAGCTGCTCACTAGGACTTTCCCCTTTAGTCATAGTGATGTCGCTTGCAACCTTTTCACGTAACTGTTCTAAGAACTGAGGGATTCGATTAAAAAAAGACTTACTTTCAGCTTTAGCTTCCACCGAGGCAATAACTGCTAGTGTCTTTAAAGAGAGTTTACCTGGGATAACCATCGTTAACATTCCTTACTTAAATTAGGGGTATATACATACGATGGTTCTTTTAAATAGGTATTAACTGCACGTACAACATCGATAGGTCGTATTTCACTTAAGTGCTTAGCAACATCTAAGACTTTACAGACAGCCTGACCCTTAGGTGTTGCACTTTGAAAACCTTGTTTGCCGTCAACTGATATTTGCTCTACCATATCCTTTTCAAGCAACCAACCCTGCTCTACCTTGCTAGGTACTGATTCGCTATCTAACGGCCCGTCATGCACTACGCTACGTAGCGTCTCCGCACCTCTAAAGGTTGTTTCCTTAGCCGCCATGATTAAGCCTACATGATACGTGATACCAGCTGCCTCTTCATACGACGGGTTAAAGCAAAGGGCTTCAAAGATTCCATGTATATTGAACTTGTCCATTTAAGCTTCCTCTCATTTTGGAACTTAGTAATAAAAGAGGGCTAGATTACTGTCTAGCCTTCCATGCGCTTAGAGAGCTGTTTTTATAGATTTTTCTACAACAGACAACATCAGACCAGCAATACGGTTATAAAGATTAACGTAGCGCAACGCAGGCTCCTGACAACCCTTCAAGATGAAGCGAATTAGACTACCGGATTCACCTTTAACGTTAACGCGGTCAACCATACCTGATAACGCCACTTCCAAGATACTATTGTTCTCATAGACGTGAAGAGCAGGTATCAGATTCTTTGATACTTCTCTTAGTGAGTTAATCATAACCTCTAAGTCTTTCTGGCTCTCTTTGACAGCCTTAACCACTGTTAGACATTCTGCTTTGGTAAGAGCGGGCATTGTTGTAGGTGCTGAGCCTTTAAGGTTGTTTGCCACACCAACGAAATAGCGCACTAGCTCTAAAGAGTCTAACGTACCATATTCTTTCATACACAACACTCTATCGCTAGCAAGCAGTGGCGCTACTCCAACCACCCCATGCTTAGTCACTTCCATTTCTTTAGTGATGTTTTTCTTTAAAGGTTTTAAATCCAAAGCACTTGTTATATTCTTTATCAGCTTATGGAAGTCTTTTAACTCGTCACCTTTAGAAAGTACTACCGCTTTATTTATAGCAATACCATAACCGCCAAAGATTAATGCTAGATTGCTAACTAGCGCTTTGTCACTCGCAACAGCACCGGCCTTTAAGAAAGATGACGTCACTGTATTAATGTCTTCTGCCAGGCTTGTTAAGTACGCAAATTGATCAATTACGTTATCAACAGTACCGTCTTTGGGTAGAATGAAGCCCAATTCACTCTTGGCCTTTATCTCACCCTTTGTTTCTCCTTGAATCAGAGAGAGGCGATCTTCTAACTTCTTAGCATGTTTAATATGCTGTGTTAGATTACCGGTCATGAAACGGATATTTGAACCTAAGCTTTCTTTAATCAACTTAAGGCGTTCAACTAATCCTTCTTCTGAGACGTTAAAATCCGATAGATTAAGCTCGTGCTCATGTAGTACTTCTTGCGATATAGCAATATCGTTGAATGTTTCTACACTTATTTCTTCTTCACGTATACCGCTCCGCAGAACGCCTGCTACTGTCTTCATTGTAATTACCTTAAGAATATCAAAAAAATAAATAGTAAATAGCTAGGTGGATAATCCACCTAGCTTAAAAAGACTATTCTTCTAAATCATCACGTGATGCTATCTCGATTGATATAATCATACCCGTTCGGTTAACATCTACTTCATATATTAACCGAAGAGATTTTAACTCTAACTCCATCTGCGCTTCAAGATTCTTTACTAGCTCCTCACGGTCAAACTCAAGCGCCATTTTCTCAAGACGTTCATTAGCCAGATTTGCCATTTCTTGATATGCTGCATCGTTAGCCAGCGGTACCGCTTCTACCTTCTGCATAGTTTGCTCGATATACACACCGATAGTTTTAAGGTCTACCGGGTAAGGTAGGTTGATGTTAAAGGTAGGTTGGGTTATCCAACCCATAGGTGTGTTAAACTCAAGACGCTTTAGCAGACTTGCAAAGCTGATGTTCAATACACACGGTTGAGATAAATCTATCATAAAAGGGTTCCTCTATTTATACTTTAAATGATGGGTTTTCGGATAAGTAATTTAACCGAATAGGCGTTACACAGATTAACAAATCGAGAATGGTTTTCTTGATCCATAAGTCTGTCTATAACAATCAGGATAGCAGGGTCGCGTCTAACGTATGCTTGGAGATAACTTACTAACCACCCATAGGTATCTAGGGGGTCGTTTTCTAATGTAAGGGTCTCTGGGCTAAAGACATCAACTGTCTCTTTTATACTGCTGTCTCCTAAATACACCACGGTATCAACAGTAAAATGACCTACCACGTTACTAACGTCATAGTTGACGCTATTTACAATGTAACTCATAGCGGGTAAGTGGGTGCGAGCACTACGTTTAAAGGTGCGGCGTTTAAACGACGTAAGTAAATTATCAATAACAGACATGGGTGTTCTCACTATATATAGTTTATTAACACGTTGGTAATATAGGTCTGTAATCAGGTTATATTGATAAAAAAAGAATCCGGCATAGATGGCTGTCCCTAGGGACAGCCATTGTTACATTGTCTTACATTAAGTCTGCTACGGTCACCCCAGCATTATCGACAAAGTCCAAGATTGGACCATCTGGAAAGTTATGCCCGCATCGCGCCATCTGGTGAGCGACGGTAACTCCTACATCATCCTTTAAGGATAGGATGTCAATATCATCAACAACCCAACCATTAGTAGCCTGAGTGTGTGCAATGGTCCAGCCTGTTTTATTTGCAGAAGTAAGAAACGCACTGTCCAATGGAAAGACATAGCCTCTCTCCGCCATCGTCATTGCCACGCTTTCCCCTAAATCGTTAGTACGACCCATTGCTGGATGGTCTTCGGGGAAGTTAAAACCAGCACGCGCCATTTCATGCGCTACTGTCCAATCACTGTTAGTAGCCAGATACAGTAACGAGGAATCTAGAGGAAAGATGTATCCACGCCTTGCTAACAGATGAGCAAGGTATAGACCATTACCCTCTGTTTCTCTTTGTGACGCAATAAATTCAACTGCTTCAATACCTTTATCAAAATCCATAATCAACTCCTTATTTAGGTGACAGTACACGTGCTTTACACAAGATATCAGCATCATCAGGACCCCAGAAATCCCATATACTCTTAATATACGGTTCAGCCCAAGTACGACGTGCCTTATGGGTATCAACTTCAGGGGTATACGCACCTAGCTCTTGCATCTCATTAAAGAAACCTTCACCAGGAAGCCCTGTATGGTTCCCTGAGCTTCTAACGACTAACGCGGTAAGCCATGGTTGCTGTCGCTCCCAGCACCACTGGTTAACCCGCTCAAGCGTCGGGCTCAATACCTTACCTAACGCCATGTTTGGCACATTGTACCCTAAGCGTTCGGCTAACTCACTATAGTAAATAGTTTTACGTTGCATGGCTAGACGTATTAGCATACGTGTAGTGGTGAGTTGTCTCTTTTGATCTACAGTGTAGATACTTTTCTTACGTGTCATTATAATGACTCCATTTTAAATGCGAAGCTCTCAATGAGAGCAATTACCGCATTAGGTTTTAATAAAGCATGTAGACCCATTCTACACGCCAATCCTTTTATTGTTTGTTAAACGCGTAACGTTTAATTTCTGAGCTACCTAAGATACAAGTCGAACCTGTAATTAAATTGATAGCGCCATTCTAACATCAAGCGAGTTAATGAAACTTATCTCACCTTCTCTACCTATATTTTCATCTATATAGGAAATAGCGGTCTTTAGATAATATTTTACCTGTTCGTTATCCACACATATACCAACAATCTCACCTGTTGTTGGAACCGAAACCACCCGACCATTCCGCACGTACTTGTGCATTAGACCGGATATCAATTCAGCAGCGAGTGTGATTGTGAAGCTGTATTCACCGACATGATAAAGTATCATTATCTTACCTTGTTGTAGGACGTCCATAAAACGCCCCAATAACGCATAGAAGTCAACACAACAGCCTTCATAAACCACCTCTGCGAGCCTTCCCAGGTCATCTGGATGATCTTCTAGTATATTAACATCCCCTAGGTGGTTTCTTAATATTGCATCGGCAATGGGTAAGAAGATGTCATTCTGCGATTTGATATCTTTTATACTTTTAGTAGAAGCAATAGCGTCAATAAAATCAAATACCGCATTGAGAAATTCAACCCTAGTTGGCGGGGTAAATGAGTCATCGGATACTCTGTTACATTCCATGTTAAAAGCATCACCATAACTACTCAAAGACCGACCATCTAACCTCTCGGCTAATCTTCTACATATTTCATTATCTTTTAAATTAGAATCCCGTATTAGTTTTGAAAACGGAATATCTAACATATCCAATGGTGGTGGTAAAAGACTTTTAAGCGGTACCCAACGAATAATATTAAACTCGTCCCGTATTATAGGGTAGGTATGGTATTTTTCTAATAACATATCGTCCGCGTACCCTTCGGGTAACTCTTCTACTTCTAACGACGTTACTTCATTTTTAACTTCCATAATAACCTCATAGAAGAAGAGGCGTTTAGACCGCCTCTTCTTTAACCTTAGGGCCTTTCTTCAACCAGTTATCAATAGTACTTACCACCGGTTTAGGCATACCTACGCAACCAGAGACCTTGGATGGTTCTTGAAGCGACAAAATGCCATAATGGGGTGACAGTCTATACATCTTACGCATCATCTCTTTATCGGTGATTAAGAGAATATTCAAAGCGTCGCCGTCGAAGTCAGCATTCGGACCAGTCAATGATAATACCGACATTGATATAGTCTGGATACTAGGGTCTTTAATGATCTTAGTAACCCGCATGAACTGTGCTGACAGTCTATGTAAAGATGGGTTACGTTGGATGATAACATACAGACCTTTCTTCTTAGGCACGGTAAGTTCGTGTTCTGCAATTTCCGATAGACACGGAGACTCGTCTATAAGTTCATTTAACAGCGTATCTACAAGTGGATGATAGCGGCTAATAGACTCTTGTAATAGACAGGCGGCAGCGCGAGGTGTATACCCTAACTTTAACAACTTATTAGTCAGGTGCGTACGTAGTAGTCCTACCGATAACCCCCATGGAAGATGTAGCTCATCATACTCGTGGGGTTCACTTAACGATACAATAACAGCACGTGCCGTATAATGTAACCTACCTGAGATCATGTGTTTACGAATGAAACCATCTTTAGAGGCAAGACGTGTCTTGTAGGTTTCTTCATAATAGACAGCAAGCTGTTTAACACACTTAAGGGTACGGTTCTCTAACTGCTTAGGCATAAGAGGACGTAGTGCCTGTTTGATAGACGACATAGTACGTATAGCATCCATCGCTAACGACGTCTGTGTATCAGAGGTAACGGTTGAATCGTTTTTCTCTGTTACGAATGCAACTTTAGAAGGCACCGGTACGTATTGACTAAATAGACAATGTCTATACTTACGCATCGTGGTTTTAAAGTCTTGTATCTCTAATCGCTTGTGTATAGCAAATATGTCATACAGCGCATTCATTATTGTGTCAAAGTTTTCAATGAAGTTATTATAACCACGTTTAAAGTTATAACGCTTCAAGCGGTTTAATGACTCATTCTTCTCATTATCATAACGTAGATTAGGATTACACAACCACTCGACAAGACACAACTGCTTACTTGAGAAATACTTCTCAAACATCAACCAGACGTTAGGATTAATAAACCCATGAACACCATCTGGTGCTTTCATCCATAACGTAGACTCGATGCGTTTCTCTGTAGACTGCTGGACTTCAGTCTGACAGACACCACAAACCTTACCTAAGTTATAACCGCCTGATAATTCACCACAATCACACGACGGTACGATAGACAATGAATCACCCTCGTAACGCGTAGATATTAGGTCATTGAATTTCTGTTTGTCTTCCTGAGACAGCGTGTTGACGTCATTGACAATGATAGGGGGATTGGACAGGTTATTAAAGATCTTATCATGATCTTCTAGCGCCAGATAAACGCCGCCTTGTCGATCTTCGTAGTTCCAACTAAGAGGACCTTTAAGTTGATCGATGGATGCAGTAATTGGCTCAGCCGCCGCACTGATATCAGCCTGCATGATCTCTCCTTATTTTAATTTGTTAAGGGCTTATTCTTTTTTAGTAATATAGGTCTAAGCATATTACATTTAGATAATAAACATAATGTTACTCACCCCTGTAAAATCCTACCTTTTCTTTCTGTTAAACGTAAACGTTTTATTTACCCAATCATGAAAATCTTTCTTAGTATCAAACTCCATAACTGAACCATCACGAGTGTCTTTCACTTCGTAATAATAGTTGGTGGTGTGTGATTTAAGCTGCCACGCTAGGTTATCAGCATGACAATTACTTCTGTCCTCATCAATGTTGATTAGATCAAAACGCGAGGGGTCTTTAGGTGCTTCAAGATAGGCGCGAGCCACTAAACCAGATAGCGTTCGCATGGTAGAGCCTTCGCTACTTTTGAGCGTTACCATCAAACGTTGATCTTGTCGGCGCACCGTGAGGGTGGCGTAGTAATAACACGCATCACCTGTTAGCGGGTAGTGTAGCTTAACGACCTTACCACATCGACTAACCCAGGCGTCTTTAAAGCCGACAATGGGTTTGAGAATAATACCCTGCTGCTCTTCAAGTAATTTGATATCTGATGGGCGAGGTGTTGTTATTGTTAAAATTGATTCTACCATAGGCTTTGTCACGAAAAGTCCTTATTTTATTATAAACGGGCATAAAAAAGAAAGAGGATCCGAAGACCCTCTTTCTAACTACTTAGCTAATTTTAACTTAGCGGTTCCACAGTCCACCAGAGTTACGAGCACCGTAACCCATACCAGAACCGCCCCAGTTAGCACCACCTTGTTGGAAGACAGCACCACCGGCGTTTTGACCAATACCCATACCAACAGCTGACGTGTTACCACGAATGGCACCCATGTCGTTACCGTAGATACCCTCAGGGCGGATCTTAAGTCCAGCTTCTGCACAAGCCATAGCAAGCGCTTCGATGAACTTAGGATTGAATGTAACACGACGTGCGTAACCAGTGATGGTTACTGTATCACCTAGTGTAGCTTCGATGATTTTAGCACGCTCTGCCAGACGTAGTTCTTGAGGACGATCAGTCTGGTCGTAAGTGTTACCAAATGCTTCAACTAGACCTAGGTCTTTATCACCGTAGATGTTTAGCATCGCTAGGTAATCAAGATCACGTAGATCACGTGGAGTATTATTTTCATCTAGGTAAGTACCAAGATGTACACGAGTAATCTCACTCATTAGAGGAGGAGCACCGTCGTAGTTACGAGTAAACGCACCGCCAGTTAACGTATCTGCTGCATTGAACAGAGTGTTAATTGCTTTGCTGTTACCAGCCGCTGCGGCTAGGAACGTTTCTTGTAACCAGCTTAGGTCACCGGTTTCAGGGATATCCCAAGAGAACAGTACTTCGTTGTACATGCTGCGTTGTACTAGCTCGAACAGACTTTGGTCTGAGAATGAATCGCTCTTAGTAGAGATACGACCGTACTCACCATTGTTTGCGAAGTCAACTTCAAAGCCTAGTGCGCCGATGTCATGAATGTCATTCTTACTGGCACCGTATACAGGCTTGAAGCACTTAACCCATGCGTGGTGCTGGGCTGCTAGTACCGTAGTAGAAAGACCTAGTAGTTCAAGCTCTAGCGTGTTAACGCTTAGACCAGAAGATACGTTAGTCATTACTAGACGCGGTACGTATTGACGGTGATCAACAGGCTGACCATACGCCATTTGTTGTTGCTGACGTGGAACGTAAGTTAGATCCATGTAACCATCAACAGTTGTTAGTGGGATAGTCTGCTTAGCAGATACCGCTTCACCTGTTTGCATGATACCGCGAAGTGCGATAGATAGATCTGAACGTACAGTCTGACCAGCAGCAGTTTGCGTGTCGCCTGGATTGTAGCGAAGCTGCGCTGCTAGCACGTCACCGGTGTTGATATCAGCTACGCTAATGCTGTTGCTGGTATCGCCATTGATTTTAAGTAGAGTAGTGTAACACGCAGTGATACCGAAGTATAATAGGCTGCGGATTTCTTTCTCATGGTCAGCTGTAACTGTACGTGGAATTACGTTAGCGCCAACATCGATGAAGCTGCGCTCGTTACCGTACTTGCTGCGAAGATACATGCTAACTTGTTCCCACATGTTATCGTCGTATACGTCACCAGGAACAGTCTTGATGTTTACTTGCTGTCCAGCAATAGTTGGAACGCGATCTGCAAGACCGTCACCAGAACCTTCTACAATGTAGGTATAGCAGGCAACGTGCTCGTTGAATGGGAACTGTAATACAATTACAGAAAGGGCTAGTGAATGGCTATCGCCGTCCACAGGTTCAATCGTTACTTTCTCAAGTACGCTGTTACGCTCTGAAGATAGGATCTTACGAAGCGTTTGAGTTAGCTCACCAGTGACTTCGCCTGCAGTGCTACGCGTCATTGGGTTGCTGAATAAAGAATTAAGACCGGCTAGGGATTTTGGACCTTCCACGTTTCTTCCTCGATTGGGTTGGTTTTGGTTTGTTGAACGGCTTTGCTGCGCGCCTGACTCTTTCATTGCTTCTGCCATAGCAGGGTTAGACGGAGTAGACTTGTTATCTTTATTTACAGCCATAATGGTATACCTTTTATTATGTTGTCAAACTTAAAATTAGCTAATAGATCTTCCATTCCTGGATAGACCACTAGAATGATATAGGTGTTTAATTAGGTTGAATCGCCTCACAGAGGGACACAGGTTAGGCACCTATACCAAGTATAAGTACACTGACAGCTACCTGTCTCTATAGTATGACTCGAAAACATTAAAACTTTACATCACTTCACTCATCCACAGGTGACCCATGCAACGGCTTTTTACTCCAGATTCCCCTAACCGCAACCAAAAGGTTTTTGCGGGTCTTTTCCAAGCCCAACGCGGATTAGACAAAGCCTTAGAGCGTGTTAAAGCCAAGGCAATAAGCGCACCTCGACGTTTAAAAGACACCCAGCCCCTTGTTAAGCTTCTAGATAGCCTACCGCCCATGAACGCAATGAACATGATGCGCTATTACGATTACCTAGAAGACATTGAAACTGATATTGCACATGGTCAGCAGATTAGTACCGAGATATCTACATACCCACCTTTGGAAGGTGAGTTTTATGGTGGTAACATCGTAGACATCCTGGTAGCTACAACGTTAACGCGACCACAGTGGGCCAGTAATGGTTTACTTGCTGATTGGTCTAATGCCAACGCAGTGCGTGTCTTATATCATCCTAGCAGTGACTTAAACTTGAACCTCCCCGACGGACAAAAACAACACGAAGAAGTAGGATATAGTGTCATTGCGATAGACATCCCATTACTTGCTATCCAGTACAGAACATGGGCGCATTATGAAAACCTTAAGCCTATAGACCAACGCGGTTCTACTAATCAATTTGTCTATCAGTACGTATTAGTAAATATGTTAGATCATCAGTTATCTATTAGCTTAATGAACCGTTACTTACGCCACTACCTTGGGGAAGCACAAACCAAAAGTGCACTTAAGCCTATTCTAGCTATTCCTAGTTTTGATGGGAGCGTTGATAAAGAATACCCTGATGTTGTTGATGAGCTAATCAGAATGAATGCGTCTATAGATGATGTGTTAGACAATGTACCATTACGATTAGATCAACGCATGCGAGATGCGTTACCATTTAACCGTTTAGTTAGTACCAGACAAGTAAGCTGGATACTTTGGCTGATATGGTTACCTTGGATTAAACATGCTACATCATGGTATCTAACTACACAACAAGGTCAGGATAGAGACTTTGAAAATGCACTCAAACGTGAACTAAGACGAGCTCGTAGCGATAAGACCACACTGGTCGCTCCTCACGGCGTTATTAGGGATCTTTTAGAGATAGAGCTTGAGGGACTTAAACTCCTCATATAACGGCATACAGGAAGATCTAGCACGATGCTAGATCTTCCTAGTTATGCTGTCTTACTTACGATAGTCTGGGTTAACGTATCGACCGCCTGTAGGTGGAAGCCTATCCATAAACGGGTTGGTAACTGTAGCGGCTATCTCCCGCTCGCTAACAAAGAACGCTTTATCCTCAAGGCTGTAATCTAAACCCTCAGGTATCTCCAGTGCTGTTCTATATTCTTCCGCCCCAAGCTCATGATAGACCTCGATAGGATTTACTCTACCGTCTAGATGAATTGTTTTAATACGCAATACATCATTTGCCTTTGCATAGGGCATATCGAACTCACCCTCTGTAATATCAACTACAGCAATGACTCGTTGACCTGCTTTAAAAGAAGACAGTACTTTATTGATACTGCTTCCTTTTCTATGGCTAGGGTATGTTAGAAAATTATCTGCCACACATCCTCCTACATGATATCGCTAACAAGCTTAGTGATATTCTTATCTTTCATATACACCCCATACGTCTCCAATACCAGATAGAATGGTGCCATGGTGGTGAACACAATCTTCCGTATATCCATACATTGGATTATTTCTTCAGGCATCCCTTTGGTACTAATAACATCCATGGGGATTAAGAACTGCGTTATCCCTGCTAGTTTGTTATTCTTACCCATCCAGTCTTCAAGACGTTCTGCTAATTCAACATCCTTGATACTACGTATCCATTCTGATACCTTTGTCTTAGACGTAGCATTTAGCGATACCTTTACCGTGCTATACGGTGGTGGTGGCACCTCACCATACTTAGGACCAAAGACAGTATTCCAGAAATCGTAATAGATGTAATTAGATCCTTGTGGGTTAGCGTACGACTCAGCAGCTTTAATACCGGCGGTGGTTAGATAATCGATCTTACCCTGATTAAGGCTGTCAATGATAGCGTGCTCTTGGTCAGCAACTTCTTGCATCATTTCTTTAATAGGGATTTTCTTACCTTCCAACGTCCAGTCCATCGGCTTCATGATGTACTTGTGTAGCTTTTCAATGATCTCTTTAGGGGCTTTAGTAGATTTAAGCTCAACCCCCTTGATATCCGTTTTCATCTTCTTATAGACGTTACCTTCCTGCGCACTAATGTAATAGGCGTAGTGTTTAGCACGACTTGTCAATGACAACGCGGGCATCATGTATTCGTTCTTCATTGATAACTTATACAAATCAGGCTTAGCCACACCCATGTTAGATGACAACAAAGCAAGCAGATGCATGGTAGTCATCTGGGCAATGTATACAACAAACGCCCATACACTCGTTGTTTTAGCATCGAAATCAACCACGCCATTCTTATACCACATAGTCCAGTCTTGAACAGTGAAGATGGTAGAGTCTGTATCCGACACCAATACACCACGACGTATAGCATCGGGTAATACCGCTACCGATGCGGGCGGGTTGAGGGTCACCCAGAACGCTTTAAACAATACTGTATATTCTTTCAGTAAGTCAAAGATATTGTTAACTGAACTAGCAATGTGTGCATAAGTCTCAGGTTCAGATTCTTTGATTTTAAAGATGGGTTTATTCTTTAAATCGTGAGCATGCAGAATGCCTACATACGCTTCAAGATCCCCATCCATCTCACTGATGACTGCTTCTGGGTTGTCTATCGTGGTGTCTGAGCACGTAGTAAAACGATCTAGGAACGTTCTAGTGAACTCTGGGTTTAATTCACGTAGATGGTAGAAATTACCCGTGTAAGTATAAGCCACACGTTCCATATCAGACAGTTTAGATATCAGACTGTGGATACGGTTAGACCACTGCAGATTACGCCAGTATAGGTCTGTTGAATATTTAATCGTTTCACAGACTTCCTCTACACTAGGGACGTGTAGATTATATTTCTCTACCGCTTCTGCTATTGTCTTATAGTCACTATTGTTGATTATTGAGATGATGTTCTGGATTGCCACATCCACATCGTAATAGTGACGGTTACCGTATAGGAAGCGTTCGTTGTTGGCGTTGGCATACCCGGTAGCCGAACGGCAGGTAGAGGTTAGTGTAGAGTGGGTTGATTTGTTATACAGCGGTGTGAAAGCTGATGCATGACCACCACTTACTGAGTTGTTCTTGATTTTAAATGTAGATTGCAGGATGTCGTAAAAGCCAGCCTCAGCATCATTACCTGCCATCGTAGACTGGAATTTCTTTTTCTTAACAGCATTACGCTTATCTACGTTCTTACGGATATACTTAGCAAGTATAGACTCGTGCTGATCAGGGTGTCTATATGCTGCTAGTGTAGGGCTGATGATTAAGTTCTCGTTGTTCACCTTTTGAAGGTAGCCAAGGAATGTAGTTTCCCACTTATCACGCTCACCTGGCTTGTCTCGTTTAAGGCTTAGCACCTTTGGATCTTTTAAAGGCAACTTACCGCTTGAAGGGTGGGTGGTTTCTTTAACCCACTGGTAGCACTCGTCATGTGAACGACCTGTCTCTAAGGCTAGGTATCTTGCGGTATCCTGATAGTAACGTTCCAGGATATTCAAATCTCGACCATACTCTTGGGTAGGGAGAACAAATGGGTTTTCCATATTGACACTCGTCTTAGTTAATTCTTCTGCTCATGGTATTGGTTGAGGGTGTAAAAAACGAAAACAAAAAAAGACGGCATAAAACCTTCCTACACCCTAGAGGAAAGGTGTAGGAAGGGTAAACACTACGTTTGACAAATATAAAGGTGCGTGACTACCTTTAGGGATCGATCTTCTGGCTCAAGATCAAGAACACTGAGGAGGGTCTCAAACTCAACAACGTTCATACTATATAAACAGAGGTCTGTAAAAGTTTACCTTTGTATTATAAGATCTTAGTATCCGATACAGTAAAGCCATTTGAGGTTAACGCAGCTAGGATGCGCGGGACGTCATCGCTATTAACATCATCGATAGTAAACTGCAGCTTACTACTACCAACGCGTTCAAGGGTCGACATGTTGACCCACGGCATGCCGATAAACGTCTTATTGCCATTTTCCATCTGTACCTTTAAGTAGCTATACGCCGTAGGGTCATCAACGCTACCTTCAGGTAGGTTAGTGATGATATCCTCGTGTAGCGCTACCGGATCGATGGCGTTAGAGGCGGTATCGTAATCAACCACCCCAATAATACGCACTCTGCTAAAGACAGTACCTATTGTGGTATTGTCATATAGCGAGAAGCTAACAACGTCACGTATGCTTACATTGTGACTTGGGAATATCACCATAACTAAACTCTCCAAAATAAATTAGTATTGTACCGTCGCGATTGACAATTTCTATTGTTCTAAAATCAGCTACCTCAATGTTGTATCTATTAAGGTATCGGCTTACATCATCAATGATCGACGTTAACGTGGCGTGTACGACGTCTGTTTGTTGTTCAAACCCACCTTGAATCAAATCATCAATATCTGAATTTAACCAATGCAGCGTTTCATTATTAACGACAGGTGAATCTGGGTTCATCTCTTCACTGTATCTAGCAATTAACCCCGATAAGCTATCTAAGGTTAGGATCATAAATTTAAGCACTGCACGTGCTCCTTTTTGTTATTATTGCTGCGCATAGACATTAACGACAATATCCATCCCATCAAATCCGACAAACTCAACACCTCCTAGATCACGTATACCAAGTTGGTGAAAGCCTGTTATTAGATCCTGAATAAACACGTCCAGGTGAGCGATGTAATTCTCTCTCTCACGGACGGTTAGTTGCAATGGATAGAGGTAATCGTTTATAGCATTATGGCGATTGTTTTCCACATCGTTTACTGATAGCGAAGCTGCGTTAACAGCCATAGCTATTAGTCTCTTAAAATCTTCAACGACGGTTTCCTCAGCTGATATAGCCTCATACAGTCGTTTGACACCACGCTCTGCTGAGACAATATACACCACAGGACTGGTAGGTGGGTAGGGCTGATGATTATTATCCATAACTTATTCCAATTCTAAATACATGGTATTGTGCTTGATACATATATAGTAATAGTCACAGCTCAATACAAATGCTAGTTTATGGTATTTATAAAGTTCTTTACAAAAGGCCGCAAAGTGAGGTTCCACAATAGGCGTTATTACCGGGAACTCATATTGCTCCTGTAGGTAACTAGCAACTGATGTGTAACTCGTAGCGGGTTTAACCCTATAGGTTTTATAGTAGTTAATTATTTCAGAAGTTAAGCTATCTAACGACGCGGGGATAGGACGTCTAGTCTCATAACGCCATATCGGTATCATAACGTCATAAATGGACTGTAAATTACTACAGTCCAAAAGAAGTATATTAGCGGTCATCTAGATGAACTTGGACAAGCAGTGTAGGGAAGCTAGTACCTACGTAGTCAATCAATGGCCGATTGCCAAAGGTTGTCATGATGCGGCGTAGAGACTTGTCCACCGCTTCGTAGGTCTCCAGTATAATGTCATTAACGTAATGACACATCATTTCCTGTACTTCACTTTTACCGCTACTCAAACCCATACGGCTACAGATATGATCAACAACCTGATCAACCGTGTGTGTATCAAAGTTATCATCATCGATGAATTGATTAACCCATAACGCAGTAGCCGCTTCAATTATATCTGCGGCTGTCAGCGAGGGATCAGGAGGATAGGGCGGCCTATCCATAGGTAAATCGATAATCACTATCATTGTATATTCTCTTATCCCACCATGTGGTATGTGTAAACAACAGTAGTATCACCCACTATATTAACATCTACAAACTCGATGTTGGGAATGTTACGTTGTAGATTATCTACAGACTGGGTTATTGGCCATGCTACTTGTAGCGTGATATTGATAACATGCATAAACGTATGGTAGTTATCGGCCGACACACCCAGCTCATCATATTCATCAAGTAATGTGTAGAGCTCACCTTCTACGTGATCCTTGACCTTGACTTTATCAAACTGACTAGTTAATGCACTAGTCGCTGCTAAAAGCAATACATCATGATAATTCATCTTGATGTTGTTAAGTGCTTGGACATCTTGCTGATCAAGCTTTAACATATATTGCCTAACGTCAATGATGAAGAATTTATCTTCTGGTTCAACAGCACTCAACATATAGGTCATCTCCAAGACACTGAGAGACAATAAGTCTACTGAACGTATATCGCTGAAAGAATGTACCAATGGCCGGGTAAATGGTCTTGTATATTCTAAGCGCTATCGTGCAGATGTCATGAATATCCTCAAAGGTGTACTCCTTACGATGTCTGTCGTTGTATTGATTAAGGCACCGATACATCAATCCGTAATCGGTGACCTTTTCATCGTTGGTGTAATAATCTTCAAGGTTAGTCAATGCCTCAACTGTCATTGTTAATAAATCTGTGAACTTAAGATTGTAAGTTGCAAGGGAACCGTTTAAATGATTCTCAGTAGCACGCGCATGCGAGATATCTAATATTAGGTATCTTGGACCCACCAACCTTCCTCCATATTCTGTATTCTCTGTTTAAGCTCGTCATTTGAACGTCGTAGCATTTCGAGCTCGGCATCTCTGACATCACCCTTATCTACAATGAGATATTCAAACTGGTCACCTAGACGCTGATACTCGTAATGGTGGTTGCTAATTTTATCACCGCCTAAGATACGGGTAATGATGCCTTGTACAGAGCGTCGTATATCTTTCTTTAACGCACTGCGGATATCAGGCATTGGACATAGTTCTTCTAGCCACGACTCGGTCACATCTTCACCAACCATATAGCGGTTGTTTTCACCAAGCAAAAACACTTCTACTTCATAATCCAATACCAATGTATAGTCCATACACTGTAAATACGCACCACCTATAATAGGTTCTAAGTATTTAAAACACAGCGAATGTACATCATCAAAACTAACTATGATAGAGATCTGGCTCACTGGGGCTGTCCTGTCAAATTAAGATCTTTGTCAACCATTAAACGCAATACGGTGTTTGTCAGGTCACCGTACGTAGAGTCTACTTGATGTTTAAGATCATCACCCGTAGTTGCATTATTGCGATGTATTGGTAATGAACCTAAACGCGTTGCGTATTCTTCTTGAAGTAGGCTTTGTAACTTATCAGCAAAACCTTGAGCAGCGTTGTTCATGTGAGAACCTAGGTTTTCTAGGACGATACTATCGCCATCTTTTCTCACGCTCCATACGTCAGGTGTGTTGTACGTTACATAAGTACCTAAGATCTCAGTTAGCCTAGCGTCAACCGGGTCTATACATTGCTGATAGAAGCGTGATCCAAATACCGGATGTGTTGTCATCCACGGGTAGAATTCCTCCAACAGACCCGATGTCTTATCGACACTTGGTGCCCATGCAAATGAATGACTTAACGCATCGTCAACCAGTTGATGAACAATAGCTTTAGCGTGGTTACGTTTGACCGGGTTAGGGCGATCAACGTTATAGAAGAACAGCGATGAACGTAGTACTACGTTATCTATAAATTCATGTAAAGGGAGTATTATACTTATCGCCATAGGGGGTAGGTCCTTTTAGGCATTAATGACCAACGTCTGGTCTTTAATATACGTTTTAACTGATGTGTCCGGATGCCAGTGATTACTTACGGCACGAAAGAGCTGTTGATCAACTGAACCTTTAATAACGTCAGGTAGGCTATTAAGGAAAAGGATTACGCCTAGGGGCATGTCAGTTTCAATTGGGTTGTCATGATGTAATACGCCCATTGTTACTAGGCGTTCGGCAAACCACTGATTTAATACTTTGTCAATATCGACTTCTGGTCTACCGCTTAGATGTTTTTGTAAATCTATAATGAAGGGCTTTGCGATTTCACGGGCTGTTGTTATATCGAACAGGAAGTAGTTAGGCACTGTCATTGTACGATCTCCACACTGTAATATTACTTATACTGCTCTAGTAATGTAGGTCTGAAAAATACTGACAAGCGGCATAGACGCCTCCCCATCAGGGAGGCGGTATGCGTTCTGGATGGGTACTTACAGTACCATGCCATCTTTAGTTACTTGATCGCCACCACCAACGAAAGTCTTTCTGTCTAGAGAACGCTTAGACGTAGACTTCTCGTAAGTACCATGCGCCTTAGCAATACCTTCGTAGATACGCTCAATGCCGTTCACAGAAATCACAAGGTGCATGTCAGGGACCTCACCAGACTGATCACGGTGATAACCGATACATTGATAATCGGGCGCAGCTTCAGGCATCTCCGTGTCAGGGTCTGCTAACAATGAAGCAATAGAGATAGGTTCATTAAGACCTTCTACCGCTGTGTTGTCACGAAGAATAGATAGCTGACTTAACTGTGGTTCAACTTTAGACGCACGGTTGTAGTACACCCATGTTGAAATGTCTTTAGTATCAAGTTCACGGTTGTTGCCAGATACCAAAGCACTGATAGAACCGATAGCACCTTTGACGCGCTTGTCAATTTCTGAACGTTTAACACCAGCACCGTTCTCCTCGTAGAACAATGTGATAGGTAGCTCTGCAGCTTGTGAGATGCTATCTAATGATTTCAGTGTATTAAGTGTGTTAGTACACGTGATAGCAGAGTCTGTAGAACCCACTACAATACAGATCAATGGTGCTTCAATTTCAAGAAGATGACGAGCAATCAATGGTCCAGCTACTGAACCTGAACCACCTGCGGCTGAGAACATAACAATGTTAAAGTCACCTGGAGGGTGAATTGACACGATGTCTTTGATTGAATCAGAGATACGTTGGTGGTTTTCACGACGTACCTTACCTGAGCCATCTACGTCAGGTAGGATGTAGCACATTTCTTCAGTGATAGGTCCTTCGATGTTAGACATGCTAGTGTCTACAAAAACAGGATCGATATCGGCGTAGATGTCAGACGATTCTAAACCAACAAAGGGCTTCGCTAAGTTAGTCGCGCAGCCGCCTGCCGCGTAGATTCTTAAGGTGTGTTTACTCATTAAAATCGCCTCTTATTCCTAGATTGTTCGATAAAGTATGAAGTGAATACAAATTTAATAACCCCCTCGACTATGAGATATACATTTGTTAGTTTAATGCTTACCACAGTACTAGGTCTTCATAAATAAACGGAAAATGTATTAATTAACTCATATGTCATCTACAGCTAACGGGATATAACCATGAGCCCCATTCAAAAAGCCGTACAGGACTGCACATTTAAAATCCCAGCGGAAATACTACGTCAGGTCTTTATAGACAAACGTTTTAATACTATCAACTATCCGGTATCCGTTGAATCTCAGATCATCGCTAAGGTAGTTAAACCTCGTGTTCTTGTAGATTGTAATTTAGTAGGTGGTATACAGATAGAGCTCTCTCTACGCTCTGCTAAGAAGACTTACGATGACGGAAGCCACCAGGTCTACGTTATTCCTAAAACGGCCACACAAGGCCGTAGCATTATCTCTGTGATGAGTCTTGGGTTTAATGAGAACGAAGCAACTAGCACGTATACTACTAGTTCGTCTATGATTAGAGAATCGCTTAACATCATTGACGCCGCCAACGGCTATGAAACAAATAGCACATCATCTGTAACATTGATTGATGAGAACACTATTCATGTTGAAGCCGAGAGTGTTCTAAGTAATAACGCGGTCTTACGCTGTGTGGTAAGTAACGACCCTGACATGCAAAACCTCAACCCACGTACCATTCCCGCGTTTACTAAACTAGTAGAGTTTGCAGTAAAGAGCTACATCTACAATCAGTCTATTATTAGTATTGATACTGCCAGGCTACATGGTGGAATGTCATTGGGCATTTACCGTGATATTGTAGAAGGTTATGCTGATGCGGAAGAACTGTATACCGAATATCGCGATACGAAGATGAAAAAGATACTGATGATGGATGACCACGAAACCTATCATCGCCATATCAAACTAACATCTTCAGGTGTTTAATTTCTAGGGTAGGTCTTCGGGCCTACTCTATGCCGTGACGGCATAAGACCACGTGCTAGATGCCACGTGGTCTAAATTACATCAGTGTAATCTAATAGTACCCGACAGAGGTCTAACGCTATTAGCATGGCGATCTAGACGTCCAGTTCTATCAAACGATAACATCTCTAACAATGTAGTTAGAAACTGTTGTCTGATATGATCATCTAAACCACATTTGTCAAAGAACAAGTTAGCAAGATAAAATGCACCCTTGACATTAGGTATATTTACTGGATCCTGATCATCCACCGGGTTGTTAGTGAAGATAGCAACATCCACATCACCAGACTTAACTTTAAGCTGGCTTCCCTGCGTAATAACCTTTAAAGGCTCCGTGGTCGTTAACATAACAAGCAGGTCATGACTTTGTTTATAACCTTGATTAATATGTTCAACTAAGTTATTGAATTGGTATTTCTCTTCAAAAACGTTGTGTGTTGGATGGTTAAACATTGTGACGTACATTGGCACAATACTACCCTGCATGTAAACTAAGACCATAATTGCTTGGTCTACGTAACTATCCGTTTTGTTTAAATGCATAAGGTGTTTTACACTCAACCCCTCCCCCTGAAACACATCTACTGATTCTGGGGTATGACATACTCTGACTTCCTGACTGATTAACGTATTAAGTTGCATAATCGGCTACCGTTTTATAATTTTAATTTAAAAAAAGATTGGATCTACCACGCCAAAGAGGCGGTGGCTTCTAACGAAACATCATCGTTGTAATGATGGAGGAAAGGTTTTCCCGCTTCGTCAATACTTAAGCATACCACTGGTCCACTACTATAAACATCATGCTTAATAGCGTGTCTTACAGCCTCTGGCGCTGTCTTACCTAATGATAATGCAGATGTTGCAAAATCGCAACCTGATCCAACTGCTACAGTGTTCCTGACCGGTAGCGGGTCGGGACTGTAGTGAAATTGCCATACTGAATTACGGCATACTAGAATGACGCAGCATTCTTTAAATTCTTCTGCGTATTCTTCTCGCTTACAACCAGCTAATAGCCAGTCTCTAAATGGATAGATTTGGGCAGCGTCACCTGAAAAGCCCATACCTACTAAGTTATCTTCTTCCTTAGTCTCCGGATTAATAAAGATCCCTTTTAAGAGTTGTAGCTTGATAAAAGGTTCTTGTGATATTACATTCCAATTCACAGTCAACTGGCTATCACTAGCCAACTGCTGTCCATCCCAGACTATCGTTGTCATGCGTCCTCTCCACACCAAAAACTACAGGGGGTTTTTAAAACCCCGGGGTATAGTATTTGTCTAAATTGACCGCTAAACTATTTTTGGATCGTCATCAACAGAAGCTAATAACTTCTTGATTTGTTTACGTTTTTTACCCACTAAGTAAGGTATATTGACTTTACCTTTTGTAGTGATGATCTTAAAATCTTCAAAAATCCAACCGGCTTGTTCGAGTCTTTCTTGGTTTCTATAACCCACACCCGAACCGAGTCCTAATTGTGATTCCAACACGTGGTCGTGAAACTTACTATCCACGTTACGAAGTATTGCAAACGTAATATCTTCTTGCGGTACGATTGCCGTTTGCTTTTCAACTATTTTTAGCGCTTTATGTATACGTTCTACTGGGTCTGACATATTTCTTCCTGTATCAAATTTCCTCAACACTAGATAGCGTTAACTACCCTATAGATATACGTTGAAGGTGTATTTTTATGATTACTCCGTATATTTCTATTAAATAATTAAAGGATACCCGTATGGCAGGTACACTTAAAACCGTCTTTAATGACATCGGTCAAGACGTCGTCTTTAATCGCGGTCTAGTTAGACGTATCATCGGCTATGTCAATGGGTTTGTAACTAAGACAGACGATTCGATTAATTTCTTTGGGGATGCGCTGATTGGCGTCTACCCTATTCGTTATACCAACGATGACAAAATTACGTGGTTTGATGAAGTATTACAGATTGATGAAGTAGCACTTAAAGCAGATGTTTATTCATTGGACTCTATCGATACTAGCTTTAAGGTGAGTAGCGACTTAGTTAACCTGTCTATTATCTGGTGCCTGCATCGTTTTGAAGAAAGTGATGTAAGTAGTAAAGAGAAAGAACAAGTTCAAATTGCGCTACTAAGCATGCTTCATTATAAGTTCCTGAGTTCTTTAATGAGTCACTATTTCCGCTACCCCGCCGATAAGAGTGTAGCGATGATGACATATGCAAGTTTGTCTAAGAAATTCTCATTAAAGGTTCATGGTTCGTGGGGTGCGTTGGTTAAAGACCGTTCTGAGAGCATCTTGGCTAAGACAGGCATCCACTATAATACTTACCGTACGTTTGCACCTGACGATGCTGTGGTGTATATGGTTAACGATATACAGTCACGTATACGTGAGGTATTTAAGGCGGTTGTTGAGGTATTCCATAAAGTTAGAGAGCAAGATGCTAAGATCACTACGGTCTCTTCTTCTGTAGATATTGATGGCGAGAGTATTGTAAAAGACAAGCGCAATGACTATACGCGTTTTAGACAATACCTACACCGCATAATAAGTGACGATGAGACGTTCATTAAACAAGAGCTAGTAGACATCATTGCTAAAGCTATCCATACGATGCCGCCTGAGCAATTGGTTAATAGCTTGCGTTATATGAGTGACAATGTTTCAGATAGTAAAGATAAGGTCATTACGCCGTTGTTGGATAAAACCATCATTCACGCGTTCCACTATCTACAACAGAATAAGGTGGATATTACCAATCTACCACTAGTGTTAGTTAAGATGCGAGCCATTTACATGTCTTCACGTAGTGTGCAAGATGACCTCATGGAGATCCGTGAATTGGCTGGTGAGATTGCTGAAGATGCGGTTGATTCACGTAACGCGTCTGTAAAGGCAAGTGTTAGAACAGGTATCCTGCTTTATCTTGTTCTTAGATCTCTGACCATGAAGCATTACGACTAGTATATGTTTAACAGCCCACCAGGGGTCGTCACCATGTTTAGTCTGCATGTACTTATAACGGTTTATGCTAGTGATGTATATAGGTTGTATAAAAACAAAACATTTAAACAACCACCTAGGGCCTACCTTGAAGGCTTAGATGCATTGCAGGATAAGATCCATCATTACTACGGGGAGCAGGTCCCGTTTGTTAAACTTGTTGAGTGGCTGCACCGGGGAATTGAAATCCCCTATGAGACAATCCAGCTACTTGACGATGAGACGTTGATGGAGTTTATCGGTGTTCTCTACACACTACCTTTACATGATCCGTTAAGAAGACAGTTCGTGTCTGTATACCTTCGTCGTCTTATAAGCGATAAAGATATTATCCAGGCATTAACTTATCGTACGTTAACCCCCCAACAACACAACGCGTACGAACGATTAGAAAATCAAATAACCGGTACCCGCTACGACTCAGTCTATGTGGAGTACTTTAAAAAGATATTTGACCAATAAGGCATAAAGACCCTACCTCTACCTATCGCGGGTAGAGGTAGGTTATGCCGTTGTTATGCTGCTTGACGCTTTAAGGCTTCAGTTAGGTAATCAGTTTCACGATGATACTCTAACAATGCCTCGTATGGTTTGTTGTGGAAGCGAAGTGTATTGAACATCTCGTAATCCTGGGCAAATAGCGCTTTCTGATCAATGTCTGCCGCAAAGGTGTAATGAGCACACAGCTTCTTAAGCGCATTCTTAATTTGACGCGATGTAAGGAATGTCTTATTCTTCTCGCGCACCATGATCGCCGCTTTAGCGTCTTTATCCATACACTGACTCTTATAGCTAATAAGCTGATATGCGTCTATATCGTCTAGTGCTTTAAAGCGACGTAAGAAGAAATACAAACTTGCTGTATATGGTGTTGCCGATGTAGCTATTGTAGCTAGTTCACGTAATACGCTAATGTTTTCTGGTATTGTACCATCTTGAATAAAGTTAAGCTCTTCCTGAGATAGAGATAAACCCTGGTTTCCAATTGGCTCTTTTGTATATTCACATTTAAGCGTCGACACTGTATGGAAGATAGACAAGATCTGGCTAAGATCAAGAGGTGGTGTGATCTTAACTGTAGTCTTTACCTCACCAAACGGCGTCAATACATCTTCGACATGGTAGTTAGACGGTTGAACGTGTGAGATAACGGTAGATAGACTTGGGATTTGTTCTAACTCAAAGTAAGGAGTTTGAACGTCCATACGAACCTGGTCGTTATACTCCTTATCGGCCACGACAAGCATTCTAGGGATATCTAACCAACTAGGCAGACGAAGGTACCACTTGGACTTGTGGACTTCTGCTAGATGCGTTAGAATTCGATCTGAATTGATCTTGATATCTTTAAGATGACGTTCAAAGAACATCTTATCCATCACTAGACACTGGTCAATATCACTCATCGATGGATCTTCAATGATACCCTGCTCTTGACGCATTAATACCAGTAGGCGTAAATGCGGTTTGTAGATAGCTTCTTTCTTACAGATATCAACAGTCTCTTCTCGATTGCGGTCAATGGTAATACGTACTTCGTTAAGTAAGTTCATGGTTATCCTTTTTTTATTTAACTTGGTAAAGGTTTAAATGATGGTAGGGACTACCAGAATAGTAGTTCCCTAGATTTGCTGGTGTTCTTAGTTTGCGAGCGCTTAGCTTTCTTGCGGTCATTAGCTTGTTTCATTAACGCATCAAAGCTTAGTATCTCACCCCCATCAGATTTGGTCTGATAGGTAAGTTGTTTAAGTTCCGCCTCCAGACGGGCAAGTTTAAAGCCTGATTGACAAAGGGTTATCTCTTCTAGCACCTGGTCAATACGGCTACGGGTGCGGTTGTTCTTTTCAGCAATAGCACGATCATAATCGCCATTGCCAGAACGCTCACCTACTAATATCATACACTGACCTGGATCGATAGTGTAGAAGTCAAGGTGATTACCGAATGTAACAAACCATACCGATAATAGCCAAGCAATAACCAAGTCGTCATTGCCCGATGCTTCGTGGTCTATTCGACCATTCTTCTCTACTAGCCCACGTAATTGACTTGACAATGTAGTGTCTTTTACAAGGTGACCCGCATTGGTCGCTGCGTTTTGCAATACGTTACCAAATAGCAACTCACGGCTCTTTGCGTTAGTAGAGAAACCAAAGTCTGTCTTATGACTGATGTAGAACGATTCATCGCGATAGCGTGTATCTTTAAGTATACGATCGTAATCTGTCTTACGTTCCAGATGATGTTGGACGATGGTGTTATATAAACGCTTGAAGGGATCAATACCTACTGATGGGAGTTCAATCATCAATGCATCTATAATAACAACCCCGGTTGATTTACGCTCAATAACCAACGTTACATTTTCATAAGCGATAAGGAATGAACTTACCCATTTACTGAAGCGGATAATATTAGCTTCGTTAATATCCATTGCGGCAACAACAGATAAATCTCTAACGTCTAATACTACCATGGTAATCGAATCTCGACCCACACCCTCTGAAGTATCCATACCCGCTACGTATTTACCTGTCGCCATGCGTTGGTTTATTTGATACTCAGGTATGTACCAACGTATCATGTAACCTTCATCTGTAACTTCAGTATGATCTGGTTCACGTTCTGACTCAAAGATGGTGTTATTCTGTTTAGTAGTAAGCGGTGAACGTTGCGTACCACTAGTCCAACGGTTAAAGAAATCACGGTCAGCTTCCTCACCTTTGGCGTTAGCGTTAGCAATAGCGCGATATAGCCAGTCGTCGCTCTTACCTAATTGACGATGTGAGAAAGTGCCATTAATGATAACTTTATGGTTAGTGCAGTTCATTCTGACTAAGCGGTGGAAGTCTTCTATGTTTGCAGCATCTAAGAAGACCTCATTCCACACCGCACCGCCAGTTAGCATGTCGTACATGTATTTACCATCACGGTCATCTTTCTTACCAGAGGTAGTTGTAAAAATGTTTCCATATGGCTGGTTGTTACGTTTAGCTTCTTCACGGGCTGCTGTACCGGCCGCTAGCGCTGCAGGTATAAGTGAACCAATGAAACGAATAAACGGACCCTCATCCACCTGGGTGATAGGTGCAGTAGTTCCACGACCTACGTTAATCGCAGCCGCTTCTGATGACTGAGCAACCGCCGTACTGTACGTGTTATCTAGTGTGTTATACGTAAGTAGATGTTGGTTATTAGCATCACTCTTATCTTTAACAATAAGATAAGGAGGCAATAGGTCTCGGATACGTTTAAGACGTTCGACGTTAGCAGAGCGCAGGTTAGCATCTTTAGTTATCATGTTGATACGCGATGATAACATGGATAGATATATTAGGTTTGTCATCAAACAGTCAGTAGAGACCGACTTACCTGTCTGACGTGGCTGTATGAGACCGAAATCAATATGGTTGAAAAATGACCACGTTAAAGCAATGTTACCTCTATTGGCAATATAAGATACGGGCGTGTTACCTGATTGGGGCGGTATGCGTACCACTTCTCTTAAAAAGTACCATGGGTTATACTTACACTCCATGGTGATCATTACTTTCTGCTCTTGGCTTAGCTCTTCTGAAAATGGATCGACACCCTGTAGCTCAGGCTGTAGTAACGTTAGATGAAAGACGTTGTTTTCGATTCCCATCTTTTTATATACAGTGGCAAGTCTAAGAAACGACTCATTAGTAGTATTTAAATCTACTATAGAATTCTTATATTTTTTATAATCTGATAAGAAGTTGATCATATTCGTTACTTACTGGTTAAAAAAAGGTTAGTCATAATGGTTGATGGTAAGTGTCTAATACGACACGCCAGACTCAATAATCTATGATCTCAAGCACCATAGACCTAAGGAAGAAATAGTCATGTTAGAGACTAAGGTATCGCGTGAAATGGTTTTCTTAACACTCACGTTAGAATCACTAGATAACGATCTACAGTCGTTGTTTAACATAGGTATTCAACTTGAACAAATATCGTCACTGTGTAAAGAGCATGATGACTGGAATTCACCTGTAGCTAAAATAGCTATTGAGCACCAGATAGAATCTTTAGGTATAGCCGCATACGGTGTGTCTTTAGAAGATAAAGTGGCAGATACCATTGAGCGTATCATTAAAGCCATCAAAGCTACCTTTAAACGTGCTTATGAAGTCATTGTACGTTGGACTGAAGTAGTCTTAGACCGTTTGCGTGGACTAAAAGACAGACTTCAGAAAACCAACAAAGAGCTTAAGGATAAAGAAGAAATAGACATCACTATTCCTTACGGTACTCAGTTGACATCATTGGCAATTGGGGATACCGTTGATCTTGATAAAGTTGTTAAGCGTCTACAGGCCGTAGTAGCACCGCTACCTTCTATCAAAGCATCAAGCGAAAAGATAATTTACAAGTTCAATAATGCGAAACGGATGGGTGACGTTAATGCACTGACTAAATTATCAGATGACTTGATGGATTACATACTCAAGCATTACAAGCTTGAAGGTAAGAAACATGTCTATACCTCTAAGGATGTTTATCCTGGTAACCGTCACATCGTCATGGACCTCACCCACCCCGTACCTAACTTTGCCTTTCTACAGACAGAAGGTGTTGAAGTAAAAGAAATGACGTTTAAAGCAAAAGAGGTCGCTGATGCCATTGATCTATTAGATTTAGAAAATGTGTTGAAGATGACAGAGAACGTTCAAGAGTTTGCTGGTCAAGTTGATAAGTTAATGAAGACTGACTTTGACATTATGTCCGGTAATCGTGACGTCACTACCGAATTATTGAAGATAGCTGCACCCATTGCTGCTATGCTTCAGAAGCCACCTAGAACCATCATTGGCTACTTTACTACAACTATTTTAGAGTTGGAGTCACTGTTGGGTATTCTAACTCGCCAAAGTCCAGACAAGAAGTAGGAGAAATACATGTCTACGCGCACCTCATCGCTTTTATCCATTAACACCCCGGCACCTGTAGTAAGTCAGGAATCCACTGTCTCTTATGATGTTGAAGAAATCAATGAGCAAATTACCGATATGGAATTTGAACAACATCTTGAAGACGCCGACACACTACTAGGTGTAGCTAAAGGTTTAGAAGCCATCCACGCGGCATGTACCGACCCTGCCCAATACGATGAGCCTCTAACTAAGACTGCGTTAACCGGTCTCGCTAATCAAGTTGGCTTAGAGGCATTAGACGTATCGACTGAAAACAAGGTTACTGAAACTATTGAACGTATCTACAAAGCGATTAAGAAAGCCATTGAAATGGCTGTAGCAACTGTAGTCATCTGGGTCTTGAAACTCGCCTCGCGCGGTGAAGACATGCAGGAGCGTTTAAAGAATCGATTGAAGCAATTCAAAGATCTTGAAAAGGCCGACATCCAAGTCAGCGTCGACGCTAACCTTGAAGCACTCGCCATTGAAGATGAAATTAACCTGGATAATGTAGTCGAGGTGAGTCGTGCTTTAATCGATCTATCTAAGGCGCTGACTGCAGAAGGTGAAAAGATCGCTGCCGCCTTTACTAAAGCAGAAGACGCTAAGTCAATCATTGCTGTTGAAGAAGCTATTGATGACCTTGTAGAAAACGTAATCATGAAGTATATCCCCATGCGTAAGTACGGTGATGGTTACGAGTCTAAAGACATTCTGCCTGGTAATGCTCGCTTAGTAGTTGACTTCAGACAATCTCAACCTGTTTTCTTCTTTAAGAAAGAAGAGAAAGAATATAAAGATCTTTCTCTAATGACAACAGCGGCTGAGGCTATGGCGGCGTTAGAAGCAGTGGCTGGTAAGGCTACGTATGCGAATCTTAACAACCACCTTAATAGTGCTAAAGACAACGGCGTTAGCAAGACGTTAGAAAATCGAATTAGTAAATTTGATAGTAAGTCTAACGATTCAGCATACGCACAAAGCTTTATGCGCTTAGGTGCACGCGTTAACACGGCAGTAACTGTTCCAGCGGTTAAGATATCTCGCTACATAACAGGTCTTGCTGATCAGTTAGATCGCGTAACCAAAGGTGCAATTAAAGCCACCGAAGCGTATAATAAATAAACTACGGCATAAGCTAACCACCCGGCATCACGGCTAGGTGGTTAGGCTTTTATGCGGTTAACCCACGTCGTTGTCTTCATCATTAACAATATTTAAACTGCTAATACCTAGATGGAGATCATTAGTAGGTGTTTGACGTATCCATTGGATAGTAAGCGTACAGTTAACATTTGGCTCAAAATCAACCTGAATTAGCTCACGGTAATCTTCGATAGGGATGAGGAATTCATCATTATCAATCGTGACTAACATATGGTTTGGAATAGGAGCTTCTGCTTCCTCTTCACGAATAACCAGCGGGTCGATGTTGGCGTACATCTTCTGCAGCCACTTATGGGTGTCAATCTCACCTTGCGAGATATCAATATTCCACTTAGAGGGATCATCACCATCACGACACGTATGGGCAAACAGACCTACACCGTAGACCAAATCACCATCTGCATTGTAATCAATGAGATAAGGTGCATCCGTGGTATGAGGTCGACCCAATAACGTAATGTTAAAGCGCTGCACGTGTCTGTAGCTCTGATAAGTGCTATCAACATCTTTAAGTTGAATTACCACAACAAGCTTCTGAAGCGCACCATAAAGCGTCGGATTAAACGATGTGGTCTGTGTAGCATCAGTCTCAACATACTGCGTGACATTAATTGCAATATCACGCTCCATCGAATAGAGGTAATACTCTAACGTATACCCCACCGAGTCGCTTATCCACTTAGGCACCACGTAGAGTTTCACGTTGTAGCGTAAATCTTCATCGGTAGTGATTGCTTTATATGGAATTGAGATAGCACCATTTTTAAAGGAATGAGAGAACGTTGTCTCATCACTGTCTAAACGGTACGACAACACCAACGGCACTGACTGACCAACCACTGACGGAATGTAGTTTTCAATACCAAATAAGCGCATGCGTGATTGATTGTTAATCGGATAACGCACCTTACGCCCATTGTTGTACTTCACCACCCCTACCAGGTTCATTGAATTTAATGGTAGGTTGTGTGGGTAATGGAGTGTGTTTTGAAGCGTCTTGGATAGAAACGGCGATTCAATATACACATCAACAATGTATTCAGTAGCCGCTGCCGATGCTTTAATGAACGATGTGTTTTTAGCAAGCAAGCGCGATACTGCAGCAACAGATGAGTTTTGATTATACGCTACTAGCGTCAAAACCTCACCATCAGTAACTTCAATCGATGAGTGGGCAGTACGTGGTTGTTTAATTGCCGGGTTGTTATCCTCAGCTGGCACCACATCTACTACTTCAATGTTATCAGAGATCAACACACCATTTTGATCATAGCGAGCTGAAATGACAACACCTGTCTTATCGTCGATATCATGTCCTTTAAACACCTTAACATGCGATACATTACTACCGTAAATATGCAGGCGGCTATCAAACGACATGACGTGTGGTACAACCGAGCTATCCACATAAACACGATAGTGTTCGGTGATAGATCCAGGTGCAAGACCTAAGATAATATCTCTGTCTGCAATACCTGTTTCTGTAGGTACACGCCAAATCTCTAAACGACTTTCACCGGTTTGAAGATTGATGTAAGTAACGCGCAAAATACCACGTGTCCAATCCACTACCATGTCGTCTACATTAGGGACGTGGTTATTGACACCGTCTGTGTCTTCCTGGCCGATCTGATATATTTCACTAATATGCCAGATACGAAACCCGCGATTAAGGTCTACATTAAAGACCGGGGCTGATTCATTTAACATAACAGTTAAGCTCCTACACAGACAAATTGTGTTAAGTCAACTCGCCCGTTTAAATATAAACGAGAAATACGATCCAATACGGAGTATTCATGGATTGTCACCGATACAACTTCACGATAACAATGTGGGTGGATGGATACTAGATCTTTAGCTAGATCTAACTGCGTTGGATCATACGGGAGGTAAACCAGATAAGGATGAACAATACCTTCAATATCTTTATCGGTCATTCTTCCATCAAGCGCTGTAAGTCGTTTATTGACCATATCTATTATCATGGCACTCATTAACGGACTATACAGAACATAACGCTCTGTGACCGCTATAGGGGCTGATAACTGCGCTTCTGGTAATAGATCGCTAAGCAAGTTAGACAGTTGATTGTCTATAACCGCCGCCGACTCACGATTAACGTAGTTACGATGATCTTTCAACTCCCACATAGGGGGATGGTTATACTCGATAATGTACGGTGCACCTTCCCTTACATCAGCAATATTGACAGAGCTATCATCCTCAGCAAAACTTAATTCACTAGGGACCTTTAACGCCCCGTTAGCAACTACACGAAAAGAGCGATCATCACGTACATCAAAGCGATTGTTACGTGAAAGCTTACCGTGACGGATATGCCCAATCTCGTAGTCGACATCCTCACCCATTTCTGGCGTTAGATGGCCTGTTGCTCTTACCGTAACTAGCTGTTGCTGACCTTCCACTACCCATGATTTGTTTGTAATGACTACGATATTACTATCCGTTATATGGTAATCGATCTTACGTATCAACGGATAGCCATTTAACCACACATCGACTTTACCAAACGGTAATACGATAGGTTCGTTAGTTACCTCCTCACCATCTTTATTAAAGTTGGCTACCAAAGGTACCGTAATCACACCAGCAGTCACATTGAGAGGGACGCTAAAGCCTATCCCCGCAGCGTTACTACGCACTAGCGGTGTTGATAAACGTGTATCAACTTTCCAGATAATTCGATCATCTTCTACCGCGTAGTAGGCATCATTACCGGTCACGTCAATCCATTCACCCTCAACCTCTGACTCGTCTACCGCCGTTAAGACATAAAAGCGATATTCTTTATTTACGTCATGGTCGACATACGTGTAATTTAGATCCTGATCGATGTCCTTTGACATCTTTCCTCGAACCATTTCTACGCGCTTAGTTTCAGGATGACGGGGGTAATACTCCGCTCCCTGCGCATGGTAATAGAACCCAAGCAAGCGACCGTCCTCAGTATACTCATATACCGTGGCATCAGACTGATATAAGACAGGTAGTTTAACCTCGTCCACACCACCGTCTTCTACTGTTTCCACAGGTGAATCACCTAATACTTTAACTAGGGCATTGTAACCTAGTGTATCAACCACTAAATCCGTAAACGGTGTAGAGTCAACAACACGTGGTACTTCACCAGCCACTTCCTCATAACGCATGATAGCGGGGTAAGACGATGCTTCTAGGTGAGCGGCGTTCCACACATTAACGCTTGAATTAACACCCGTTAACACATTAACAATTGCATCATCATCTAGCTTGTACATCTCATGGATACGATTGTCTTCTAAGACTAAAGGACGATCGTAACCTGATTCTTTAATATACAAACGCAAAATAGCATTGTTTGTGTTTAACCACTCATCGTGGTCATTTAAGAATGTATCAACATGAATACTAGGTATGCTGTAATCGTGATGCGTCACCATGCGGATAGCTTCTTTGGTGTTAAAATGATAATACACACCTTTGAATTTATCTGCACGGGTCTCTGACGGTACTAACAAAAGAATGTCGATATCGTCATGATAGTCGATGCGATTAGTCACACCCTTAGGCGGATGTAGCAAATACTTAAGCTTACTATCTAGCGTTGAATGAAACGTAGGGAGATCCTTTATTAGGAAATCTACTACACGTGTCACTGTACTCTGATAGGTAAACTCAATAACATCATCAAGCTCTACGTCAGCGGGCGCTAAATACCCATGCTCGTAACCGTTTTTCATCAGACGAACATGACCTGGTTCGTTCTGGTAGTTATAAAAAGCATTAAGCAGCGTCAATCTCTTTTGAGGTGTATCGACAATACCACCTTCTATATGGATAAACGCATTTGGGTGAGGGGCGCTTCTATCTGAACTAATATAACTGTTGTGATAGAATCTAATGTAAAGACGCTGTTCATTAAGTAGGGGTAAGCTTTTGTGCGCCCTTACTGCAATGATGACTGTTCGGTTTTTACTCACCATGATGTAAGTAAGTGACTTAGCCAACACTCTACCGTTTTGAACATACAGGTCAATTAACAAGTTGTTCTCGTTAGCCACCGTAGCAAGATCAGTCCACTGACTAATTGAAGTCTGTATACCAAAAGTACTAGGCGGGAGTTGACCTATTTTGTAAACGTGATAAGCATCTTTATCCGTGGGTAGTTTTTGAGTATCCCACGGTAGACGTATTGTTTCTTTTACACCGCGTTTGTCACTTAAACGGTGGGGCTGAAACACAGAAGGCGTATCCATGAAAGGATTACACCACATGTGTTTATATCCGTAATTGCTTAAAAAGTCTAACACGTGAGGATGCTCCTGTTAGTTTAAAGAAACAGGGAGCGATCTTATCGCTCACCATTAGCCAATAGACCCAGTGTTTTACTGTAGGTACTAAGGGCGTCTTTATCTCTATACTGCTTATAGAGTAGCTCGCTGACCGCAGAACGCTTGTAGGCGTTACTGTTAATAGCCGCGTATACCATGAAATGCCACGTAGGTGCATGTTCCAACGCCACACCAACTACTTCACGCGCATGCGCACCACGCCATCCTGAGGTACCGGTAGCAAGTTGAAGAATCATGGCCGGAGTTAGCAGTTTAATACGCGATGACTCAATACGTTCATGGGCGAAGTTTACTGTCTGAGCAAGCTGACCTGTTAGCGTTCGCTCACCCCAAATCTCTAACACCTTATCAACCGGCATGCGTAATACACGACCAATACGTGTTGCAATACGACCTCTGTCAGAATCGCTAAGATCATCTGACATGAAACCATGCATTCCCACGTAATGTAATGCGATGATGATTTGTAGATTTACTTGCGATACTGGATCCAATCCAATATTAGCAGAGATACGGTTAGCTAACCAGTTAACCATTGCCCACATAGGCGCATCGCCTGCCAAGTATAGTTCTTTGGCGTGACCGTCTTCAAACATTACAATTTCTAACATGGCACGTGCATTTAATGCTTCGTAATCCAACGTGTCTTTTACAGAGAAACCATCAGCTGTTCCCTTTACAAAGGGACGTGTGTCGATTACAAACACGGTCTGATCATCACGCGTTGACATTGTAACCGACAGAGGATGAGCAAAAGCATCTACATCTTTTACCTCTGGAGTTATAATGTAAAGTGGCGTATTCTTTGATGCGTGCACCTGAGTTAACTCATTTTTAACTATAGCCGCTTCTATCTGCTGTTGAAGTTTATCGCGACGATAGTTACTTGTAACCATGGTATTATAACTAGATCTGTACATGGGTTTTCCTTATGAACACCGAGAGGTTAGCCGGGTTCTATTGTAGTAATTAATTACATATGTCTATGATGCGTGATAGACGTTGACCGATACATAGAATTGGCTAGGTCTAATGCTAGACATCGATTATAGCGTATTGAAACGCACACGAATTAATTTAGCTAAATTAGTTTTGAAATTTCATGCCTTACAGTAAGGCGATTTAAGGAGTCGGAAATGACAATTACGAGCGCAGCTCCATTTGCTAATTTGCGCGGCATTAATGACCAGTCTCGTGGTCAATTAGAGCCAGTTGCAGAAGCATTGCCGATGCACTTACCGATGATCCATCTTCTTTGTGAACGTGGTCCTACTACCCCTGTACTTGGTATCGGCACAGCCCTTACCGGCACATTTGGTGAGAAGACTTTCGATTACACTGAAGCGTATGCTAACCAGGCAACTGTAATGGCTAATACCATTATGGGGCAAGGTAACAGCATCATGGTTCAACGTGTTGTGCCTGCAGACGCAAAACAAGCACGTCTACGTCTTAACGTAGAAATCGTTGCAGCGGAAGTCCCTGAGTATCAACGTCGCGATGATGGCGATTTTATTCTTGATCAGTTTGGTCAGAAACAGCCAACTGGTGACGTCGTTAACGGTTACAAAGTCCGCTGGTTTACCGAGCCTATGGCTGAAGGTGAGTTACTTGGACAAGCATCTCAACGCACTGGTGATCTAACGGGTGCATCTGAGGCGACGTCGACGGTATTTCCTATCATGGAGATTCCAGCGCACCATGTAGGTAAGTATGGTAATAACTTAGGTTTCCGCCTTTACGCACCTACTACTAGATCCTCTGTTGAAGTTGATGGCGACATCATTGATGACCAAGGCGCATACTTGTATCGTCTTCAAATCGTTGAACGTCCAAGCGAGAATGCTTCTCCACTAGTACAACAAACATTAACAAGTGGTCAGTACGTTGAGTTCGCATTCAAAGACGGTGTTATCAATCCTAAGTTGGACACTCAGCTTTCTTTTGACCGTGTCGTTGATGCAGCATACACCGATCTAAACACCAGCGATGGCTTCCCGGCTGTTTATGGTCCGTTTGGTCAAATCGAAGTATACCAGCAGAACATCGAAACGGTACTTACAGCCCTTCATGGTGCTGAAGATGCAGCGGTAGGTGAACTGGGTACAGACATGCACTCGCTTAACTTCATGGGCGGTGTGGATTACGATGGTACTCCTTATCACGCTATTGAAGTAGTAGGTCCTGCTGACGGCGGCATCCTGCTATCTGAAACTGCCACTCACTACCTTAAAGGTGGTGATGACGGCGACCTAAGTTGGGCGAACTTTGATCAATTAGTTGGTGACGACGTTGCTAACTTTGAGAACAGCCAGCACAATCTGATGGATGATGCAACTTATCCAATCAGCGCATACTGGGATCCAGGCTACAGCCTAGACACCAAGCGTAAGTTGCTAACGCCTATCGGTCTTCGTAAAGACATCTACGTAGTACTTTCTACGCAAGATATCACCGAGCCGCAAAACACAGCAGATGAAGATTCATCTATCGGTGTAGCACTTCGTACAGCTGCGCGTCTATATCCTGAATCTGCATTCTACGGTACTGCAACTTGTCGTTGTATCGTTGTAGAACAGGCTGGTACGCTTAATGGCGGTAACTTCAAAGGTCTAGTACCTCAGACAGTTGACTTAGCTCAGAAAGTAGCAGCGTTTATGGGTGCAAGCTCTGGTATCGCAGCAGCGGGTCGTGGTTTCGATCAGTCTCCGACTAATCAAATTACTTCACTACGCGCATTGAACAACACGTACAAACCAGCACGTGTTCGTAACGCCGACTGGAATAACGGTATGGTTTGGTCACAAGCCTACGATCGCCGTTCATTCTTCTACCCGGCAATTCAGACTGTATACGACGACGATACTTCTGTACTTAACTCAGCGATCAACATGATGTTCTTCACTGAGCTTGAGAAAGTATGTCAGCGTGTATGGCGTGATCTTTCAGGTAATTCTAAGTTAACTAACGCACAGTTCATTGAACGTTCTAACGCGTTAATTAGCGAACGTACTGTAGGTCGTTTCGACGGGCGTTTGACAGTGATTCCTGAAACCTTCTTAACTGAAGATGACAGCAATCGCGGTTATAGCTGGAGCTGTAACATCAACGCCTACGGTAACAACATGAAGACTGTAGGTACCTTCACGGTAAATGCATTCAGAAGTGAGGACCTAGTATAATGGCTCGTGTAACTGAAGCAGTACTAAAGGCAGGGGTTGGCCACTTAGCGACCTCAAAAGACACAGGCGTAGATCTTACCAAAAATGGTCAGAACGGCTTTTTAGTGGACTACAACAGTGTTCACTCTAACGCTGCCTACGTTAAGCGTAACATCATCCCGGTACTTCTTGAAGCCCCTCGTGGTTTTAGCGACTTACCGGACAGTGATGTTTGGATTTCAACGCTGAAGAACCTGGTTGAGCTTCACGCACAAACCATTGAAGGGTTGACTTCAACGCTAACTGCTGAGTTTGTTGAAAACGCAGTAGGTGGTGGCGGTGAGTTCCAAGAAGACATCGCTAACGTTACACGTGAACGTTCTGTTCCTGTATTTGGTTTCCCTGAGAAGTATGGTCGTGTGATCAACAAATTCTTCGAGGGTTGGATGCTGAACCTGTTGATGGATCCTGAAACTAAAGTACCACGTGTTGTTAACTTGGCAGAGAATGTTCCTGCGGATCTATTGCCTGACTACGTCAGCATGACCATGATCTTCATCGAACCTGATCCAACACACACACGTGTAAACAACGCTTGGTTAGTTACCAACATGATGCCTAAGACTGGCGGTGAAAACATTGGTCGTCGTGATCTTACTGCTCCTGGTGAGTCAGTGCTTCACTCGATCGAGTTTACTGGTCTTACTCAAGTAGGTACAACGGTTGATGCTGTGGCACAGTCTATCCTAGACACCATGTCACTTTCAGGTGTTAACCCGAACAACCGCGCTGCGTTTGTTGATAAGATCACTGCTGATCTTGACGCTGTAGATAACGGCTTTGCTGAATTAGTAGAGCGAGCTTCTAGCCCAGCGGCATAAAAAAAAAAGCATAATAACAAGAGCACGATTTAATCGTGCTCTTTTATGCCGTCGTTATAGGTTTTGTTTAAATACAAGGTGAGCTATTAGTCTATTGACAAAATCTACAGGATCTACATCAAGCAATCCTACCTGATATAAAACAGCCTCAGCAATAGCTGGAGAGGTTAATATTAAGTCACTATCGTAAATTAACTTACTCATCTCCATGTATATACTCATTATACGCTCTGTAAGCCCCTGTATGTTGACTTTAGGCATAAGTCTATTAAGTAGATCAGTTTGCTCATAAATGAGCTCAGAGACATCTACAGACTCTAATTCACTAATATAGATAAGTGTAGAGTCTATCAGGTCTTCTCTAGACTTCATGGTATCGAATAACGTCATCCGTCTAGAGGTCTCTAACCAGGCCATTTTAAGGTAAGTAGGGATGTTAATGAAATCTTCTGCAGCAGCGGTAGCTAGCGTACTTCTTAGGGCAATGACGGTTTCTTCTGTAATAGTGTTGGTCAGTACAGGTTCGTCGCTTAAATTTGTGCAGGGTATACCTAGTGTTCTAACACGATCTACATCTACCCACTGTTGATGTGTAGGCGGTATATAGTGTTTAAACGCAGGTAAATGTTCCGCCAGTGTTATAAGTGGGGTAGTCATACGTCGTATCCTTATATGGTTAATACGGACATAACGCAGAAGGTTTTACCCCTCTGCGCCATGGTGTTACGTTACGCTTCTTTTGATTGAAGCGTTGCAAATTGCTGCAGTGCTTCATTCTGATACTGAGTAGTCAGTTCACGAAGAGTGACTGCGTCCCATTTATCAGAGTCATCCATTAAACGATTTGCTGTAGCCATTACAGTAGTAACGTAATGTTTAAAGCGGCTTGCTAGCTGAGCGTCAGTTTCCGTTTGGAAGCCAGCGTTATCGGCAGCGGTGTTAATGAATTTCTTTTCCTTGTCTAACTGTTCCTTAGGTAGAGGTATTTTACCTAAGAAGCTATTAGCAACTGTGAGGAAGTTATCTTTTCTTGACATTAGTAAGGCTCCTTAATTAAGCACGTGATACAAGCTTGTCATAGTAATTACGCACTAGCTGTTAGGTTATCTAATGCCTGTAGTGTTTGTTGGTAAAGTTTCACCACTTGGTCTGTATCGAAGTAAAAAGCTTCGTTTAAGAATAAGTAAGCAGCATGGTTATTGATTATGTTATCTATAAGCTGGTTTACCATGGTTACTTCATCCCATCCCGTATATTGGTGACGGTGTATCCAGTAATGGACATAAGCATACTTATCAAATGTGCAACTTGCTGCCTGTGTACTTACTGCATTATAAAGCGCTTTCGCGCGCATGTGATCTTGACTAGTGATCGTTTCACCAATTGCCAGACACTGTGGATTGAACATAGACGCCAACGCATGGGTGTCGCTGTTTAATGCGGCGTGAATGAATGGCGAGCTGATCACCAGACGTAACTTTTCAGTATGCATGATACGTCTCCTCGTTAGTAGATTCATAACACCTGAATATGAATATAGCCCTCCTTAGCAGGGTTCATAAGATCTAGTAAAACATGTAAAAAAAGAATCCGGCATAGATGGTAGAGACGTTACAGTCTCTACCATCCTTGGCTTACGTATAGGCTATCCCTACTTAGACAATAGCTGCTTAGCTAGTGCCGCCGCGTGGGTACGTACCGCTGATACGTGGCTAGACGAGCTCTTACCATAGCTTGATGTTACTTTAAGGTCTACGTGACCTGGACGCGCTTCAGTAACACGTTGGCCATCTTTAGGATAACTGATATCTTTAGAGCGGTGTACTGTAGCTTCTAGCTTGGTGTACTTACCTACTGGTAATGAACCGGTTACCGTTGCTACTTCTTTGTCCTGCGCCATCGCATCGATACCTACTTCAGATACACTTTGCGCTAGTGCTGTTGCACACTTCTTGTGGAACTCGCCAACCTGGTCAACGGTTTCCATTGTTAAGCCTTCAGGCAGTAGACCTGTCACGACGTCTTTAGGTACGTCGTATGAAATGACGCCATTAGACACTGATTCAACATGGCTAGTGATAACGTTAGACGCTTCGATTTTCTTTGCGTCGATACCAACAGTGGCAACTTTCTCAAGTGCTTCAGTTGTAGCTTGAGATAGAACGAATTGTTGCATTGGGCTTTTCTTTTGGGCTTCAGCCATTTTATAGTCTTCCTATTTGTTTATTGATTGATCGGATCAATGTTTTCTGATTTAAGTACTTTTATCACATAGGTGTCTTATTCACTCTACGCTCACAAAAGTAATATAGGTGTGTTTTTAATTACAGTCGGATAATAAACTAGACAGATGGATTTCAATTAGTCCATGGGCCATTCTGGTACGTGCCAGGCTTCAATCCCTGTGTTAGCCATGAGGTCATCGTTGATAATATCAAAGCGGGTAATGGCGATGTCTTCATTATCGATGCTTGAACTTTCTGTTAGAATTTCTAACATGGATAGCATCCCAGCCACGTAGGCATTGTAGCAATCTAACATAGGCTTGCCTTTAGGCAATTCGGGTGTTACGTCTTTTGAAAGGAACGTTTTAAATGTTTCACCCAACTTACCCGTCATAGGCGGATGTGATGTACGGTTCAATTGACGTCCGTAACGTCTCAGGTGCTGTTGAATATCTGCTAAGGTCTTAACGTTCTGTTCCATGGAGATATCGTCACTACCGCCTTTAATGGCGCTGTTTTTAAATAGTAGACCACCAACGTAGAAGAAGGTTTTAATCAACCCACGTTGTTGTGGGTCTATACCTAGGTTAACAGGATAGACGCTTTTAAAGAACTCATTAAACGTAGCTTTAAAGGGCTGTGGTTGCATTTATATTTATCCTTAATGGTATTGTAAGTGCATACTGGTAATATAGGTCTATTATTTCCTGACGGCATATAACCCTACCGCAATGGCAGGGTTATACATGATGTTACCAGGACTGCGATGCAAAGTTTAGGTTTTGGACTTTAGACCAGCCTAACTCTGAACGCACCATAGTAGAGCTTACTGAATTCTCCATTGAGACGCCGCTACGTTGCTGCTGTCTTTCTACAGCATCTAACATAGAAGGTACAATTTCAATATCTTCAGCAATGCCTTCTAGCGCAGGTGCCTGATACTTGTTAGCAACCGATATACCTGGTTCGTTAACATAGTCCCAACACACTAGCACTTTCATATGCTTATTAAGCTTTCCACCCACCATACGGTCGTTAGTCAACGAACGCACTGAGAATGCTACATTCTCTTCAGTGTTACTCAGCTGCTGTTCTAACGCTGGGCCATGTGGTCCGCACGGTTTCACTTTACCCATTACCGCAATAACAGGTTTACCGTTCTCGTCCTTGACATTGTCTTTATCAATCCACACTTCTTTAAAATGTACACAGATAGCCGACTCTTCAATGCGTAAGATACGCTCAAGGAATTGTTGGTTGGTCATACCAGGTAATGGTTTAGGATGACCATATTCACCACGGCACTGACCGTTAGCAATACGACGCATCAAACTACTAGAGCTTTCAAACAGCGATTTGGCTGATTCAAACGGATACGTGGCACCCGCTGAGTTATCAAAGTCATAGGCACCTAGTACCATTTGACGATAACCGTGTTCATCGGTTTTTAAGCGACCTACCTTATTTGTTCCTGCTAAGGCGGTACAGCTATATTTGGCAATGTTCGACATCTTATCTCCTTAACAGGTCTTCAACTCGCTCTAGACGCTGTGAGGGGTCTACAAGCGCAGAATTAATCCCTTCGTCTAGGTAAGCACCCATTAGTTTAGCTGTGGTGTTAGACGCACCATCCTGTACACTTCTCAATGCAATGATTTCAGGTGGCTTATCTGACAACTGTTGTGTGTTTTTGAATTGGTGTCGGTAGAATACGGTACGATCGCGAGGAGAACGTGCTCTGGCCGCCGTGATCATTTCCAAGATTGCGTGGTTAGTATTCAAGTTAGCCCCACCGTGATGTAGTGCGGTATCAAACAACTGTCCTAGATCACGATAGCCTAAATACCATGGCGTGTTACCCTTTGCGACAATCTCATCAAAGATCTGATACACAAGTGTACCTTCTTTAACTAGATTCACATTAGGCATGAATGTATCACCTGGTTGGAATTCTAACGAATAGTATTCTACCTCATCAATCACAATAGTGTTGATGTTAGAGGGGGTTAACGTCATCATTGCGTTAACTAGAGATACGCCGTAGTATTTATCATCTACCACTATCCCATATATCCCCACTACTGACACGGTTGAACCTACAATAGCAAGTTCTTTAGCCGCGTAACGTTTAGGCACATGTACTGCAAGGGGTTGGACAACCTTAAGGCTATCCTTTACCCTCTGCAGCGCCTGTTGGACGCGTTTAGCATCCCGACGATACATAGACGCTTCCATACAAGCTCCTTACTTTACGTTGCGTTTGACTTCGATTTGAGATGCAACCCATTCGCATACTAAATCGATAGTTGTCAATGTTGCTGCTTCACGTGGTGTCAACGATGGATTCTTCGCAGCGTGCGCATCAATATCGCTTAGGATACGGAAAGACTGCGTGTGCGGGAAGAATACTGAACAAACTACTTTACGTACATATTCGTAAGTAGACAGGTTCGCATGGACTGCAACACTTTCTAGCACGTCATTAGCACGCTTGCGCAATACTTCTTTTGTGTCGATGATGATTGATTTATCCGATTCATCAACTGCACTGATGTATGCTAACAATTGCTTACGCATGCCAGATACCATCGCAGATACACGCTTGGCGTTATTCTGAGACTTATGTAGACGCTCAGCACGCTCGTACGTACGCTGGAACATTTCTGATTCAGCATTAAGCGTATTAGGCGTTGGCGCTCGCTCGCCTGCCAGGCACGCACCCATCAACCACTCGGGCTTACCGCCTTCTTTAAGGTACTGATTGTACACCTCACCTACTACAATGATTGGGCGGTTAGTTTGACTTGCCGTTGGCATAGACAGAATCAGACGTTGTTGACGAATGAATGCTTCACGTTGTGAAACGATACGGTAAATACGACGACCCGCTTGAGACATCTGAATAGCCACCGCTTCAGCAAACTCCGCAGCACTTACTTCAACACCTTCTGGTGTTTCTTCGTGGAAACGCTTAGCAATAAAGAAGCTGATCATCGCACCGGCACGATCAATACGTTGTTGCGCCTGTTCATCTAGACCTGACTCTGGCGGTTTAGGGAAGCCACGGAACGTATGGTTGTAGTGGTTCACCAAAAACTCAGGTGGGAGATCATCAAGAATCGTTGCAATGTCTGCATCGATACGGCTAATGCCTGTCTTGATTAACTCAAGTAACTCTGCACCATCGCGTTCTGGAAACAATGCAGTACCACGTAAAACATCACGTACTGGCGTTTCCGCATAGCGGTCAGTCAATGACGTAATAGAGGGGTTGGCAAACGCGTTTTCTAAGAAGACAGGTAGAATCTCATGGCGATGACCATGCTTCAACTCTTCATCTAAGAAGACATCTAGCATTTCTGTTTGATCTACGATGATAGGACGTACTACATTGCGAGTAATGTTAAGCATAGTAGACACAGCATCGCTTGCGAGTTTAACGATTTCTTCCATGGCAAGATCATGAGGAATACTGCCACCTGAATCTTTTAACATGGAGTTAAAGCTAATAGACTCTGTTAAGTCAACTGCATCATCAGATGCCTCAACTAACGTGCTACCAGATTGAATTAGATCTGATAACGGCGTGCCTACTTTAGGCGTGAAGCATATAGCCGCATCGGTATTAACAGATGCCGTTAAAAGACTTGCATCTAAAACATGACGGTGTAACATTACACTGCTCCCTTCTTAGTTAATTGACTGTTAATGCTAGCAACACACGTATCCGCTAGCATGGTAGAGAGAGGTTGTTTTTCAACAGTATCGGCAATCTCATTACCCGCTACCTCTTTAATGACATTCACCGCTAACTGCGCAGCGCTACCTAACACTACAACGTTATCGTGAAATTTATCGTTTGTTTTCATGTTACACCTAATTCATGTTATTTATACGTGAAACCCAATGGGGGAGAATTACTCCCCCTCATACAGTGCCAGTGCTTGCTTGGATATCACACCAAGTACTGTGTTGGTTGTTCCGATGATTTCTGTAGCCAAAGCGATACGGTTAGAGATACTCTGGTATGCAAAAATCATGTCGATAGGCGTGCCGCTTTTGGTCTCATGTGTACCTTGCAATACACGAGAGGTGACCGATTTCAGGTTATTACCTAATACCAATTTATCACCAGCTTCGTGAGAGGCTAGCGTTGATAGTGTAACAATGATTAATGCATGATCTAACTCAATGCGTTGTTTCTCAATGATTACAGGCTCGGTAACACGACCATTAGTAGCACGACCATCTTTATACTGCTTAGCCAGTTGACTGCGTTGTCTATCTGAACGATTGGCGATGGTTTGCAACGTAGGACTCATATCTGACTTATCGCCATTATACAAGACCTCGATGTTTTCAACTTCACCTTTAAGTTTGGCCTTTGGGTTATTAGCCGCTAGCGCTTGTAAACTTGCTAACGTCTCTTCATCGAATAACGCACCGTCATCCGTAAGGCCATCCTCAATGGTACATAAAATACCGTCAGCCTCAAGCGTATCGCCTACTTTAACAAGGTTAATAACTTGTTGATCAAAGCGTACTAAAATAGCACGAGTTTTGACCGTAGGTGTTGCTAGCGCTTTAGACAAACGAGGTGAAATCGCTGACCCATCCTCTAACGTATCCGATGTTTCCATCAGTACCACTTTAGCCATTGCACCTGCTTTATAGCTCACCTGTTTAGGATCAAAGAAGTCGGGTTCAAAGAATGCATCATTGTACGTAATGACGTCCCCTGCTTTAACACTGCGTCCTACTTCTAGATCACATTTAAGTACGTGTTTGGCTGAACCATCTGCCACTTTCGCATATTGCGTGCCAATAGGTTTAGTGACTTCAGTTCCATCCTTATAAGTAATAGTAACTGTGCGATCATCTTTGTCTGTAATCTTACCATCCTGCTTTGCAGTATAGGCAAATAGATCATCAACACGATGTGCCATTACTTTCTCATAACCCGTACGGACAGGTGTACTAGTATATCCAACTGCTTGGATACCTGATGAGTGCTGAACCGATGTCATGTTAGTACGTTTAGAACTATCTCTATCCGCACCTGGCGATAACAACGAGACACTACTTACGTATTTAGCAGGCCCATCCCCCTCAGTATAGCTGTCTGTCATACCTCGCAAGTTACGTATCTTAGCATCAGGTGTTAGATACGTGGTGATAGCTACCTTGGCACTATCAGGGGTAGACTCTGAAATAACACCAAGATCGTTTTTATGGAACATCCGTGAACGACGCACCATGGTTTTAGTAGAACGACCGCCTTGTCCTGCAAAGGTAAGGGTCTCGTGTTCTTTTAGATTATGGACAGGGTTAGAGGTTTCTACCAACTCCGTCGACTCATCCTGCAGAACATTCAACCATACCGCTTTAGGGTTTAAGTTTATTGAGGCTTTAGACAACATAGGCTTAGCACGATACTCTCGCAACGCTTCAACCATCTGCTTGTAGACCGTACCTGAGAAACGCTCATAGCCACGAAGCCGCATGAACGCACTATCCATCTCTTTAGGATGTTGATCAGTTGCTACTAATTCTACACTTCTAAACAACAACCCTTCAAATGTAGTTGGCTCACCCATCTCAGTTAGAATCTCCTCAGTGATAGGGTCAACGAACATGGTATCCATCAACTCCATCTCTTGGATGAAACGGGCAGATAGACCTTGTTCATTAATCACATTGAAGTAGACATCTGGATGATTGAAATCCTCAAGGTTATATTGCTTAATTGCGTTCTTGTAACTAACAAACCCACCTAAGATCAAACTGGCTTCGCGATCAGCGCGTGATACGACTAAGGTTTCATCAGCAAATACAATCTTGTATTCCTGAGGAGCCAGTTGAACACGTGTGCCTACCGGTACACGTTTAACCTCTACCCCTAAACGTTTGATCAACTTATCAATACCGAGTTTAAAGGCAAGCACTACACCCACTGGGATGTGTTTACTAAACACTTTAACGCTAGCCATTTCAATAGGTGGCTGACTATCAGTAATGTTGATAACTTCGTAAAGCTCACCGATAGGCTGCATTGAGTCGTTGTGGTGACGATACACCATCTCACTACGATCCATTGTGTAAACGTATTTGCCTTGTTTACCGATAACGACTTGGTTATCTTGCTCGTAGGCGCTAAGGTCGTTAATACCTAATACTTCACCACGATTAGGATAATCCCAAGTAAACAATACTTCCTTAAAGGTAAAGGTGCGTATCTCCTTAGCAATGGCAGTGTAGCCACGTGGTAATACAACATCGGTTACCATGACGTCAGCAAACGCCACTTTAGATAGTGGACTATTGTCAGCCAGTGTCATTTGGGTTAAATGTTTAACTAACCATTTGCCATAGTCGTTAACTACTTTGCCTGAACGCTCAACGAACGTCTTACCGTAGTAACTGGTTAACGCAACCGTTGAAGCAGATGTCTTCCTCAAGGGTACGTCTGCCCGCTGCGTACGATAACGAATCTTCACGCCGCCCGCTAGGAATGTACCATCTTCTTCGACTACAGGAAGTTTAAAACGAATCGTTGAGGGTTGACCTTTAACAGGCGTTAGCTTAACCGTATACATGTCGTATTTATCTACCGCATCAACAACACGCTGAACTTGGTAGTCTGTTACTGCTACGCCTGCTTGCTGAATACCTAGTGTCATAGCCGCAATGTCTTTAGGCATGACGTTTTTAATGTATTCTCGATGGAATGCATTGACGGTGGTATTTAACATACTCTTGTCAACCACCCCTTTGATCTCAGGTAGGGTATCTTTAGGTTGACTCATGGTCACCGCAGTATCAGGTGCAGCTAACTGTTCAAGCGTACCCTCGCCGTATGGATTAGGTATACGTGTAAACTGATCTGCTAGCTTCACCATGCGGCGATATTCAGCCCCTGATAGGATACCTGCATCTGCTAGTTCATCAGCCTGACTAACAATAGCCTGGGTTCTACGTTCAGCAATAGGGGGTACGACTGGTACGCCAGCAATTGCATTATCGACTTCATCGTCTGCTTCGCTTTCAGCCATTACTGTACGCTTTTCAAACATCGCCATATAGAAACGACGGAGTTTGTCATTTAAATCGTTATCCGTCTCCATCCATTCGACAAGATGACTTAACGATAAAACACTGAATTGGCCTGACTCAATAAATACCAGGTTAATGCGTTTTAAGACTTCAACCGGTGTATGGCTTAATGAAGTAACGCCCGCCTCACCGCTTAACCACAGGTAAAGGTCTAGATACGTCAATGCAGCATTCTCTTTAAACTGGGTTAATAAAGAACGCGGCATATCACCTGGTTTGACTTTACCGATTGCACGATCTAAATCATCACGCTCAGGTAATACTTTTGGTAACGTAACCGGGATGAAGTGCTGACGGTCGGTCTCTTTAGCTAATGCGATGATCTCAGCATAAAGCGTAGTGTGTAGGTTATAATAGCGGTAGTATGTTGCGAGTGCGTGTTGACGATATTGATATACGCTAGTTAACGATGCGTAGTTGCTTACTATTAAACTACGTGGATCGCGTAAACCGCTAGCTAAGCGACGCAGTAAACGGTGCTTTCTAAAACGCTTATGGTAGTTTTGCACGTGTTGCTTATAGGCACCTCGGTTTAATCGTGGTGTGCCTAATTCACTTTTAAGCGCTTCGATGTGGTGAATGAAGACTTCACTGTCATGGTTTAATAACAATGGATCACGCGCATCTATCCCCATGTCGGTAGACGTGGTAGGTAGGTAATGGATGATGCTGTCACGTGGCAGTGTCAATGTGTTAATGGGGGCCGTCTTGGGGTTAACAAGCTGTTGAGGGGTGCGTACACCCACTTCTCTATAGAACGCGTCGTATAAAGACATGCGACTAACCTCTTATTCACTGGATGTGGGATTAAACGCATGAAGCTGACGTCTAATCATCGCACGGGTTATGTAATGGGTTTTTGGATCTAATAACGTTTCCTGATACTGATACAAGGTCTCGTATTTACGTTTAAGAACAATAAACGTAAAGGGATCCAAACGACTGGTTGTTAAATCTAACTTATAATAAATCTCGGCATTACCAGAAGCTATCTTAACGGTGGTGAGCTCGACCCATAACCCCGCATTTGGTTTAGGGAGTCTCTCAGTAAAGGCATAAAGGTCCCTATCTCCCTCTATCAACCCACGTAGCTGCTTCAGGGTGATAGAGGTGAGTAAGGGTGCAAGTAATTGCATTTGACCAAGATGACTTATTAATCGACGTTTAAACGCTTTGTTACCACCTGCATGTTTAAGTGCATGGTGACTCATCTCCCGATGATGGCGGATAACGTCGCGGTGGATAAGCGCGCCTATCATGCAGGTTGTACTCGTACATGTTGAAAATGTTTCAAGTATCCTAAATCACCTACGATATCCATGCATGCTTTATATGCCTTAAAATCGCTCTCGGTGATCGTGATGCTAGATGGGCCTGGTAATCCATCCTGAGGGGTGACGATAGGTGCAAACGTGTGTATGAACGTATTGCTACGGCGATACGCTAACGCTAAGGTCATCATCTTCTCTTTCGCTAATGCCCCACCAATGAAGGTAGAGGGATAGGGAATCATCAGATATACCCATTGACGCTTATCGTGCGCGGTGACGGTATTAACTAGCAGTGGGTAGTTATCATGCGCGTCTGTGATAGGGAACGGACTTGCCTGTAACGTATATGCAGTATCATCTACTACATTTAGCATCGTATCTAAAGCATCCTCGAGGGGTAGATCGGTTTCAAACTGCATGAGTTTTTTAACATAACCATCTAGATCAGGATAATAGGCATTAAGAGAAGGCAGGATAGCTTTGTGAAGCGCGTTGGCATGATCGATAATACGGTCGATACCTTTGATTATGTGTCGATGGAAATTCACTGCATCGACATGCTGATACGTGTAGTGGTTCATGAGATCATGGGGTCCTTCTGGCTGGGATTAAGTGAATTATTTTAAGGTCGCGTGCCTTATTTAACACACTTAACATTAACCCTAGATAGACCGTCTCAATAGGCGTGTCATCGCTAAGGTCATACTTCTTTTGCCTAGCTTTTAAAATATTACATAAGCGAACCGCATGGCTGTAACATAGATGGTAATCTTTAAGTGAGCTGATGCCGATAAAGTTATACACCTTTACGGTGGTTTTCCCGATGTGGTTATTAAGTGCATCGATGATATAGTTGAGATGTTCGATGGCCACACCGATACCTAGCGGTGTAGATTCATCGCATTCGACGGTACGTCGCATATGGCTATCCTTACGTGTATGTGACAGGTTCATAACGATGCATGAAATTTACCGTGTGTTTACTCAATTTTTTCACAGACACTTTTTGACGTTTGGGTTTCCTTCTCTTCCCCCCACGGCCCCCCATCTCTACCATCCTCTCCCGGGGGGATTCTTATAATCCCCCCTTTGGGGGAATGGGGTTGTCGCTACGCTCCGCTCATACCTAATAAACTAGAATGTTACAAAATAATTCCCAAGCAAATTATAGTTATATTTTTATAAAAGTACAAGTAATAATTATTTTAGAAATAGACTAAATTACAAGTAACCTATATTTAGTAATAAATACAAGTAACTAATAATTTTAGATAAGAAAATATAACTAATTAAAGAAATACAATCATCACAACTACACAATAGTTTTATAAATTAAAAATCAAATTTATTAAAACAGAAAACTAAAAACACACAGCCAGTAGGCGAATTTCGGGCAGGGCGCGCAGCGGGGCGTGAGCGCACGCGGTTGAGATATAGGGCTATGGGATAGGTTATATGGGTTAACCGGCTTAAAACAGCGTACAGTGCTTTTTAAAGGCAAAAAAAAGAAGAGAGGGTAGAAGGGACGTGACTCCCCCTTCTACGACACCCCCTCCTCTTTTACGTAATGTAGGTTACGTGGTTCGTGCTACAACCTACAGAACTTGACGACCAGGTACAACATAAGCTATTGTATCTGAAACACTTTTCTTATCATCCATTTCAATGCCTAATAATTCAAAGGCAGCAAGGATGGTCTCACGGGCTTTTGCACGTGTTTTAGCGCTCTTAGGGATTTCTATCTGCGTTGTGCTTATGCTACGGTAATAGTTAAACTGACCAAATATACCGTCTTCACAGTTAAAGTATTTAGGCAGTTGTTTGCATGTTGACTGTAACATGTTTGTTGCCCATTGTTTGTTAGTTACTTCAACGATAGTAGAAAGAATAATTCCCTCCGCCACCAGGACTTCACGTTTAGCTTTACGTTGAGAATTGTTAGTGTAATATTTCATAACTAATGCATTAACCGCATCGCTATCTACCACATCACGATCAAGTAGATTCAACGTACAGTGATACAAGTCTTTAAGTGGTTCATCACTAATGACACCAGGTGCTTCTGTTTCTATATGGCCATTAACAGATACCCCGTGTGTGTTCTCCACGTTATACCTAGCATATTCTTCTTTAAGGTTAAATCCCGACGTGTTGTCGGGCTTATAGAAGTAATATACATCACCAAGACGTGTTGTAACCATACCAACAGTATTTAATACACGTAATGCATTTAACTGTACATTAGGCGCAGCAGTCAATACGCTCTCAACAGTATCATGAGTAAAGTTATCCGTACCATGTATCCATGCATCTGCAAGTATAGAGATGATAGAACCTGTAGGTTTATCAAGACTTGCAATATTCATTTCAAAGCACTGAACCGTAGTGGTGTCTTTAGCTACTTGTTTGATCCAACGCATAAGGACCATGCCAATCTCATACGCCGAAAGTAGCTCCATTATATCTCGATTATCGTTACAATATAAAACATCATCGCGTAAACGAATCAAAGAACGAAGCAACGTTTCTTTCTCATTAATACTGCCGTCCAAGATGTTAGCTACAATGTAGTGGTAATCACCAATAATTTGTTCGGTTTGTATACCGCTGGCAATAGGTGGTGTATTTTTGCGTCCCCAAACAGATGTTGTGGTTGCTTGCTTACTAGACCATTCACTGGGTTGCATGTTTAAAGCGTTATAAGTTCTCATGGTTTAATTTCCTTAAGGGCTATTTTAGATTAGGGTTGTTAAACGATATAAGTTTCTTACCGTTATCTTTTGTTTCAAGCTCCACATCAAACCCTAATAGGCTAAATGCGGTAGCAATGACGCTGACGGTATCATCATGGCGTAGGGTAGACCCACGTACGGTTAGCACGCCGGTTTGTTCTTTTATCAGATCGATTTGTGTTGAAAACGTGTCATTTATAGACCGTGGTATAAGCGGGGTGATTAATCGACTAACATCCATATAGGTGTCGTACCTCAACGCATCGCGTGTTAACGTCAACAAGATCTGCATTGCCGTTAAATTAACTACGCGTGTCTTAGGACTACTAACAGAGTCCATGTACTCTTTGTTAACTAATGCATTTTTTATTAAATACGTAAAGTTAAGCACATCTAATGTTCTTTCACCAGTAATCACATTGCTTGCATTTATAAGCTCAGGCGATAGGCGAACACCACTTAGCACTATCTCGGTGCCAAACATTTCCTCAACAGCAGCAACCGACTCTTCAGCAACCTCACCACTATCTACAAGATCTACTATTAGCGTAGAGTCCCCGTAGAAGTAGAGCTTATCAACACGTTTGATAATAGGTATCCCGGCTAAGTTAAGCATCATCAAAATACTGTTAAACGTATCGGGTTTATCAGCCACGACTTTTCGTAACAACTCGACCCCATAATCTTCCATCGACCCATTAAACCAACTTTTAACAAGTATAAAGATTTCTTTATTCTTAATATTCGTATAGGTAGGAAGTAATTGATGGTACGCCGTATTTTTATAAGCCAGCCGTTCCAATAGACTATAAGCAAGGTCCACCATGATTCGATCTTCAAACCGATCTTTTAACCTAGAATGTTTTTCAATATCGTGCTGAAGTTGAAATGCGTATTTGACAAAATCATCAGCTGGCGGGCTATCATCAAGTAGAAACTCTACTATCTGATCGTAGCCATCTAACACAACAGATAACAACTGTGTTGGTAACGGTCTTTCTAACTTAGGATTAGCTAGTGTCATGGGGTATTCCTTCAAGGGCAGGACGACGGCATAGTTGGAAGAGGCTTATACCCCTTCCAACTTATATAACGTCATTTGATTATTTTCAAGATGATATTCATAAGCCATGCGTTTTATCACATAGGTAAGAATATCAACAGTAAGTTCAACATGGTCATTGTCTATACTTAACGTAGAGGCATGGATATTAGAATTAAATATACTATTATCGTGATTGACCGTATCGTACAGATTGACTGCAATGGTGTTGCGTTTTAGTTCTTTAATTGAAACAGTACGCTTGATGATTAGTTTGGTATTGTGATTACCAATACCTTTATTTCGACAATACTTAAGTAACCAGAATAACATTACACACTTACCATTGATGTAGTGTGGCACGCCTTGTTGCGTATCATAACTAGCCATGGTAGTAGTGGCTTCAGTATATAAAGTTTCAATTATATACTCAGCAATGCTTGGCTGATTAGGTCCCCATATGGTTACCTTTTTAACTAAGTCTGCGAATACCTCTTTAAAACGTTTCTCTTCATCGTTTAATGTTGCTGGCATCATATAACGGCTTGATGTTAGCATAGCGCGTGTTTCCTTTCTAATTATCTATGTTGCTGTAAATATTACACGACCTTTTGCGGTCTTAATCATTCCACTGTACCAGCCAAATTGATCGAAACCACATGGGGTTATCTCGTAACCCCATTGTTTAAATAGTGCAATTATCTCTTTACGAGGTTTTCCAGTAAACCCTGTAATGTGTTTTCTAGCAGACGAGATAAGCGCAGGGTATTTACTACCCACCACATCTTCATCCAGATAAGCGCTAGGGCGAATGCTAGGATCAGCTTCTAACGCTTCAAGTTGTTTTTTAAGTTCAGTATAATGATGTTCCTGACCACTACACATTATTGATATCCTTTTAGTTAAAAGACAATGATGCCTTTTGCCGTATGCACGCAGCCGGTTACCCAGCCAAACCCATCAGTCTCACCAGGTCCTACTTTGATCCCATTATTTTCAAAATGAATAATGGCAGAGTAGTTAGGACTACCACGTTCTGTAATAAATACATTTTCAATGAGAGAATGTATCAGTGGATAGTGGCGGTGCACAAGATCATTGTTAAGATATTTCACTTTCTCAAAACGATCATCTTCACCTAACGATTTAATTTGACTTAAAAGGTCATTAAGCATGGTGTTATAATCTGTTTTTACATCCATTAGAATTAATCCTATTTATAAGTTCATAAAGGGCTATCGTAGGGATAATATAGGTTTAAAGATTAGTAGCACGGCATAAGTAGGATGGAGCTTACCCCACCCTACTCTTCTTAAGCGCTAACAACGCTAAACTTCCAACCAGCCATTTGATCATCACGGTGGTCGCAGTTTGGATCGTTGATAGAAACGTTACATGCGCGATCAGTTTCAATCATACCGCTGGGGTGAATCCACGTAGTAGCAGTGTCTTGCGTCAGTCCTTTTTTCACCAAGGCTCCACACTCGCAGGTGTAGATAGCGATCTTTGGCATATGAGGACCTGAAGCGAGCGACATGTTACTGTGACATGCTATGCATTTCATCGGTTACATTCCTCGGTTAATAGGGTTTAGAGACTCATGTAATAGGTATACAGCTGTAAAACCTTAAGCGCGTGTAAGGTTAAACAGTGCCCAATCAATGAGATCCGTACTTGCTTGCTGTAAACCACCACGTGGATCTAGATAAGCGTCTTTACTATTGAGATAGCGTTCTACATCATCTACTGCTTTACTGTATAAATAGTTAACAGAGATCATATCACCATCATAGTCCCCACCAAGCCCAGCTAGTCGAGAACCATGAACCATGGCGCTGTCCATGTAACTATCACTATGGTCGGTGTTAGGCATTTCTTTAGCTAACAGCTTATCTTCATCACGTTCCCATACATCATTTAACACATAACGCACAAGACCGGTGGTGGTCGTTCTTAGATATACTCTACTATAATACGTAGAGCCAATGCCCGTTACAGGGTAGCGTGTAACAACACATTTGACTTTATCAAAACGTTCATAGCAATTAAGATAGAGTAATTCAGCCCAGGTAATCGGTCTGACATCTTCTATCTTTCTATCATCAGGCAGCTGAGTAATATCGTTAAAGATTTTAACTTCAGTCCCGTTGTCGTAGATTAATCCGATGTAATGATCGTCTATACTCGCATAACGGTTTCTAAAGAATCGATCTTGGAACTGGTTAATTAACTGCTCAAGACCTTCACTACTTACCATCTTATCAATAGTAGCAGGCTTAACATCTACCGTGACAAGTTTCAACGTCTTAGGATCAATCAACCTGACACCACTATCACTTTGACTGAATACCTGACCAATCAGCCCTTGACGAATACAATACATAGAAAGAGGTAAACACCCTTTCAATGTTTGAAACAAACCTACCATAGTGTCGTGAACATCCGGCATCTTAGGATCATCACTAGATACCGCAGATGTTGTCATAGCCGAGATAACATTACGTGTTCCGTTGAAGATCTTGCGGCGACCCCATTTACTTTGGATGAAGCCACGCTTACCTTCAATCATGGTACGTAGCGTTTCGTAAATCTGGTTAAAGGCAACCTGCATACTCCAGCGTACAGAGTTAAACAGTTCCCCTTCTAAATTACCTTGGGTAACGCTGATGGTTTTAGCGATACTTAACACGCGTCGATAGAGATCGTTAATCTCATCTTCTTTAACTCGCCCACCGTCACTGTTTTCTAAATCACGTAGACCCGCAGGGATAACAATCAGATGCTTGACGGTAGCTTTATCTTGATATTTCTCAATCAAGTCTATTTTTAAATCACGCTTTTTAGAACGGTTACGCTTTAATGCTAGTGACTTAAAATGTGACATAAAGAATGCATAACCAGTTTTACCATCCTGCGCATTAGAGGCTTCAAAGTCACTGGTCTTTTCATTAAAGACAGCATACGTCTTACCGCTTAAGATGTTCTTATATAGCGCACGCATGGTGGTTAATGTCTTAAAGATAACCGGATGAAGCACCGGTACTTTCATGTCAATAAAAGCAAATTGATTATCTCTTGCTGGTTCCCCCATCCGTCCGAAAATCTCTGTAGAGTAAAGTCCCTCAGGGTGGAAGTTAAGGTGGTCTTGACGTTCGTATATGTCAAGCGAACGTATTTCCGGCAGTGAGCGTGTAAAGCTTACGCTGGATAATAAATCAATATTAAAGGGAAGTTTGTCGACTGACACGGATGACCTCCTTAAGGGGTGGTAAGTCGTTAAATCTATGATACGTCACTATATAACGTAGACTTTTATTTTATTACACTAGGGGTAGGCTATGGCCGATGATATTAAATTCAATGACGACCTAGATAATGATCTAGGTGGCGATATGATGGACTTCGATTTTGAAGCCCAAAATGATGATCGCAGCCCCGCCACTATATTTGCTAAAAGCGCACTTAGTGGTGTTAAAACCACAATGAGTGATCCAGGCTTTATTGGCGATGTCATTAAAGATGCTTTACCTAAAGGTTATCGTTCTGCCCTAGATGTAGCCGATAATTTAACAGGTGAAATTCGCACAGTTTATAGTGAATCTGCACAAGCCCTCAAACCATCTATCGACGAATTCAAACGAAATGCACAACAGCATCTTCCTAAAATTAAGAAAATACTACCCGATAGCATAGGTAGTCGTGTCGAAAAGATGCTTGAAGTTAAACGCGAGGCAACTAGCGAAGCACCTACGAAACAAGAGGTTGAGACTGCTCAAATCAATAGCGATCTTGACCGTATGTTTCAGGCCCAGGCAGCTAGCGTAGAAGTTCAACGTGAACAGCAGACGCAGGATATTCTTCAAAATACAATTTCTGAAGAACGCCAAGATGCCCGCCATAATGCTAACATGACCGCTAATGAGCGAATGATCAATGCATTTAATCGCTTAGTTAGTTATCAAGATAATATTACCTCGCAATTCCAACGTCGTTTGTTAGAACTTAACTATCGACAGTTCTTTGCACAACGTGACCTAGTAGATATATCCCGGGCTGGATTTACTGACATAGTTAACGCTTTAGGTGCTATTGTTAAAAACACAGCACTGCCTGATGAAGCTAAAGTTAATCTGTCTGAGACATATGCCGACGAAGCACGCTCGCGCCTTGCCGGTCAGGCGTTGGATCATGTTGGATCCCGCATTGCCGGAATTAGTCAGCGTGTTAAAAGTACGCTGGGTCAGAAAGTTAAACAACACGTTGATAACTTTAAGGAAGGGTTTAACCAAGGCTCTACCTTATTAGCAACTGCATCGTCTATGGAAGGACTTGATGGATTTGGCCCTAAACAAACAGGCGGGCAGAAAGCAGCAGATCTTGCTGGCGGGCTAATAGGAGACGGTATAGCAAATCGCATCGGTGCTAAAGTTAGCGATCTTGCAGGACGTGCCATTGGTCGTAGCGACAAAGCAACTACGATATCTAATAAGCTTCAATTTAATGCAGATAACCTACCCGAGATACTTAACCGCTATGCGTCTTCTCAGACTGAAGCTACAGGTGTTCGCGGAGGTATAGAGAACTTCTTAAAGGATGTTATAGGCGGCGTCCGTGGTAGCGATGGTGATGTGTTGCATAACCTTAAACAGGAAGCACTAACAGCAACCAGCTTTGACATCATGACACGCCGCTCAATCGTTGAGATTATTCCTGGTTACCTTTCTCGCATGCTTCAGCAGTTAGAAATCTTTAACAGTCAAGATCCTAACGTTGAACGTATGGAGTATAGTGTTGAAGGTGAAGATTTTGTTCGCGCATCTGAAAATGCCGATAGAATCAGAGAAGCAGTGTTCTCATCAACTGATAGGGAGCGGCTAAGTAGCAATACCGTCGACGTTATCAACAGCATTGATCCGGATAATAAGCTTAGTGCCGAAGCACGAGAAGTCTTTGCTATTCAGATTCTCACTGACCTTAGAAATGGTAAAGGTTTCTTCCCAGAACGCTACTATCAACCATCTACCTTTACTATGGTAGATAACGATGATGCAGTGGAAGAAATTCAATCGTTTGTTAAAGACCGTTACGCCATTACTGCAGAAGGTAAGGTGGGTAATGTTGTTACTGCTAGTCAGAATGCTCTGCGTGATAACCAAGCGGTTAAGAACCTTCAAAACTACCTTCCTAATTTACAGGAGAGTATTAACCAAGCTGTTTCAGTGGGAGATAAGGATGCTCTGCGTGAATCAGGACTTATCAATAAAGCTGAAGATGGCATTACTGACCAAGTCGACAGCGATGCGTTATGGTCGATGATCCGTACCGATATCACCTCTACCTTGGAAGGTAAGGAGATTGTTTCAAGTAATGCTAACACAACTTCATTTTCTGATAGTTCTAGCGAGCGAGTTTTAACTGGTAGAGATAGTTCTAGTAGGGATTCTTCATCTGTCAGAGAACAAAACTTAACTAGACAAGGTGGTCAGACAGATAGTCAAATGTTTGTAGGTATGTCTGATAGCAGTCGGACTGTATTGAACGGCCAGCAGTATAGCCAGTTTAGTGATAGCACCGACCGCATCCAAGAGACCATGAATAATTCTATTCGTGGGTTGGATACGGAAAGTCAGAAGGAAGTACGCGAGGCCGTAGCTGAATTTACCCGTGAGGTAGATATAAATGATCAGTCTACACCTACCATGGATGTATGGACTGCTATTCACGACACCTTAATACAAGGTAATGGCTTGACAACCTCACTCATTGCACGTATTGATACATGGATGAATCGTGATACAACGCTGGAAGAAGAATCAACCTCACAAGACGTTGATCCGTATATCCCATACCTTACTGCTATTCAAGAACGTACCGTTACCTCAGATGACACGTTAACAGACATTAAACTGATAATGAGTCAGATGTATGAGAAAATTGGCACGCTAGGTTCGGGAGATGGTAGTCAGGCTCCACGTGGTAAGATGGATCTAGGTGGTATTTTAGGCAAAGGTTTAGATTTTGGTAAATCAGCCGTTAGCGGTGCCGCGTCTGGACTCAAGTCATACTACTCCGGGATGTTTAACCTAGGTGGTAGTGCGTTAGGTATGGCTAAGGATACCGTACTGGGTGGTGCTAAGTTTATCAAAGGTAAACTAAGTGACTTGCCTGGAGACTTATACGTAGCCGGTCAGCAAATACCAACGTTGTTAGGTGAACGTCTGCGTAAGGGTAAATACATCGATGAAGCGACCGGTAAGGTTATTCAAAGCGCTAAAGACATCACAGGTGCTGTTAGAGATATCGATACCGGTGAGATTGTATTATCGGTAGAGGATTACGCTAAAGGTCTGTTTAACAGAGATGGTGTAAGTAAACTGGCTGATGGTGCGATGTCTGTCTTAAAGGCCCCAGTTGAATTTATCCAAAGTTATTATAAAGGATTGTTCGGCATAGGTGAGTATGCGCTTAAGGGCGTAGGTAATGTAAAAGATACAGTTGAAAACATATTAAACCGACATGGTGATATTTATGTTAAAGGTGAACAATCGCCTAGACTGTTGAAGATACTGCTTGAGAAAGGATTGTATTTCTCAGCCCGTACGGGTGAGGCAATACGTTCATTTAAAGATATTGACGGCGATGTTGTAGATAGCGAAGGTAATATTGTCTTATCTGTCGAAGATATCAAGAAAGGGCTGGTAGACGAGCAAGGTCGCAAGATCGAAGTTAAATCATTACTTAACCGCGCGTTAGAAATGAGCATGGGTGTGTTAGGTAAGGGTATAGATGTTGTCAAAGGTGGGATCAAACGCACGGGACGATTCTTATTTGGCAGCAACGATGATGGTACGCCTCAAGGCGGGTTATTTTCTCGCATTGGTGGGATGTTTACCAGCATAACGGATAACTTAAAAGCGTTCCTTACTAATAGAGAAGGCATGCGAGTTAATGAAGTTATTATCCATTCTGATTTAACAAGCGTATACGGTCCGTGGACGTATGGTGGTGATCAACCACCACCATCTGATGCAGGTTATGTTGGCGGGGATAATCCACCTAGTCCTAGTGGTGGTGATAGTTATAGTAGTCAATATAGTTATTATCACTATAACACTGGATACGATGCTAACGATATATACAATATTAGCACCTCTCAATCATCTGATGCGTTAACTACCACTGGCGGTGATATTTCACGTAGGGTAGATTCTTCAAAGATTTCTACCTTGTATAATCAGAGCATAACGCCACAGACGCAAAATACATCAACTTTAAACACCGAGTTAATGTATAGCGCTGACCCCTCACGACCTGGAACTATAAGTAATACTGGTTACTATATGTCATCTACTGATAATATAGCACCTAGTTATATGTCGGTATTAGAAAATATAGCAAACAGGGATGGTTCTTACACCCAAAATGGAGACGAAGTAAACATAGGTGGCCTTGCTCCTACTGAAATGTATCTAAGTCAGTATTCAAATAGTTTACTGTCTAATAGCATTGGGGAGACAACAGGCGGGTTAGTTGAGCTAATAAAGGCGTCAATTGTAGACGTTTTAAACACGTCAAATAACAACACCGTTAATCGGTTAAGGAATGATAGAAATAACTTAATAAGTATTCGTGATGAGCATCAGACACCCGATACTACATTGTCGGATGGTGGGGATATTGTTAGAGAAAATGATAGATCTACCAGTGTGGTAACTAAAGCGTCTAAGGATGTCAAGGATAAACATCTTTATACGTTGATGGAGCGTACTCAACAAAAGACAGACGTGTTAACAAAGCAAGTCTTGTCGAGTGTCAGAGACGTGACGGGTGGATTAGAGACGCAGATCAAAGAGAACGATTCAACACTTAACCAAAATCTATCATCGTTAGTAGAGTCTAGTAAAGATGCTTATACAGTTGTTTCTGATAAAGCAACTGACGCATCAATGCAAGTGAAGGACTCTATAGAAAGTCTTAAAGAAACGCTCATCAGCACATTTAAGAAAGAGAAAGTCTTAGGCGATGCTGACGGCGACGGTATACGTGATGGTAGTTATTTAGACCAGCGTAATAAAGAAAGCCTTGCCGATAAAGCTAAAGCTGCGGTTGCTAAATCAACACCTGGTGCTGCGGTGTTAGGTGGGGTAGCCGGTTTCTTAGGCGGACTTACCGATAAGATTAAAGGACTTAACTTATTTGGTGGAGAGGATGACGAGGGTGGTTTCTTTGGTGATGTTGCTGGAGAAGCTGCAAGTGAGATCGCAGGTGATGCGCTAGGTGATCAGTTTGACAGAGATAGTCGTGCTGATCGCAGAGAGCGTAGAGCGCAGCGTAAAGCAGCAAGAGCAAGCTCAGGCAAGCGTGGTATATTTAGTAAGATTAAATCCCTAGGTGGTAAAGGACTAAGTGCCGTGGGTAATTTTATTAAATCACCAGGTAAGGCGTTACTAGCAGCGGGCTCCGGTCTTGCAGGTATGGTAGGAACTGGTGCATCCACCTTAGCGGGTATGGGTTCTAAAGTTGCTTCAGTAGTCGGTAAAGGCGCGTCGATGCTAGGTGGTGCTGGTAAAGCATTAGGGACACTAGCGCGTGTTGGGTTGTCGGTCGGTCGTGTAGCGCTAGGTCCAGTGGGTTGGGCTGCAACTGCGTTATGGGGTGCTTATAAAGGCGCTCAGTATCTTAACAGTAGGAGCGATGCAGACCCTATCGAGGATATGCGTTTTAAGCAGATGGGTATCAACACTGAGGAAGGAAGTCAACTTCGTGCGATTCGTCTTTTAGAAGAAGCGTCGCTCGATGATATCACCTTTAATGATAGGGGAGAGGCTACTTTACCTAAAGTTGATTATAATGACCTTATTGATGAGCACGGTGAAAGATTCAATGTGGATAAGAATAATCCTCAGAATTTAGAAGCCTTTGTTCGTTGGTATGAAGGTACGTTTAAACCCACGCTGCTAACATATGCAACTTTGGCTAATCGCATCGATGAAGATCTAGATGTGGATGATCTAGATGATGACTTACCTGAAGATCAACTCGTACCGTTTACTAAGAAAGCGTTTGAACTTCTAGAGAGTTCACCGGCTATTGGTAATACGTCACCTTACTTTGATCAAGAAGCTACTAGCGATGACGTTGTCACGCAGTATAATCGTGTCATGCAGGAGTATGGTGGTGAGTTGAAAGACACTGTCGAAGCATCTAAGGATAGCCCTGAACCGGTTACATCAGGTTTAGTACCGCCTGCCTCTTATACTCCACCTAGAGATAAGGAAATGGCAATGCCTGAGACAGTCATTGAGGAACCTCAAGATGCATTAACGCGTAAGCTTAAAGCAGCGGCTATTGTGTCAGGCGGTTCAGTACTTGCTTTAGGTAGCGGTTCAAATAGCCAGACCTCAACACGTAGACCTTCAATACCTAACAATGCGGTAGCGTTAGGTGGGTTAGGTGTGACTATGGGTGGTGTGATGGCTGCTAATGCGGATACATATTACCCAGGTGTAGATACCGTGGTTGATCGATCTACACAGATCAACACTTCGGCTATTCAACATCACACCGAAGATGGTGCGCGTATTATCAGTGAAGAAGAAGTAGCACGACGCCGTGACAATTACTATTCTAACATTGATAACCGTACGATGGTGAGTGAGGGTGATGACTATAGTGCGACGCAGCGTTCAAGTATAGAGGACGTAGTAGATTCAAATCGTTATAAGAACGATGTTAACACTTATAATGGTTATACTATCAATCTTGATGAAGTTATCAACCAACAACGTTTACGTAATCAAAATGCTGTTCTTTTAGAAGAGCAAAGAGAGCGTGTTGTTCTAGATGATCACATCAGCGCGGTTAATCAGTATTCTGATAAACGCGTAAACGCTGTAGATGCACATCAGCAAATGTACGCAGAGCTAGCAAACGAGCAACTTGGCTATATTGGTAACATTCTCAATGAGTCACTGTATGTTCAACAGTCTATGGATGATACACTTAAACGCATTTGGAAACACTTGCAAGGTGATGAAGTCATTCCTAAGTCTGAAGCACCAGTTAGCGGTGGTGAGGCTGCAGCTGAACGTGCTAAACAGCGACAAGCTGAGGCACGTCGTAGACAACTGCTTAATCAGCGTCAACGTTCTACACCGCCTGTTGGTATGGGTAAGACCGGATAATGTAGGATAGGACAAGGATGTCCGTTCTATCATTACTTAATTACAAATTTAATCATAGGAAACCGTTATGACTATACTTTCAGATGTCTTGGAAGATACAGCATGGTTGAGGCAAGCGTTCCTTTTACGCAAGTCAGACATTGACGATGTTGATAAAAAACGTCGCGTGTTTTCAATGGCGTCAACAAAATACACAGATACCACATTAGGTGGTAACTACACAATTAATAACCCCCCTCAGTTTACTCGCCATGCGGATATAAAAGCAAAAGCACCATTTAGCCCCTCTAAGGGTATGGGGCGCTATTATAGCGAGGCGATAGACGATAACTCAATTACGCTACATATGCGTTTTGGGGTAGCGGAGTACAATTCGTTAACAACGTTCTTTACTAACTTCTTTGATAGTTCAATGGGGACGTTGGCTCGTACAGGCGAATCGACTGGGGTTTTGTACAACATTGGTAAGGTAGCTGGATTTCTATTTGCTATCCCCTTACTTCCTTTTGTGGTTGCTGGACGTATTTATCGTTTTTTAGATGATAAGCCATATAGTAAATACTACTACCTCAAACCTACGATGCCTCTATACTGGGGCGCGGTTAATACTATCGTTAATAACTTAGCGGTAAACATGGGTTTGATAGGCGCTGCTGATATTGACTCTTATACCGTTAACGCGGATGGAAAGGCAGAACCTAACTACGAGGCGGGGTTAACATCTAAAGAGATAGAAGCGTTTAATAAGCTATTGCCGGATGTTTTTCGTGGAGATGGAGGTGTTGACATATATGCGATTGCTAACCGTGCTCAACGTATTCGTAATCGACAGATTGTCCTACAGCAGGCTGCGCTTCAAAATGCAACAACCAGCGAAGGGTTAGCTACTGCAGCAAGACGTATGACCGAGCAAGACATTGGCCCTATTCCAGCAGGTTCTTCATTAAAAGACTACATGGCGCGTTATCACTCTACGTCCATGGCTCAGGGTGCGGATGCGGATAAAGAGAAACAAGATCCTATTGGTTCTTGGGAATCTGGGTTTTTTGAACATCTTTCTAGTGAGTTATCGGATGGTTCACATTGGGTGAGTTTTAAGGTTAATCCTGATCGCTCTATCAATGAATCTTTCTCTAACACAACTGGTGAGTCTGACATTGCCAATAAGATCAACGGTATGTCGTCCTCAGCGCGTTCTGCGAGGTTTTCTACCTTAGATGGTAATATCGGCGATGGTGTTATCTCTGGAGCCATAGAAGGCATTATAGGCGGTGCTAAAGACGTTATTGCTGGTGTTGCTGATGGTGTAGGTTTATCAGGTTTAGCTGCTCTAGGTGGTCGTGCCTTTGTAGATATCCCGGAACACTGGCAGGATTCCGTTGCTGAATTACCCAGTGAGTCTTACACGCTAGAGCTAAGAGCACCCTACGGTAACAAGATGAGTATCTTTACTAACATCTACGTACCGTTGGCTATGATCCTTGCAGGCGCGTTACCGTTATCAACAGGTGCGCAGTCGTATACCAGTCCGTTCCTTTGTGATCTGTTTGTTAAAGGTCGACAGCAATCTAGATTATCAATCATCGACAGTGTATCTATTACACGTGGTGTGGGTAATATAGGTTGGTCAGTTGATCATCTACCTACGGGTATAGATGTTACAATATCTGTTAAAGACCTATCAACAGTCATGCACATGCCACTTAATGATAGTCCAGGTCTCTTTGATGATGATTCATCCTTTAGTGACTATATGGGTATCTTAGGTGGTCTAGGGTTAACCGAGCAGTTCTATCCTGTTCAGAAGCTGAAGCGTCGATTTGTTCAAGCTACACAAGAGTTTGAGAAATGGACATCTCCTGCGTTCTATGCGCAGCATGTTTCAGCAACTGTTCCCGGTAGAATACTGGCGGCGGTTGCTCGTAATACAGGTCGTGGATAACGGCATAACCTACCTCTACCCATGATAGGTAGAGGTAGGGTCTTTATGCGTTAAGGCTATTAGCTAGGCTAGTGGGATTGAAACGACGCATCAGTATAGATTGATCTTCCTGAGGCGTGTCGTTGGCAATCATGATAGCCGTAGATGTTTCACTTTGTGTCGACAATACCGTTTTAGCATCGTCAGATATACCACGCAAAGAACTAATATCTTTAACGTTATCTCCGCTGGCGTCGCTACGCATCCAGCTAGTGTCGATGGTCTTAATTTGTTCAACTAACGTCGCTCCGGCGCGTTGATGGTTATTCGGGTTGTTATCACCTGCAAGACTGTAATTCTTTAGCAGAGTATTAACAAGATTAGGGTTATTGGCTTTAAGCTTAGCTGAACCTACTAACTTAGATAAAGAAGCAAGACTAGCCGCATCCCCACGTTTAGCAGCTACAATGCCCTGCTTGGCAATACGTGTTGCACTGAAGTCTAACCCTACTACTTCTGCTAGACAGTCGATTAAACCTGCTAGTCCTAGTAATAGGGCCTCTAAAAGCAGCGTATCGTTGACAGCTCGCGCCGTTGTTCTATCTTCAATGCTGGTACCGCTACACATACCGTGTATCTGAGTTACCATATCTTGAAACGCTTTTGCCTCGCTAAGCTCCGTTGCTATCCCCTTTACAATAGTTCCATCTAGTAATTTAACCGTCTTTTGACCTACAGTGCTATCTTCTTGCAAGAATCCTTGTAAGTTCTTAACTGCAGTAGCACTTAAGTTAGAAATAGAAATGTTCTTACCCGTAGCAGAGGACAGACCTGAACTAGTAGGCGCAGCAGGTGCTTTGCTAGCAACACGCTTAACTGCACTGTCTATAGATTTAGATGAAACATTATCAGGAGAGCTCACAGCATCTACTAGAGATTTAGAGCTAGGGGTAGATGATGAACTATCAGAGGGGGAGAATAGATCAACAACCTTAGGTAACGATTTTGTTGCGGTAGTAAAAAGACTCATACAAGGTCTCCTTCAATGCAAAAAAAGAAAGTGAATACAATGGTCGAGCCTACCTGCAAGCAGATAGGTCGACGCATCGTTATAGTTTTTTAAGGGCGTAGCTTATTGTTTATTTTTCATGTTCATCTGGTTCTTGATGTTCCGAGAACTGCAGTTCAACACTGTGTTGCGTTACCTTCTTGCGAATAGTAAGTTCTACGCTAAAGCGTATACGAGTCGCACCTAAGAATCGCATCATCTTAAGAAACGTTTTAATGGTCATCGGGTCAGATGCCATTTGTTTATTAATATTGCCACGTGCCGTGTGTCTAGGCTTACCAGATCGAGGTAGACCATTGACTGGATCGTTGAGATACGTATCCATACGGCGGTTCCATCCCATTGGGGTGATATTAAAATCATCCAAGATTACTCGAAACAATCGACTCAACGCGCCTCTAGCCGATAGTGTCTTTTTATTAGAATCTTGTAGTATTTCATTCACGCTATATCTGTCGTCAAACATAATCGTTTAAAATCACTTTTTCAAGTGCCTCCAGCATTTGTCCTATGTCTTGAAATAAACGCATCATCCGTCGAGAATAATAACTGTAGCGAGCGGTATTTTCTTTTTCCATGACCATTAGAATGTCGTGGATAGGAGTAACTGCTTCACTCAATGCTTCCCAAAACCGTTGGATATCGATGTCGTATTGCTCGTCATCTACCAGCCAGGCGTCCAAGGTTAAGGTGGTGCGTCTACTCGTTAATGCCATTGCTTCAGCAGGTATCTCTGCATTCTTTTCAACGGCGTCTTTAACAATGTTTATGAACTCTAACATTTGCTCAGCGTTGCGGTGCCATACTATCATCGTAATAGCTTTGCCGTCTTTAGGACGGTAGAAAGCGAAGTCACGAGACGTGTACAGTGAGACCAAACCACCAAGAACTTTAGCGTTCATACTATTACGCATGGTTTTAAACTGCGTCCTGAATAGGACTATTCGTAGCCACAGTTTAAGCCTATACCAGCGAGAGGGTGCTTTCATATTTACCTCATTGCTATAGTTATTACAACTCACCTATGTAATGTAGGTGAATAATTTATACGAATCCTAGGGAGGCTTCTATGTCTTTACTTGATACAATGAAGGACCGCACAGAAGATGAGGTCCTGTCCCTAACACAGCGCACGCGAATGGCGATTCTAGAAGACATGACCAAAGACGGCATGCCTAATAATAACCGAGATCGTCGTGTGTTGCTTGAATTGGTTAACGGTGCCGATACCACCGCCCTTGCTATGAAGCGTATGGAACAAGATTCCAAACAAAGCGAGCAAGACAACGCTGCTGCGATTATGGCAGCGAAGATTATGGCGAAGACAGGCGGCAACAATCCGTTTCAAGCTGAAGCAGGGAGACATGAGAAAGTCATTAACACCCTGCCTGATAATGCATTACCTGAACCAACATTGGTTGAAGGTGAGCTAGACGTAGGTGTTAGCGATCTTAACTACGAGGAGTTTATGAAGAAGTTTGACTAGGTATACATGTTAAATGCTTTTATATCTAGAAACTGCAGATTCATATACCCTGTTAATGCAATGGTGGCTGCGTCCCATACATTCATTTTCTTAAAGAACATGGTGGCTGTCTCGTCAAGGGACGCTTCCATGTTTTGTGCCGCCTCGCCAAATGCCTTTAACTTAGGGACATACCACACCATCTCAGATAGATGCTGTTTACGTAGGGCGTTATGATGCATGGTGAACCACGGTATAAAGTCATACATAAACACTGTCTTGTAAGTGCCTTGGAAGAATGCTGGCGTGGTAATATGGCGAGGGACGTTAATAGTCTTTATATCCGTAATACCAACGTGGTGAGCAATGCTATTGACAATAACCTGACAGTGAGACTCTGGTAGGTTATAGGGGGCCGTGTTGATATGGATGGATACCGGGTCGGCTAAGGGATTGCCTGACGTACCTTTGTTAACCTCAGCAATGAAGTCCTTTAACACGCTAACCATGTTAGTCATCATTGCACGGGCTAGTATAGTAATGTCATGGTGAGTATAAAGATCCTCAATAGCCTTTGTAGACAGCTTAGGTAGAATGGCCGACCAATCATCGCTTACACGCTTATCATACGCGCCTTTTAATAACTCCTGTGCTGTATTTGCATCGTAGATACTTTCTACACAAGCAAGGCGAGTATCCATCAGCGTATTAAGTTCTACATAAACAGTCTGGTTACTCATTACCTATCCCTTACTTAATTCAGAAAACAACGCTAGAATATCAGGACACATCTGCATTAGAAACAATACCGTCAACCATAAGTTACCGGTATATAACGTTTCTATAACCACATGGTCTGGTACCGGTTCTCTATACGCGTCGTCAGTGAGACTTCCAGCAGCATTAGCATGGACAACGCTGGTTGCTATTAACGCATTAACACGCTTAAGCGCATCATCGTTCTCAAAGCTACTTAAACGCCACTGCGTAATAATTCGTTCCAGTGTGACCAATGACTCATTGTCATTACGAATAATGTCCCAAATCTTTTTTACGTCTTCTTTCTCAAAGACACGTGTGAAATTAAAACGACTGTTTATCTCGTAAAGCTTAGCAATAGCTGATTGACTTTTCTTTTTTGTTAAGTTAGCCAGTGTACTAGACGTTATATTGTTCAAACTGCTAATAACATCTAGCATCAATTCTTTATCATTCATTTAGGTTATTCCTTAAATGCATGCCTGTCAATATAGCACTTAATGTTTCAGTTGATTTTACTTTAGAACCTAGGGCTTTGATACTTTCAATGTCTGCTTCACCTGTTTCTAGGATCTGACGATTCATCTCATTAAAAGCTACCTCATCCCCACCACGAAGTTTAATTAACTCTTCAATAGCG